GTGAGCTAGGAACGATCATATAATCCACAACAAAGGTCACAAGTCCATCTCCTGTGGTATAGGCAGTACCCACATTTTGAACTTGTAAAGCTTGATTATCGGCGTTGGAGTTGACAGTAATTCCGCTGCTGGCGGTGGCTGCAAACATTCTAGATCGGCTGGAAGTCTGATCCAGAACACCCGTTCCCGAACCAAAAGAGCCCATCCCATTTGCAGGTGATTGCCCATTAGCATAGAGTATAGATAAATTTGCACCAGTCACTACATACGCGGCACTGACGAAGTGCTCTCGAAACCCAACATGTATGGGGATGATGGCAAATCCTGATCCGGGCGCGGCTATCAGCGTCACAGGTGTCGTAGCTAGAGCCAACATTTGGGCTGCAGATAGCTGCACAGCAGCGACTTGAACTACGCCAGTCGCCGCCAATCCCGCGCTGGCAATCGTGACCGTATTTCCCACTGGAGTCAGTGTGACCCCGCTTCCCGCCGCAAAAATAACCGCTCCCGTAAGGCCATTTAGGCTGGTGACTGCTGAAATCCAACTGGTTTGCTGAGGACTGTTCCCATCAGTACTTAGAACTTGACCGATAGTTCCTGAAGCAAGAGGCAGAAGAATTAGATTGGATGACCCTGCAATAGCTGCCACACCAATCGCTGCCGCCCCACTGGTTGTGCCTAGAAATTGAATGAGAGCAGGTCCTGCGCCAATGTTCCCTATTTGGATTGATGCCCCTACAGCTTCAAAACCGGCGCTACTTATGAGTACACCACTGCCGTTAAAAATAGCTACCTGCCCTGCTGACCCACTGCCGGTAATTCCCGTACTGGCAATCGTAATCGTATTTCCCGCTGGCGTGAGAGTGATCCCGGTACCAGCAGCGAGAATGACCGCACCAGTCAAACCATTGATAGACGCGACCACACTACTTGCGCCAATTCGAAACGATGCACAGATTTCTGTTCCGCCTATAACCGCCATGAAAACCCCTCGTTAGTAAATCAAACTGACCTGAACGCTATCTGATGCTCCGGTGCCGGTGATCCAGATGCGATCTGCTGGAATGTTTTCACTCGCAATTTCGATAGAGAATTGACCTGTCAAAGAAAGAACAGCGAAATATCGAGTTGAACTGACGTTGAGATCGCCGACATAAATCAGGTCGGTGCCCAAGGTCAGAGAGCATTCAAGACGCACAACTCGATAGTGTTGAAACGGCGAGGCTGCTGTATGTCCTGCATCCGCTGTCGAATTCACATCCGCGTGATTGAAATAGAATCGGAATGAATTCGCTGCCGGATTGCAATCCAAAACGGTGACGGTTTTCCCATTGAAATATGTCGCGGTGGTAAAACCCCAGAGGGTGACCTGTTGTCCCATTCCAGAAATACCGGGAGCGACTCCTCCATGGATATCAAACTGTGATTTAGTTGTAGCATTCTGGATTGGATACCCATTTGCGCCATTATAGCCGGTGGTTGGGATCGTCGGCGTAAGGACAATCGTAGCAATCCCACTCAAAATACTGAAACTTGCAGCCGCGAGCACTGAGCCCGTGTATACGGGAGTGGGGGGAAGAGCCCCTACAGAAACTGCACCAATCGTCCTCGGAATGCCCATGTTAATTCACCTCGTTAAATTTTTCCACTCGTCTTGCCCAACTCAAAAAATCATCCACGTTCATACAGTGCTTGGCTTGATTGCATGTCCGACAGCAGGGCACTGTGTTGTTCACTAAGTACCCCCGCTTGTTATCTACGCGATCAATTCCGCTATAAATGAATGTGCCGTTGGGTCCCGACTCCACTTTCGACGGCGGTATTCCGCAGTACCTGCACGGCAGCCCCGTCAACCGATCAAAGTCTTCAGCCGTTAAACCCCAAACCACTTTTCGTTTCGATGCACTGGACTTGTACTGATGCCAAACTTGATTTCTCGCTGCGACTCCCGGTTGCCGATGCCCATGCATTGTGCATTCTCCGCAGCTTTTGGTTCTTCCTCTACGAAGAGTGTGCGCGAAAACCGTAGTGATGTTTCCACAGTCGCATTCACAAATCCAAGGACGATTATGCCCCACCAGATCAAAAGCCCCTTGCGCAACCAGTTTTCCAAACCGTTGCCCTGTCATATCTTTGAACGGCGCTCTCATGAATGTCCTCCAGCCCCGTTTTACCACAAATTAAGGCTTAATCACGCTCGCGCTATCCCGTTTTATTGCGCCTTCGGGTCGAATCCCCGGGGCGACGCTGACTCTCCCACTCTTGACCGTCTTCATGGCGGTCTTCGCGGGAGTCATGGTTGGAGTCTTCTTCATTGCGTCCTGCGGAATCTTCGCACCTTCGTTTTGCTCTGGGCGCACTTTCGGTATCACAGGGGTTTTCTTTGTCCCTGGTCCCGATGCAACCAACCCTTTAATACCTTTGAACACCATCACCGACTTCGGTGTGGGTGCCTTTTCACGTCCGCTATTTCCAATTGCTTTGATCATAACAACTCCTCTAGGATTTTTTTGCTTTCCCTGGTCTCGCCAAAGATTTCACTCCACTCGCCATAATTGCGTGCTTGCGCGCTGTTGCCGCCTCGGACATGGTGAGCACATGCTCGCCTGCCTTCAATTGGTACGCTCCTGTCTTCAGGACTGGACCGCCCTTGTGCAGCTTAGGCAGCGTCTTCATATATTGGTCGACGTTGGCCTTTTTTGCGTTCAGTTCCTCGCCTATCGATGCTGCCTTTGGAACCGCTGCAGCTACCGCCGTCTTGGCAGGCGTACTCACCGCAGAACTAGGGAAAGTGGCGTTTGCGTGTCCAAGCGCAGACTTCGCACTAGATAAAGCTTTGGTGATTGCGTCATTCTGCGGCATTTGGATTATCCCTTATGCGCTTTCAAAGCATTCTGATACGCGCCGATAGCGGCTCCCCGACCCTTAGCTTTTTCAATCTTTGCAAAGTTGCCTGTCGTTTTTGTGCGACCGAGCGCCCGTACTGCCGCGCGCCCGTGAGCGCCAACAGGGGTGTGACCTGCTCCTGGGGATTTCAATCCAGACAAAGCAGCACCTAAACTATGGGCCATGCGCAATCCCTCTACCTATGAAATGTGAAGTCTTATTTCGGCAAAGGTTTGCAGTTCACGCAGACGATCCCCGTCTCGGTTATGGTATATCGAGCGACCGCGCGATGGCAGGACCCGCACGTCGCAGGAGTTGCAGGAAGTTCAGGAGTCACTGGCGAAGCCGCGATGTTCGGCTCCTGGCGCGCGAGAGTGACCAGATATCCCACGCTGACCGCGAGGTGAATTTCTAACCCGAGAATCACAACTAGTAGTGCGTACACGTAAACCAGTGACATATCACTCCTCCGTCCATTCTATGCAAACATCCATGATGGGGGTTGTTCCGACGGCGCTCATTAAGATACCAAAAAACTCGCCCACCCCCCCGCAAAACTAACTCCTGCCCGTTGGCTTGTCCGAATACCCAATCAATCGTAGATGGTGTCGCGTTTACTGCTGCTCCTGCCGCTGATTTGGACGGTTGCAATTAAGAAAGAGCCTAAAGTTAAGTTTGAAGAGTATGCGACCGCCAAGGTCGCCGACCCTATCGCTCCTTGGTTTGATTGTTTAAATATCATGACCCATGTCCATCATACCTCGAAGAAGTCAATCGCCCCGTAAAAAATAAGACTGGCTGCGGCTCCCGGTGTGACGATCACACGAGTGCGTGCCGGGCCAACAACCGCAATCGGCGAAGTGTACGCGCGGGTGAGGCTTGACGCTTGTCCGAACAGCACGAGGTCCCCGCTAATAGAATTGAACGGATTGTTTGCCGTGGGAATCTTCTGTGATGCCAAGGTGTAAATACCTCCCTGCGCTGTCGTCGTGCTGGTGGAACCGACTGTAATGCCCGTGAAATAAGTTGTGACCCCAGTAGGAGTGTAACGATGGCAAAGGAGCGTGCGGTTGTCAGTGGGTGCTATGGTGCAGATCGCGGTGCCGCCGCCTGCGGTTGCCGTGAACATAGTGATCGTGCCGACGTTCGATCCCGTGCTTCCTACGGTTATGGCAAGGACAACATCAATGAAGCAAATGTTTGTGCCGACCGTATTGACCGGGGTCGTGCCGTTCAAGGTCACGATCTCGATGAACGGGCCTGCGCCAGTCTGGTCGAGGTAGTGGACGGCTATGGTTCGGCAGCCCGTGCCTGCGGCACTGTCGTTGGCGGATGAAGACGAGAACGACCGCTGTGCATTCGTGGACTGTTCCGTGTACACGGTTTTGTTGACGGGCACGTTGGTTACGGCTGACGTGGCAACCTGAGCAAACCTCACGCCTGCGGTCGCACGCGGCTGGACGAGAACGGGCTGCAATTGAGCACTAGCGCAGGTTGCACTGGACAACGCCAACACTACTTGAATTGCGCCGCTAAACGGAGCCACAAAATTGATCGTGACGTTTGAATTCCCAGCTACAACAGAAGAGATATTTGCGGAGACATCCGCATAGTTTGCATTGTAGGCAACAGTCAATGCAGCAGAGGTAGGGGTATATCCTAAATTGACTACAACCGACGTAGCGACCCCGTCTCCAACGATAGATACAACAAGCGGAAATGCTGCGATGTTTGCCATATTAGCTCGCCTTCTTGGTCAATTTGTGCTTAGAAAGATATGCATCCACCTTTGCGCCTAGAGCTTTGTTTTCATGATTTCCTACAATCAAATTACAGCGAGTATGGAGTAACGCCCGGCCTTCTCCTGTTTCGTGATTATGGTCATAACACGCCTTATAGGCATCGGGTAAAGGCAGTCCACAAAAACCACATAACCCTTCTTGCTCCGCATACATCCGCTCCTTATCCGCAGTTGTGATTCCATACTTATGACGAAGCTGTACATCACGATTGTATGTCGTATATGCCTCTGTGCTCTTTCTCTCTTTATCTCTGCGTTTTCCTTCTGGAGACTGACGAAACTTTACAAGGTTCTCAAGTTTAAGTCGTGCTTCTTCTGGGTGCGCCTCACGCCACTTCTTTTGAGACGCTCTATTTTGTTCGGGAGATATTTTCATAGCATCCTCACGAAGCCTTCTGCAAAACTGCAACTGCTACTGCGTGAACAGTGACTGTTGCTACGTTAGTTGCAATCGTCCAAGCGGTTGCTGCTGTTGTTGCGGGCAATGGGGGATTGAAAGCCAGATTCAAAAGTGTTCCATCCGCCGAGGATGTCGCCAAAGCGCCCGTTTCCATATCCCAAACATATGTAGCAGTGCCGTCCGAAAGAGTCAGCGTAAAAGGCAAAGATACTGTAGCGGCTGGCGTTGTAGTCACAACAAGACTAGAGATGTCCGCAAAGATACCTGCCGCTTGAGCGGGCATAACTGTAACTGCCGCTGACGAACTTGAAATGATCGCGGTCGACGCTGCCGTCGTACTGCGGCGAATCGGCTTCACAAACAAGCTACCTGCGTAGTCTGTTTGAAGTGGAATATATTGCCCAAAAGACACAGGAGGAGCAGAGCCGCTGTATTGACCAGCGGGGACAGTAGCTGCAATTCCCGTAGAGGCGACGCCGCTCCCTGCGAAAACCCCCGCCGACCGTGCTCGATCCCAAGTTGTCCCATTAAAAATGTATGGAAGAGTTGCCTGACGAAGAATATTTTGATTATCATCTAGTTGGAGATCAACTGTATTAGAAACAGCATCCCCTATTGTCGTCTGGAGACCAGACACATAAACACCACCGAGACCGTCTACAGCGAGCGGTTGAGCAAAGCCGGTAGCTATAACTTTACCGGCAACTAATACAGGATTACCAACTACTGCTGCGCCTGTAGCTGCTGCGCCTGTTGCAACAACACGCAGGTGTCCAGATAAATCCTCGGATAAAAGAACTTGGTCGCCTTCCGTCCAAGTTGGGTTCGCGGCGTTGGCAAGAGCGGGCAGTACTCCGAAATTGGTGGCGGCTGGAGCCGCGTTATTATTTGTGAGCGTCCCGACTGCGGGGGCCGTGTTCGTGACGTTCACGTTCAGCGAAGAACCTGTACCACCGACAGGTCCCGCTCCAGTAGAAATAGTGACCGCAGGAGTATTCGTAATGAATGCGTTGACGCCAGGTACGTTTGCGGCAGCAGGCGCAGTACCGTATGCCGTCACGGCGGTCGCACCCAAAACAACTCCAGCTACTTGTGTTAGATTTTCAGCAACTGTTCCTGTGATCGTAGTCGAAGCGAGAGACACTACCCAAGGTGAGGTGCCTTGTGTAACTGAAACTGTGGATAACGGAGTCAGCGCGGTAATTTGCGCGGCGGTCAGAACAACTGGCACCGACGCGGCGGCTAGCTGCTGACCAAGAGTTGTGATGGATGCCTGAACCGCGAAGGTTCCGCCGTTACTGACTACCCAGGGCGATGTTCCCTGATTCGCGGTGATTGTGCCGCTGACGGGCTGGGTTGCTTGCCAGAAAGTTCCTGTGACGGCTACGCTACCTGTAATGGTCGTACTCGCGAGACTGACGACCCAAGGTGAAGTTCCCTGATTTGCCGTAATCGTGCCTGAAACAGGTTGCGTCGCAGGAAAGTTCGAGACAACGATGGTTCCGCTCACAGGTTGGATTGTCGTGCCTGTTGGGTCTATGCGGACAGGGTTAGCGGCGCTCGCTCCGACAAGATTCCCGCTGGCGTCTTGGACGCCTATGAAAGTAGCATCCGGGGGAACTGGCGACCCAGTTGGACCGACGAGTTGTTGGCTAGGATGGTCCCAGTAATTGGCACAGGGTTAGTGGCGCTGAATGCAGTGAAAACCCCGGCAACGATATCTCCAATTTGGGTTGAACTGGTGGGTCCTATCCCGCCGTTTAGACCAACGGAAGCGTTAGACCCGCCAGAGCCGCCGACTCCACCACCTTGACCGATTATAATTGCTGATGGCATTTAATATCCTACTTTCTGGCGTTTTTCCCCGGCTTCGACATTCCAGCCTTACTCAAGGCAATAGCCACCAACATTTTCCTCTTAGCTTCGCCAGTCTTGCCTGTAGCTGTGACCGTTTTCGGAGTCTTGGCATAGACTTCTTTGAACGCCTGGGCTTTACTCATGCCGGTCATGGTGTTCTTCCGCCTCTTCAACAAATCCTGCAGGGTACCGAACAAACGCACAGCACCCGTGTTCTAAATTTATTTTGACCGCAGCACGTCCGTTAATATGAACCAACTGAGCTTGCAGGTCATGGTCTCCCAACACTTTCGGATGAATGCAGAAGGGTTCATCGGGCGCGGTTCGATGCACGCAATCTGAACAATGGTAAGGACCTTTTTCCTCATACCCCGAGTCAGGAGTGCCAGTTTCATCGTAAATCGAACCCATGCGCGGTTGCCCGAGCGCAGCGGTTCCAGGTATCATCATGAAGTCCATACACTAAGGAGAAGATTAGTCCTAAAAGAAAGACTCTTCTTCTACGACTTTTTTTGGCTTCGCGTCTTTAGCCGCTTGTTTTTTCGCCTTCTGACGCTGAAGCGTGTCCTCGCGTATAGCGGGAGGGATAAATCCGAGCGGCATATTAGCCGTTCCTGGGAGTCGACTGGTGAAGCCCATCACATCGCCTTTAAGCTTCAGAGCCAGCAACTGGGCGGTCGTCAATTTTCGATTGCGAATGGCGCGGTCCAACATCACGATAAATTCTTCAATCGGAGTCGCGTTGAAATGCCGATTCAATACCGCGACGATACGAATATTCGCCATGAGCGCGTAAGACATGATGCGGGCTACTTCCAGAGACTTGCACTCGTACGCAGTCCGCGTCGCAGCGACATGGTCGTAATTGCCGTCCAGCAAACCCCCAGCGCAGTAGGTCGCTACAAACAGTTGCTGCTTCTGGGTGAGTTTTTGATACTCTAATGTTGTTTGCAACTCTTCTAATGAGAGTCGCGGCGGTTGTTCATGCATGGTCTGGTCTCTTTCTGAGATATCCTTCAATCTGTCCTTCACGAATGAGTCGAAATTCAATTCCGTCTATCACTACGGTCTTGCCCGCGTAAGGACCGTAGCATACGCGGTCTTCTACTTTTGTGGCAGGCGCGAGCGGTCCCACAAACAACACAGTCCCGAAAACCATTTCCTGCTGTCTGACATTGTCGGGCAGAGAAATGCCGCCGATGTCGGTGCCTTCGTGATTGTCCACAACGAGAATGTGGTCTGTCGCAGGTTCTAAAAACGTATTAGACATTGGCTACCTTCTTTATGCCGACTCGGGCATCCACGATTGCGAGTTTCGATAAGACGGCTATGATGTCATCCGTCATGGGACCTGCGACTACTAAATGCAAAATCCGTCCGTCGACCATTACCATGTTTTGAAAACATCCTTCGGGGGGAACCTTGTATGGTTTAGTCATGGGTTTTCTCCTGTTTAATTTCACTGACCGTTGCGCCCATAGTGATTATACTACAACTCACCGCCGCCGCGTTACGGAGGGATTCTATGACGACCTTAACTGGATCGATGATGCCTGACTCCACAAGATTTTCAAACGTTCCCGTGAGCGCGTTGTATCCTAAATCAGGAGTTGCCATTAACTGATCGAGTAGGAAGTTGCCGCTGAGTCCCGCATTCTCGGCGATCTGTTTCACAACCGCGCGACATGCGGTGTGAACGACTTCCAATCCATCCGTCTCATCAGGCGGCAACTTCAACGCCGATAAGATTGCAGAGGCTTGCAGCAATGCAGTGCCTCCACCCGCTACGATCCCTGACTCCACCGCCGCCTTCGCAGCAGACATAGCGTCCACCACGCGGTCTTTCTTTTCCTCCATCTCGGTTACAGTTACCCCGCCGACTTTGATAATCGTGATCCCACCGAGGAGCGCCGCCAGCCGCGTCTGGAGAATTTTCTTTTCAAGCGGTGCAGCGGCGTCCATAACCTCGTTGATATGCGCCACGCGCCCTGCAAGTTCAGCTTGATTGCCCTTGCCCTCAATGATTTGAGTCTTGGACATATTCGTAATGACCTTGCGGGCTATCCCCAATTCAGCAAGTTTCACGGTCTCAATCTTCATGCCCAAATCTTCAGTATACGCTTTGCCGCCAGTCAGTGCCGCGATGTCCCGCATCACTTCCTTGCGCCGCTCGCCGTACGCTTCCATGCGCACCGCGATCAGAGGCAGCGCGAGACTGACTTTATTCTTGAGAATGCATGCGAGAGCTTCCGCTTCATATCCGCCCGCGATAATCAACAGAGGAGTTCCACCCGTGACATTCGCCTCATTCACCTGTTTCAGCAATGGCACAATGGACTTCGCCGTGGCAATCACACCCTCCCAAAGAAGAATGCGGCAGTCATGCAACTCTGCTTTATTTTCTTCTGGGTGGGTAACAAATGCCCCATGCAGCAAATTGGATTTTTCCAATTCAAGACCAACGACCGTCTCCACGGAAGTGTCGGACGTGGATGAAGGTTCAGCCGTCACCACTCCGTGCGGACCTGCTTGAATCACTGCACGCGCTACTAATTCACCAATTTCTCTGTCGCCATGCGCCGAGACTTGCGCCACTTGAAAAAGCTTGGGACCTTCGCACGGCACCGCCATGACGCGCAATCGGGCGATCACCGCATCAACAGCTTTGTGAATCCCGCGCTCCATCGCCATCGGATTAGCTCCAGCGGTAATCAGTTCGAAACCCGCGTGAACCATTGCCTGCGATAAAACGATTGCGGCTGTCGTGCCGTCGCCTACCGCGTTATCGGTTTTCTGCGCGGCTTCTCGAACCAAGTCTGCCCCCAATTGTTCGGTTGGATCGGAAGGATCGGCGTAATTGGATACGGTCACCCCATCCCGCGTACACTTGGGTGATTGCCCCAGGGCGCGCTGGCCGAGTATGATGTTGCGCCCTCGGGGACCTTCCGTAATCTTAACTGCATCGGCTAAGAAATCTACACCACGCAAAACTGCGTCGCGCGCATCCTTGCCGTGCCTGATTAGTTTTGGCATTGTCTCCTCTGTCAGTTCAATGGATTGAAACTCGTTGTGCGCAACGAAGCCAAATCGATTTTGTCCGCAGGCGACTCCGGTTGAGGCACCATCTTCGCTGCCGCAACGACAACACAATTCAACGAACATGCGTCAACCGCTAGCTGGGTCATGCGCCCGTCAATCACGAGTTTGCGACCCACGCTATACCACTCTTGCATTTCATCAATGATGACTTGGTTCTGGTCGGCTCCAACCAATTCCCATTCCTTGGTTGCGCCGCAGGCGTCGCAGACTTGTTCCATGCGCTGGCTTATGACTTGTTTCGACATGTGATCATCTCCTCGATACCGATTAGCACCATAAAAAATCCGTTCTTAAATTTCATCCACCGCGTCACTGGCGCAACCTCGGGTTCAACAGGTAGGGGAATGTCTACATCTTGCTGGGTCCGAATTACTTCCCGCCCCATATCGTTCAGGTAGATCATCACCGCACCGTACCTCGTGTCGTATCCCGTACGCCATGATCTAGTGTGGTACTCTAGCCAAATATACGCACCTTGAGCCCCCACAGCGTGAAGGAAATGATCTGCAGGAGGAACCAGAGTTTGGTTCTTATCGAGAACAGTCATTGGTCTTCATCCTCGTCAGTAGGATGCGGTTGACTTGGTTCCGCCAAAAAACGAGCGAACTTCGAAATAGGCTCCACGCCAAACCCGATTGGCGCGCCGAAACCCATCACAACGAGACCAATCACCTTGTGGGTTTTATCCGAAATCACAGCGGAGCCTGATGAACCACCCATGCCATATATCTGCACCAAGAAATATCCCGCACAATCATCAACCTCGCATTTGGGTGATACGGGAATAGTGCCCGACGAAATGGTGCCGAAGCCGAGTTGTTTAACTACGCCTCCCGCAAAATTTGGATTGATGACGGCGTCTCCCACACGCATGTCACGTTCGTCGCCCAACTCAAAGATGGGATACGCGCGCGCGGTCTTGAGTTCAAATTCAGAAAAATCCAGGTCGTCTCCGAGGTGCGCCTTGAGCATAGTGACCGGCGTTAAAGGTCCGCCTATGTCATCAGCAACAAAAAATTTAACATCGGCAGGTACGAGTTGCACGCAATGCCCGGCGCTAATCAAATGGTAACCGCCCGCGATTTTCTCAAACGGCTCGGTTGTGCAAAGGAAGCGCGTGCGGTCCCCTTGAATAGCGTATAGTGCTAAAGTGCCTCGATAGAGGGTGCCCGCAAATCCTTTGGGCGCTTGAATCGAGGTCGCCCCAAACGATGCCGCAGCCAAAACAAAAATTAAGGCGAGGGTTAAGAAACGTTTCATTTGCGGTCTCCTGGGTTTTGCCCGTTGTGCTTAATCTCTTGCTGTTCTGCGCTATCTTCTTTCCAACTGTGGAGTACTAGCAGCCCCTGCACTGCAGTCACAAACAAAGCGAAAGATGTCAAATCTTTTCCGTGAAGCCAGCCGTAAACTCCCGCCGTTGAAAAACAGATCGCCGCGAAGGTGCAGCGACCCTGGAACATACTGAAGAACGTCGACGCTGCGTTGCCGGTCGTCAACTGCTGAAAGATTACATTATCTTTAATTTCCTGAAGCATCTTGTCGCCCCGTATGAATCTCAATTGCGTTGTCCTGCCCTCGAACACAGATACCAAAGTACGTCGCTTCCCACGGCTTGTCTTCTTTCCCAGGAAGCGTGTACAACGTTTGAATCATCTTGTCATCAATTCGGACTTCCGCGCAGTGCCAAATCACTTTCTCGCTATCCCTAGTTGCACACTGCTCGACTTCCCAGAGCCGCGAAGCAATCACCTTCCGCGTGATCGGATTAAACGCTCGGGGGTTGAGGCGAATAATATACTTCATTACGTCAACTTCAAATCTTCGAGACAGTAAACACACCGACAGGGCATCGGGTTTTCTCCCGCCTGCCCGTACCATTGAATGTGCCCCACGCGTTTCAACTCTGTTTGGGTTGGTTCAACATATATTTTCTTCGGCAACTTCGCAAATAGTTTCTTCGCGAGCGCCTTACGCGCGGCGTCTTGTAGCGCAGCGTCAAACCGTCTCTCAGCCCAGGTGATTGCAAAATCCAACAGAAGTTGTTCGTTCGTCGCGTCGATAGGATCGCTAGGTTCGCGTTCGACAAGCCAATCCTCAACGCGCACAGGACCATTGGTCAGAATAACAACGCCAAATTTTTTAATTTGCATTTATGTTGCCTCAGATATTCCACTAGACCTTCCGCCCTTAGTTCACTATCTTTCAGATTTCCAAGGGCTCGATTACATCCGCCACATAACTCGCCTCGAATTTCCCCAGTTTCATGGTCGTGGTCTGTATTCCATCCTTTGATGCCTGGGTCTGTTGTACGACACCCTGGATTAGCGCATCTATTTCCCTGCTCTTCGAGCCGTCTAAGTCTTTCTGTGTACGGCTCCCCATGACGAACCTTGTGCGCTATCTCCCTTCGTCTATTGGGATGGGCTTCTCGCCATCTCTTGACCGTCTCCTGTCCTTTGGGCGAGGCTAGATATCGCTTTGTATTAACCAGTTGCTTCTGTTTATCTGGGACATATCCAACTTTACTCATTGTCCGCCCGTCCGTACTTGTTGAACGCGCCGAAGCAAAGCCTCTTCTGACGCCGCCCACACCGAAGTCCATCCGAAGTACCCATTAAGGTGAGCCTTCAGATATCCTGAATGCTCCGTCACAAGATATGAGACTCCCCGAATCGTTACGAACTGTTTTACGGTTTCCATGTCATCCCCTCAACATCGCGGTCCCAAAATTTGTTTCGCAGAAGCCGCCCGCAACCAATTCTCTAGGGCAGTAATCAAAACCTCTTTTTCGTTTTGCAAATATCTGCCGTCTAGTGCAAACTCACAAATTGTCGGCACTGCATGGTGGCTGCCGCCCAAGTACAGCGGTCCATACCAGCGCACGTTCGAACCACTCCACTGACTCGAATCGCTCACAGCGGACGCCACGCGTTCAAAGATGCGGACTGCCTCGTAATGAATGTCGCGATGCGATTCTCGTATCCCGGTAGGAGATTCGGAGAATAGATTATAAACCCTTCAGGCATCAGCGATGTGATGATGTAGATGGTTGGCGATCCTCCAAATTTCAAAAAGGGTTTGCTTAGTTTCGAAACGTACTTGGCTATGGTCTTTGGATGGATGTATGCAAATTTGGATTGCGATGCAACCAAACGCTCGTATTCGGTCGGGGCGTCGATCATCGGTGCTTGGCCGAGAAGGAACCTGAGTTGCTTATTGTCGGCTTCCAATCTGGAAATATGCGATGAAACGGGGATGCTCCAATTCCATGTGGGTTCATTGGGCGGCAGTTGAGATGGCATCAACCACCAATCGTGAATTATGCTCAGGATGCTCACTGCAGTGCTCCCGATAGCTCCGTCAGGAACTGTCGTCTACTGATGAATCGCCAAGTCAGTTTTGTAACCGCCGTTCATAAGGTCGTCAATGGTTTTCGCGGCTTTTTGGTGCTTACTCTTTTTTATGGCAGATACAGTGCGACACGGGCTTCTGGCACAAAAAGCAATGGGTCTGATGCTGTATCGCGTTCCCGCCGAAGCCGAACGTGGCGGGCGTCTTTATATCGTCCGCGTACTCGACCTTGCCCAACTTGTATGGTAGGACGTGTCGCTGAACTTCTGCGGCTTCGCGCTCATTAAACACCGCGAGTTGGTAGGCGATCTCACTCAACCAAAAATTATCCCCGCCGTAGACTGCAGGCGTTCTGGAGCCATCCAAGTCTTGCTTACGGCGAATCTCTTTGGAATTCATTATGCCTCCTCACGAACTCGGCGCGGCGCGCGCAGGATAGGGGGAATCGGTTGCGCATGCCCGTACAGTTTCTCGAACGCTTCAGGTTGCGTCGCCGCAACGACACCGCTCACCATGTACACATCGGTGAATCGATGCCACTGGCCTGTCTCAGCATTATACAACACATGCTCGATCATTGTCGTCCTCCAAGCGCCCACGTACGAATAATTGCGGTCGTCTTCCGGTCAAAGGTGCTGCAGCCGATGGAGAGGGTCCCTCCGTGGCGCGCTGGACGAAAAACAACCGCCCAGTGGTTATGATAGATCGTCCCGTCACTAAATTTGGAATCGATGTTTCCGTACCGAATCCCGCTTTTAGGATCGGGGTGGGATTTAAGGATTACGGCCAACTGATCACGAGGAACCTGCCTGTAGCTCATCGGACGCGCCTCCATGGTAAATAAGTTGAAGCCTAAGATGGTTTGGCGAACGCAAGTCTTCAACAGTTTGAACTCTCTCCCCGTTGTGCTCGTGATTTTGATCATACCGACTCCTCTCCGAAAAGATAGGGGCTCTGCGAAGCCCCTCCGAACTACCTGACGCGCAGTGAGTATTCGAAGTCAAACCACTCGTTTTGATCATCGTACGACATTGCGGCGATTTGGGTAACGAAGATGACTTCCCGAGCGTTAACGATAATGGCGCGCGTGCGCTTGGAGAACACACTGCCCGAAAAAGTAAATTGACGGTAAGCGTACGTGAACGGGCGTCCGCCCCATGTGCCTGTTGAATGAACCGTAATAGGTGTATCGAGGGGATCGTTGTTCATGTAGAAATCCGACGAGGACACATCAACCGGAATGTCGTGGTCGATAATGCGAACCGATATCGCCTGAACAACCCCGTGATTAAACGACTGGTAGATGGTATCCGTGCTGGTATTCTTCTGTTCAATAGTTACTGTCACCGAGCTATTGAACGTCGCTAGAAACTGGTCATTCGAATAGAATGTAGTCTGGAATTTAGTCGGGTTAGGATTGACCGGGTACGTATACTGCGCCATCGCCATCCCTGCCGATAAAAGTAGAACCACTGATAGAACGAAGACCTTGAGTTTCATCTTGCTCCTTTCGATTTTACTCTCTACAACCGCCTTAAACTTTGTTCGACTCTTCCAGCAGAAGCTTGTAGGCGTGCCGATAACCTTGGATTTGTGTATCCAACTCGTCGACGGTTTGATTCCACTCCTCGATGAATTTCAAAGCCGATCCTTTTGCCAATTCCAGTTTTATTACAGCCCGCTCCATATCCAGCAGAGTCTTGTTCAAAATACTTCCGATTCTCGGCATCGTCCTCGTTCCTCCACTCAAGCCCACCGCTTCAACGCCTTGCGGCTCGACGTTGGGCTTGCGTTGATCAACGAGGTTGGGGTTGATGAAAGAGCTACCGACCCTGCCTGACTGACGCGAAGAAATCATTCGCGTCTTGTTCAGTACCATGCAGCGACTTGTCGAACACAACCACGGAGAGATAGCACCGCGAGCCGACAACGGTAGTGATTGTGTACGCTTCCAATGTATCAGAGACCGAATGTCCTTCACGGGCAAACAAACCGGCGAACGATGTGTTCTCACGGCTGTTCGGGACCAACACCATCTTCATTGCGGAAATGCTGCCGTCTATCACATTGTCCAAGTTGTCGGACCCTGTGGCGCGCGTGGTCGCGTAATCAAAGTAGGCCACGCCGAAACTGGCGTTACCGTTCCGTGCCGATACCACGTACATGTTTCCGGTGAAGGAGGTCTTGTCGACAGTGGTGACTCCAGATGAGGGGGTAACTTCAATACCCGCATTGTTGTCGGAAGCCGGGAAAACGGCTGAGAGGGCGGGAATGTTGTAGGGAGTCGTTAACGGATAATTCTGTGAAGCGAAAACCGGAGTGACGAATAGAACCATTGCGATGAGGATTGACTTGATCTTCATAGCTGTGTGGTGCTCCTTGGGTTGCGATTTTACTCTCGACTACCAAACTCTATCATACTTTTGCTTGGCGCACAAGACGGATTTTCTCGGCGCGGTGAATCATGATGCCTCCTTAACCAGCCGATACCCGTTCGATGTCGGCTTCAGCCTGTGAACCTGAATCTTAATCCTGCGACCCGTCTCACAGACGGTGCAAAGGGCGTACAACTTCCTGAGTCCGTTGGGATGTGTGAATGGTTCAAAGGCGTCGACCCGCAGGGTGCGCAGGTCCCTAAATCGAGGGTCGTTGTCCTGCCAGAACTGACCGACCTTGACACCGTACGTTGCGGCGAACGCGCGCTGAAGTCCTTCGCCCATGGCTACTCCTCGTCCTGCAGCAGCTTCAGACCTTGGACAATGTGAAGCGCGAGGGTCATGTATTGATTGACCTGCGCTAGGGTCGGCGGGTCGTCGCGAGAGTAATCCTGTATCCCTTGCAGGGTGTCGCATGTGCTGCAGGACCCGTAATCGACCCGAACGTACCAATACTTCTCAGGCTGGTATCCCTGAGCGCCAATGACAAACAGCAGGGTGCCTTGGTAATCGCCATCGTCAATCTGATGAATGCGCTCGGAGTCCATCGCGTTGTACGCGTCGCCCGCAACCGCCAAGACAACCGCTTTGACGATATCAAAGTACTCGGACGGGTGCGCCTTCGAGAATACTTCCGCCAGTTGCGCACGGGCGAAGTCGAACCGTGTTACGAATTCTTTGATCATTAGATCACTCCCTTGTTCTTGAGATATATCCCGAGCAGCATAGCGCCGATCAAGAGAGACATCAATACCCGCCGAACCCAGGGCAGTACCGGCTGGTTGCCATCATCGTGAAATGAATCCATTACGACTCCTGTCCTTCCAGCGCTCCCCGAAGGTCGCTGAAGTCACTTAGCGCTTTGCGCAACTGCACAACAGAGAAGTCGGCGTCGAAGCGGTTTTTGGAACTCCCTATTTCTACGCCATTTACCACCAGAGCCCAACGATGGTCTTCGGTCTCCAGAACTTTGATATCAACCATGTGCGGATGGTACAGGACCCCTGAAAATTTGTCAAGGGAAATTTTGACCATGTAATGAATATTAATGGAACGTGTTATGCGGGTGTAGTCAGGCTAGGCTGGGCAGCAGGGTCCTTGGGGGCTTTTTGCCCGCAATTGGAATGCCAAAGGGACCCCTTTCTTTTTATTTCTTTGGCCCTCGACGTGTGTAGGCAGCACGTTGATAGCCAAGCACACGCATGCCCAGTCATTGATTCGATTAGACTTGTGGGGCGTGGGTGGGTGCGCAAATCGTGCGCGACCGAGGCGCGCCGTGCCGCCCGGGCGTCCTCCAGCCTGATATGCGCAACTATATCATTGCGCGTAGTTTATATAATTGCGCATATCGTCCGCGTCCGCTCGGATGTCCGCGATAACAATATGCTGCAGGCTATGTCCGATAAACTATAGTATGTTTACTGACAAGTCTATTGCTTTCATACAGTTCGATGTAAATGCATGGAGCGAAACACTTTCGCCTTTTGCAAGTGATTGATAACACGCGGCTTTAAATATGGCGATAATTCAGCGTGGTCGAGGTCGAGGTGTGCGCTGATTGCGCAGCGCGCGCTCCTCGTGTAACAAATCTACCCAAATCTCCACATTTTCATAGGTGACGACATTTCGTCACTAAAATCATATGACGATATATCGTCACTTCGGTGCGCGGCATCAAAATTGCGGGACTGCACCTATCACCGACATGGGTAAAAGCTACACGCACGCCATCGATGTACTCCTAGATGATTACAAACACCATGCGCATGTACTCCTATATGACTACGCCAGCGCACATATCCATGCCTCCACGTAGATATAGCCTACACGCCACCGAAGTGTTTCTTGCATGCCTTCAGCCAGCGCTTGATATCCTCCTCAGTGTATTGCTTCTCACGCACACGCCGGTATGTCTTAGTCGGTGGCGCGGGCACGACAGTGAACAGTATCGGCGCTTGCAATCGATCACACGTATCGCAGTGACTTCCTGGCCCGAGGCTATGCATGCAATCCCTATGTTCACACATCACGCTCTCCACAGTTAAGGTCAACGATAATGGTCCTTAACCCACTTACGGTCCATTCTACGATACCTTAACTCGCTATGTTTAGTCTATCGGTCACCATCACCCTTGACGAGCACTGGCGTTGCGCCGCTTTGGAATGCAACACTATGAAGCCGAAGTGACCTAGCCCCTATGGCAATCGAACCGCGCGTTGCGCTCACTCACACGCGCTCGCTCTCGCTCGTCAGAATGTATTCATCAAACCACTCGAAGCCCAGGACGCGCACACCCCGGCAACGGAGCGAGCTATATGTATCAAGCCGTTCAACCCGCACATCCCACGATTGATACGCCCAGGTCCAGAACGATTCACAATATCCAATGCTTGCCCAGCCTACATACATCACATCCTCCACAATACGCATTCCTCCACAATACGCCATGCTCGCTCAATGCCGAGGTCAGAGCCAGCCGCAACGCAAGCTCGGCTTCCTTCTGTCCATACCATATCCATGGCCAGCCCTCGACCGACCACACGAAGTCGAATCTCGTTTTCTTCTCTTCATCGGTCAGCATGCGTATCTCGACCATCACAGCCTCCAATAGCCCACAAGCTATAACTTGTCGTGATCTCGATAGACTACAAGCTATCGGTTGACGGACGAATCACCATTACCCTACCATCGGGAGTGGGAACCTCACATACTCCAAACAACCCCAGTTCGGCTATCATCCGACTGCGATGCTGCGCGAGGTATTCATGCAGCCATAACGGAACCGCGTCATCCGTGATCAACTGCGCTAAATAATTGATGTCGTTAACCATCACTCCCTCTCTAGTCTGTTCAGTCAGTATCGCCTTGCCAATCAATTCAGCGGGTCGCCATTTTGGAATGATGAGGCAACGAATATGATGGTGATGCCCCTCTGGAATGCGGACCGCGCTCATTCACCGAGATACCAAGGCGCGAAGTCAGGCCAGTAGTCCGCATAGAGCAATGTGCCATCGGACTCTTTGAACACCATCCCTCGGGCATGCAGATGCGTCTTTATGAACTCGATGCGCTCGGCGGCGGTTATACCCCGATAATACGCGCGATACACGCGATGCCTATCCCAAATTGGGAGGTGCTGCAGTGCAATCTTCATCGCTGTATTCTCCACGTGTTGCGCTCAAATAGTGACGTGCCTGTGCGGCGCGAGAATATGACAATCAGCCTCACCACAGCGCCACTGCGGTGCCTGCCGATACAGCTTGATTGCCTCTGCCGCCTTGGCTGCTATCCAGTTCAAGCTCTCACGCTGCTCACACAAGACAGCTTCAGAACAGTAGTCCATCGTCGGCGCGCCTGCGCGATTGGCGATCTCGATCAACATGGTTTCAATGCTCATATATTCCTCCGCGCTAGGCGTCTTCCAGTTTGATCTTGCCCTTGATGCCTCGAACGTGAATCTTCTTTGTTACGCCGTTTGCTTTATGTGGTTTGCACATCAAGCAGCCCGCGCGCCGGTTCTTCGGTCGTTTGCGTTTGTGGTTCATCGATTCAATTCACCCGAACAGAAAATCGTGCGATAACCAGCCAGTCTCTTGGCATCTGCCATATTTCGATATGGTCTGCCCGCCGAATAAGGCTCTCGGCTTCATCCATGGCGGATTCCAAACCAGCGAACCGCCGAGTTACTACCGCCCATTTATCCATTGCTTCAGCCCGTTGAATGTCTGTCACTTCAGCCTCCGCACTCTAATCAGGCACACACTCTTGCCTGTTAACATGCAATATGATTTGAGGCGTGCCTGCCGACTGGCACGCTTAACGATTTTCCCACATTGATCGCACTTATAGCTCGCCGCCCTTACCACGTTGAGTAATCCGTAATATCTTGCTGGCTGCTCGGGACGTGACCACACACAGCGACCACTACCTTCCCCACTCCAGCGGCTTTGGTGCAAATCGTAATCTCACCGTGACCCTGGTGATCTAGTATAAACATCACCAGCCGCTTGGCTTCGCCTTCAGCCAGCACCACCTGATTCCATGATTCGTCTATTGTGAACATTATTCCGCCTCGTTGTTAGCACAGTTGGCGTTACCGGCACACGCGTAGCACTGCGCAGCATAAACGCCGTGTCTGCATAGATGAACACTCGGCATTGTGGGAACACGCTGCTCTACCGTAATTTTAGGCATGGACGCCTGCAGCGCTTTGGTGTTGTCGTTAATCCGTTGTGCCTCGCCGCCCTTGCGATACGCCCGACGCAGCATCGAGGCAATTCGCTTAATACTCAGCGGGCATAATGCAGGCTCGTCAAACATAGTTACAATCTGCTTGGCCTGTTTGTACGCCCAATCTTGCTCGATTTTCGGTGTCTCACTCATTTTTGGTACTTCCCGAGATTCGTCCACTCAATCGAGCCATCCTGTGTTTTCTGACCAACTTTTTGGCTCCATGTAAAGTGAATGTCATAACCGCCGCGCTCGGGCAAGAATATATACCCGTCCTCGAAGCCGTCAATGTGAAGGATGCGCCAATTCGAAATGTAACATCGCCCGAAGGCGGATATATTCTCCTGCAGTTGTTCCAGCATCGCTGAAGTGTAGAACGCCCGCTCGCCCAACACATATGTATTGTAGCCCTTTGATGTGATCATCGTACTCTCCGTTGCGGATAGCCGTCTAGTCCCATTGCCAGCCCGACAAAAATATATGCGACCCTCAGAAGAAAGCGCGCGGTCCTCGATAGTCTAATTGTCGTCCCTGTCCAATACCATCGCGTTCTCACTGCTTTGACCTTCGGAACGAATCAACCTGCACTGCTATCCCTGCCGCCATCAAGCGCGCAGCGTGTTCGTCAGCGCGCTCCTGATTGGGGAGGTCCACATCTCCTGCCGACCAACGCACGCGATAGACAATCTCACACGTCACGCGCTTGGCTTTGTGTTTGATGTCCTTCCATGGTTTGCTCATTGATTCTCCTTCAGATGACAGTCATGCGCGTTAGGTTCAGTGCATCGCTTTGGCTTACCTCTAACTAAAATATGATGCACCAGAACCGAATTAATCTCGCCATCCACGAAGCACGGTTTGCATTTACAATACAGCCCAGCACTGTGTCCCTCTTGAATTCGTGCTCCAGCAGTGGCCTGCGCAGCAGGCATCACTTCCCAAACAGGACACTCTTCGTCAGGTCTGAGTAGAATCCACTGCGTCATTTGGTTGCTCGCTCCATTTGAGCTATCTCTTAGATTCTCCAACAACTTAACTCTCTATCTAAGAGAGAATTAGTCCAGAACTTGCACCCAACTTGGGTGGCTCTGGTGGGTCGCACATTGGCGTCCCAGCCCATACATGCCAAGCTTTATGTGGTCCTGGGTACACCGCGCCAGACGGCGACCGCCATATACCGCTGCGGTAGAGTTCCCACCCGCCGCCGTGCAAGTCACTCTTCATCTCTTCTATGGTGCGAGTACAAGCCATTAGAAAATTCAATCTACCAGCGAATGATGCCTTTGTCAAGCAAAAAAGAAAACAGTACCTTCGTACTATTGCATAAATTTCACCTCAGCCCCATACTGGCGGACATGGAGAACACACCAATGAATCCAATGATTGAAAAACTCAGGAAGCTGATTACGCATGAACAGTCTGCCCGCGCCATCGGCAGTTTAGCGGAAGCCGAAGCTTTCGCGGCGCGCATTCAGGACCTGTTGACCGCGCACAAACTAGATATGTCCGAAGTCGACTTCCAGGCGCGTGAAGATGGAGAACCTATCGATTGGGAGTGCGTCGACGGAAAAGAAATCAACCGAGGCGGGAATCGCACAAAAGTGTACTGGCGGCAAAAAATCGCTCGGGTTGTTGCTGCCGTGAACTCCTGCCAAGTGGTGAATAACACTTCGTCTCGCGGCACCTCGTTTTTCTTTGTCGGTCGCACATCTGACCGCCAGCTTGCCAAAATTCTCTACTTGCATCTGGTCGAGTTGGGCGAGGAGTTGGTTGCAAAAGCTGCTCGCGCCGACCGCGAAATTCAAGGTTTGAAATTCAACATGCGCAATATGATCAGCGATTATAACATCCCCACATGGGCAAAAGCCGCATTCAACCGCTGGATGAAGGAGTACCGCGAATCTTGGAAGAATGGATTCGGCGACGCCATTGCTGCTCGATTGCAGACACGCTACGATGAAACACTCAAAGCGCAGGCTGCCGTCTCAGCAAATGCAATTGTTCACATCAATCGCGATGCCCTGGCTGTGCAAAATTTCCTAGCCGGGAAAACGAAACGGTCGCGCGGTATCGGCAGTTCGAATCGGAACGGTGATGGATACGCCAAGGGTCAGAGTACAGGCAATGCGGTGAATCTCTCCCCGAATCGGCTCGCAGAGCGACGCCCCAGCCATATGCTGGGGTCGTAGTACCGTCGTACTATTGCGCTGCACAAGGATATTCGGCATACTTGTTACATCAAATGGAGGCAACACAGATGACCAACAAAGACATCAGCCAACTGAAAGCTCTGGAGACTAAAATTCACGAAGCGTGGAGCGCGGCATGCCAACATGAACGGATTGAAACTTCTTCCCGATTCGTGGTTTTCTCCAGCACCAACCCCAACGCCCAGCGTCACAACGAACTGATGGGTCAGTATTTCAACATTCTCAAGCGCGTGCAGTCCCGCAACAACCGCGCAAAGGCGGTGCGATAATGTCAGCAGGACTCAGCACCAAGCAAATCAACAGCCGCATCTATAATCGGCTGCAAACCATCAAGCGCCAACTCTCGCGCGCAGGCGTCCCTTCAACCTATCACGCACATCAGTTGTGCCGCTTCGAAACCGTTAACACGCCCAACATCGGCGGCTGGAATATCTCATTCCGCGTCATTCGCGCATCGAACGGCGAATCGGCAGGCACACCCTCCCTCTATATCACGAACAGCCTCCAGGGTGGTTTCCACTTCGGCGGCTGGGACGCCGACAATAACGGAGCGTTCGCAGACGGCATCAAGAAGCTGATCGAACTTTACGCAGAGGTGCAATACGATGGTCACCTCCTGCCGTGGCCGCACCACTGCCTCGAATGTGTGAAGCATCCAGAACTGGAAAAATGTCAAGCCGTCAAGGGATCAACGCTATGCTATCGCCACCAACCAGAGGTGAAGTCATGAACCCTTACGAGCAATTCCGATATCAACGCAACGCAGCAATGGGTGAGGAGGTCCGCGCCACATTCCCAACACCCTCGCGACCCTGCACTGCACACGACATGACCTTTGGCGGGCGCTGCCTGAATTGCGGTGGTGTTAGCAAACATGCCCCACAACCCCTGGCGGTGCGATAATGGGACAGGTAATGGACCCCCACTACCGCATCAAAGATGTTTGGCGCTGCGGCATTAAGCGCTGGCTGGTCCTCCTGGGCGACAAGGAAGTGGCGCGCTTCGAACTGAAGCGCGAGGCTATCGAATGGGCTATGGCGCAGTGGAGAAGGGAGTCACAATCATGAAACTATCAGGTGCCGTCGAAATTAAACGATGGCAATTTGCCTTTCGAATTAGAGCGAATGGGTTGCGTGTTAAACCCACGGATGGCGCGATCCGTCAAATGTGGCGAGAACTGGCGAAGGCGGGCGAGGGGACGTTTTGTGTATTCGATTACGTCTCGCGGGAGGTGATCCTCTACAGGGAGAGTACCGCCCAAGTAGGTACTAAGGTACCATTGCCCTAGCCGAGTGGATAACCCATAATGATGGACATGGAGATCAACCAAATGACCAAACTCCCCAAAGCGAGCATCGAAGTTATCGTCAACAGATTTCACGTCGGCACGGCAGATGAAACTATCGCGAACGACATGCGTCGACGTGTGCGCCAGAATCCCAACGTAACCGAATCATTCGAAAAGCGCATGGTTGCCTACGCACTCAAGGTCCACCACGAGAATCAAAAGCTTTATGGTTTCGTCATGGGAGGCATCCGATGAATCTTAAATCGCTTTTCAGCCGCAACACCATTCGCCCGCAAATTGGCGACCGCGTTCGGAACCACCTGACCCACTTTGCAGGTACCGTAATCGGCACCTCGGCGTTCTCAGGCAAACTGAAAGTTCACACCCTGACCGTGCAGTACGATAACGGCGTGGTCTATGCCGCCGCCGCCGAAAACGAATTCATCAAGATTGGCAGGGCATAGATAATGAACCTGCTACCTATTCTGAGAATCACCGTCGAGGTTTTTCTACTGGTGCTGGTGTTCGTAATGTTCTGCACCCCAAAGGACCGATCATGAGCAAACCGCCTATCAACTACTCAGCCAAGCAAGCTATTGAACTGCGGAAATCCGCAGAGCGCCGCCTGCTGGCAGGGCAACCCTTCGGGGCTCTGTTATTCGCTAATGACGCGTGGGAATTGGAGAATGGGAAGACGTGGCTACAGTTTAACCGTGATGAGAACACGAGGAGCAAACAATGATATACCCTACAATTCATTTGAATGGAACCAGTAAAGAGTCCCTGATCGAACAATGGAGCGTTGCGTATATTGCGCTCCACGACGCATGTCGCACCTTGCAGGACGCGGGTCCTCACGGTCGCGACTACTATCCTCAAGGTCCCGAGGCAATCTTTATCGCAGTCAAAGAACATCGCGAGAATCTCGCGAAAATCGAAGCGGTGATGGAGTACCTAGATGCATTGGCGCTTCGCGCAACCTTTCCAGTTTAACCGCGACCTGCTATCGCAACAGCGCGCCAAGTTCGAGGAGCACACCGTTTTGCGCTTCGATGCTGCTCCGTAAGCTTTTCGCCAACTCCAGTTCGCCGCCCATTCCCTGGGGCGGCGCGGGTACGGTCAGCACTACCTCTGCAATCTTCGAACACAAATAAATCAGCCGAGCAAGTTGCGAGTCAGTCAAATCGATGCTCATGTTTTTTTCTCCTGGTTTCATTTGATTAGGCCACACACCACACAGTAAACCATAATGCCTACACACAAGGCAACAGCCAATTCGAAATTCATGCTCACCATCCAACACGCGAGCACAATGCGGGCATAGTCGAGGAGCCATTTAGAACCCCTGTTCTCTTATCCACCGTGGAAGCTTGGTCGGCATGCGCAAATGAGACTCCGCTTCCGTAATACGAGCGGCTAAATTGGCGAGGCGGTCCCTGTCCTCTGTTCGTAATTGTAACGCCCACCCGTACCGCAGCCCAGCCTTGATATCGCGCATGTCTTCTCTCGATAGTTCGATGTACATAAACTCCTCCTCACTCATCGATCTCTACATTGTGGAGAGCGGTCAAGGCGTTGGCCACAACAATCTGCATGTCCCGCAATTGAAATCCCGCGTCGCCCACCGCCATCATAGACTCGATGGTTGTATTTAAGTTTTCCACAGTCGTCGTAGCCTTGGCGATGGCTGCATACAAATCAGCCCGATTGTTCGCTGTGTCCTGGTGGATCAACACTGGGTAAATGTTGATTAACTGGCTGTACTCCAATTGCAGCGCGACGAGAATAGGCACGTTTGATGTCAGCCTGGGCGCGCCTTGTGGAGACGTGATGCCGATGCACGCGAATACCGCTGCCGAGGCGGTTAGACGTTTGCTAAAAGGGAGCGGAATAAACGCGGGTGGCCGTGTTGGGATAGTGATGGTAAAGAGTGAGCCATTACTATCCACACCGGATACACGCACCACGATGTTGCCCGTGGTCGCTCCAACAGGTACGGTCACCACTATGCTTGTGTTGCTCCAACTAGTCGTCGTTGCGGTAACCCCGTTGAATGTGACAGTGCTGGTTCCTTGGGTTGCCCCGAAACTGGTCCCAGTGATAGTGATTGACATGCCCACCGACCCAGACAACCGACTCACGCTGATAATGACCGGGGACGGGGTAATTGTGAACGCAGCCGCTAGCGTGCCTGTTTGCGTATCAACATTGGTGACGATCACATCTCGGGCTGTTAACGCGGCGCTGGGTGCGATGGTGATGTTGGCGGTCAGATTTGTTGTATTGCGCGTGCCGTATGAATTGACCGTAACGCCTGCGCCACTGAACGACAAAGTTGAAGTTCCGCCTGAATCAAAGTTGGTACCTGTAACAACCACATTCCCTGTGAAACCTTGCTCGTCACTCGTTGGCGAAATGCTCGCAGGTAATGGTGCGCCGCTAGTTACTGTAAATGATGCCGTCAAGGTTCCTGTCTGAGTATCGAGGTTCGTGATGACGACATCTCGGGCAGATAATGTTGCATTATTCGCAATCGTAATGTTGGCGGTGATGGTCGTCGTATTCTGGACCGAATATGAGTTGACTGTAATTCCAGTGCCACTGAATGACAGAGTTCCTGTGCTAAAATTCGTTCCTGCAATAGTGATATTGCCTATGTATCCTTGTTCGGCACTGGTCGGAGAAACGCTGGCTGGAGACGGAGCACCAGATGTGACCGTAAATGCCGCAACCAGGGTTCCTGTCTGCGAATCTACGTTGGTGATAACCACGTCTCGCGCAGTGAGTGCCGCTCCGCTGGTAATGGTAATGCTGGCGGTGATGGTCGTCGCGTTGCGCGTGCCGTATGAATTAACCGTAACGTCTGTGCCAGAAAATGACAGCGTCGAAGTTCCAGAAGAATCAAATGCGGTACCCGTTACAGTGACATTGCCAGTGAACCCCTGCTCGTCACTCGTTGGCGAGATGCTGGCGGGTGAAGGAGGAGGAGGAGTAATACTGGCAGAACCGCCAGACCACAAAGAGAATCGAATGTTTCCTGTGGTGCCAGTTTGTATATAGGAGGAGAGCCCCGGAGAACCTGTCGCAAAAGTGTTGTCGGTAAATGGAGCAATTATCTCTACTCCATTCTGATAAGCACTTAACTGATTTCCAATTACTACCAATCGGAGCACATCACCAATAGAGACATTCAGTGTGCCGGAAGAAGCGATGGTTGTTCCTGAACCTGGAGTAATAACTGTTTGAACAGTGATCGGTCCCGATCCACCTTGATAGAATAAGATGTAGCCATTTTTAGACCCCGCAGCAAATCTAACAGCAGGTCCACCCAAGTCTGTATTAATAGGACTAACACCAACAGTTACTTCGCTGTACTGATCCGCAGGCCAAACAACAGCCGTTGAGATGCTTAAATTTGCATTGATTCCGATGACGGTGGATTCCGCCATGTTGCTTTTGATCTGCCAAGCTGCCGCGCCGCCTACCGTATCCCAGCTTCCACTGATGGGGTTAGCGTCAGCGCGAGTAAAGTTATCCGTCGCGAGTTGGATTAGTGTTAGAGACATGACCGTATACTTTAAATCAAAAAGTCTTAATCCCTCGGTCGAACCGTTGGACCCAATCCAAACGCACGCTTCTTTTGCATCTGCTGGCAGACTGGTTCATGAGGACCTCGACAACGGTCACAAATCAACGTCGGACAATACTGACACTTGCGCAAAGATGCCTGGGGGGCAAAAGCACCGCAACTATTGCAACATTCTCCCATTATTTCCTCCGCATCCAAACTGGGACAGAAAAGCCAAACAACCGCTCTTCCTCACGCAAAAAGCGCCCCACCTTCGTAGCCACCCAGGTAGCTACCGCAAGCCAGAAAACCAAGGCTGCTACGAGGACTTGCAAAACATGGGGACGCAACACGACACCTGTTAGGAAAATCATATTGCACCTCTCTAAAGAGCGTCTCACCTCTGTGTTGATTTGTCAAGCACAAAAAACGCGTACTAGAGAAAATCAGTACTTTCGTACCATTGTCAAAACCGAGTGATCCTGGCAGAATGGTTTTGTTAGAGAGGGCCACTAAGAGCAACCCAGCAAAGCCTGTAGGTTTGGGCGCAGCTTAGAGCCCTCTCGACAGACTCTGAGCCGCACGCACTACCTTTAAGAACGCCAACGAGATCGAATGGTTAACGCCAGCGATCCGCAGTACAGGACAGCCAAAGTCCTGAAGGGCTGAAACCCTGGCGAGGTAGGAGGCTCACAAAAGACTCTGAGCGGGCGGGACCACTCGACACCGAAAGAGTCGGCAAGAGAAGGCCAGCAACAGCCAAGAGTGTGAATGGATACGCTCTGCGAAAGTATCGTATCCTGCGCATCGATCAAGGCCAAGCGGCTGGCAAATTTGAGGAGGCTCCAATGACTGTAAAGTTCACCAAGAGCGAGCAGGCGAAGTTGGCAGTGGTATTCAAAAAACTGCGCGCCGAGTTGGACGCCGATTTGAACAAGAGCGGGTCCCGGTACAGCAATGTAGACGGTTGCTGTGGTAATTGCGGAGACACGGGTCCCCACTTCAGCATGCTGTATCGTCTGGAGCAAGAGGTCGGTCTGCGAGATTGACTTTCGGCTAGTTGTGTGATACCGTTCAAATGCGAGGTGAAACATGGACACCATGCAACAGATTTTATTGTGGTCCCTGCGAGTTGCTTTTATCTGTGACCTTCTGTTTTTGGCGTGGGTGTTTACCACCATGAGGAGAGACCAATGAAATTCAACATCGGCGATAAAGTTTGGCGAGCGAAGGCAGGACTAGAAGCCATCGAGACTATCTGTCCAGAATGTTTAGGCAGTGCGCGGCTTCGCGTGATTCTGGGCGACGAGTCCCAGGTTTCAATCCCGTGCGTTTGCTGCGAGCATGGCTGGGACGGATCGCTAGGAAAAATCCAGTCCTATACGTTTGTCGCCCGCACCGAGGAAGCCACCATCACTGGAATCGAACTGCACAGACAGGACGACGTAGATCACGTCACATACTCCTGCGGCGGTTGGCACGTTGACGAAGAGGATTTGTTTCTCACGCAATTGGGAGCCCTGGCCGATGCCGCGCGCCTCGTAACCGAATATGAGGCTAATCGGAAGAGACGGCTGGGATGTAAAGAAAAGCAACACAAAACATGGGCATCGAATGTAGCCTACTGGCGCAGCGAAATTCGCCGAGCAAAACAAACCATCGCGATGGCTGAAACACGAATCAACGCCGCTCCGAAGAATGTCAAGGAGGTCGACAAAAATGTGCAGCCATGATATGTGTGATCTCTGCGGAAGGCGAAAATGTTCTGACCGTACCGTCGTCATTCGCCCCTACGGCACCCTCCATGCCTGCGAAGACTGCGTTGATCGAGCCGTAGCTTTTTCTTACAAAGCTGTGCGCACCTTGGGCTGGATCACTATTGATACAGCCCAGCCGTGCGGCAAATCCGCAGGTATCTATATCTAAAGAGGAGAGAAAATGGCAACACTTAAATTTACCCTGCATGCTGCATGTACAGTCAGCCAGATGCGTCAGAAATTGGCTAGAATGTTGGCGCGCCTCGACGGCGACCAGGAAGTTGTATTCTCGTTCAACGCTGCGGTATCCGTTCACCAGCCCGCGACCGAACCGACCATCGTGTATGGTGAGTTGGCGCGACCGGAGAACGACTAATGGATCACGACCGCATTTTCATGCTTGCTGTTGCGAAGGGCTGCCAACCATTTTGGTGGGACGGCATCTTCGGTCCCGCGTGGCACTGCGGCTGTGATGACGATGCCCATGGCTGCGACTCCCAGTGCTCGATGATAACCGAGAAATCTGCTACTTCCCATGCTCGACCAGAGAACGACTAGGAGGGCTCCATGAAACTTACAGTAAAATGCACATGCGGGCATGAATTCGTCCTCGCCTCTGAACAGTTTTCGATGTGGGCGGATGAATGCGAGTGCTGCGGATACACATATCATTTGGAAGTCTCTTGCCCAGGATGCCGCGAGACTCTCGTCTTACAAAAGACTCTGGGGGAAGAATAGCCATGAGCGAACCAATCACACAAGCGGAAGCTGATGAAATATCCGCCTACTGCGAGACGCATCCAAATTGCCGCATCCAAATACTGGGGGATGACCACTTGTGGTGCATCTACATCTCAGATGCGAAGGACTTCCGATGTTGGATGCATCCGCGAAGTTTCCTCGACGTGATTCGCGAGACTCCCGTCACCGACATTCTCAAAACTACTTGACGCGTTCGATGTGGTAGTTTCCCTTGAAGCATGTGTGAAAGTGCTTGCCTTGTGACGGCGCGTTCATGAATTCTTGGTGGTCCCTGGGCGACACGGCGTGAACTTCATATACATACCCGTTTTTAAACCTCACCGTCAGCTTCTGATCCATGGAATTGTACTTTGCACCGTCAATGTGGTCCGAACTGATGGGTGTGAATCCATCTAAAGAATGATGACTCATAAAATTCTCCTGAAAAATGAAAGGAGAGAACCTTTCGGGCTCCCTCCCCCGGCGACTATGCCGCGAGTGCCTGGGGCACGAATGCCGCAGGGCGCTGCGCGAACATAACCACCTGTGCTAGCTTTTTAGGCATCGCATTTATTGGTTTGATCTCTTTTAACGTCGTTGTCAGGACGGTTCGAAGTAGCCCCACCACTATCTCAAAAATCGAAACCGAGTCGAGCCCACCGTACCACACAGTGGTTAGATCGTCAGCCCTTTGGGCGTCGGAACATCCGTGCTGTGTGGCAGGGTGGACTCGGAGGGAGTCGAACCCTCGTCTTTCTGAGAAGCCATAGGCTTTATACGAACGTAATTTAAGGTCGCCGTCCTATTCGCGTCACGGAACTCGCTCAGCGCGTGTTAACTGCACGACCAGCTTTTGGGGCACGATTTCTGCCTCCACCGTGTCGATCTTAAACTCGACTCCTGCACTTTACCCGATGTTGCGTTAAGTGTCAAGAACTAATTTGGGAGGACGACCGACACTTCAGTTGAATTGATACTCTCATTCCCTGCAGCGTCTACCGCAGTGATCACATAAAAATAGGTGTTGCCTGACGTGCCGTCAATGTCCCCGAAAAATGTACCCGCCGTGTGACCGATCTTCAAATATGGTCCTCCTCGAACAGAACTCACATAGACGTTGTATGTGACATTTGGAGTCGTCGAAGCGGTCCATCCAATCGTCACTATGTGCCCGACGATGATGATGAAAATTTTCGAAGTCTTATCTTGAGCCCCCGCGCGGGTAGGATTAACCACCAGCGCGAGAGCCAAGACGATTAGACCGAGCCAGTTATTTTTCATGCGTTGAAGTCTAGCACAAAGACTGCCGCGACCTCAATGGTTGTTTTGATATCCAACATCGCTATGTTGCTAGCCGAGTCGGTTACCGTGATGGTGATTGTGAACGACCCCGCGCTTGTCGGTGTCCCAGATATCACACCTGTCACAGAATTCAACGTAAGCCCCGCTGGCAGTGTCCCAGTCGTGACCGCGAATGTATATGGTGCTACGCCGCCCGAAGCCGTGATCGTAGCGCTATATCCGACTCCAATGTTGGCGGCTGGCAGACTATTCGTTGTAATCGCCAACTGCGCAAGAATGGTGATCGTGTATGACTGCGAAGCAATCACCGCTGGAGTTTCAGCATCCGTAACTTGCACGGTAAAAGTGCTGGTGCCTGCAGTTATCGGTGTCCCAGAGAGAACGCCAGTGCCTGACGCTATAGCCATCCCTGCTGGAAGTGTGCCAGAGGACACGGAAAATGTGTACGGAGCCAACCCTCCCGTTACGGTGATAGTGGTTTGGTATACCAGCCCCACCATGCCGTTAGGAATTGTTGGCGTCGTGATGGACACTGCCCCTGCGTTGACCACAAGAGTGAGTGTTTTTGTTGCCTTATCCTGCGCCGATACGACACAAGGAAAAAGTAGAACCAAGAATAGAAACCATTTGAGAAATTTCACTGTCCGCCCCCTATTTTAATAGTAGAAACTGATGACGCCGAATCTGTAACCTGAATCATAAAAGTGAACGAGCCTGATTCTGTAGCTCTTCCTGCCAGAACCCCCGACGCGTTCAACGTGACGCCATTCGGCAAATTTCCAGCAGCAACGTTCCAGGTGTAGGGGGGGACTCCACCACTGGCTGTGAGTTGCTGGGCATAGATAGTGCCGATTGTAGCCCCGGGAAGACTTTCGGTTGTGACGGTCAAGGTGGTGATAGAAGGCGCAGAAACACATCCAATCAACAGTAGACACAACAACAATGTCCAGAACCACCGCATCGAAATCCCTCGTATATCTATGAATTGAAAAGTCTTGAATATTAGTACTTTCGTACCCTTGACCGATGGGTCGGGAATTGGTACACTTTCAACATGAAAACACCAAGAGTCCTGAGTCTAAAAACCGCCGACGCACCCCGCAAGGGCGTCATCGCGTATGGCACCATTCAATCCCGCTCGCGCCCTGGTCGAGTTAATCACACGGTGACGAAGCAAGGTCGAAGCTGGGCTTGCAGTTGCGAACACTTCCTCTTTCGGCGTACCGCCTGCGCACACATCCTGCAGGCCAGGAAAACTCTAGCACGCAGGAGGGCTGCATAAAACATCGCGCACCGTTGAACAAAATTGACGCAAAGGAGATTTAACTATGCAGACTATACTACGAGTTTTCGGTTTGCTGATCGTAGCGAGCCTGCTGTGGACCCCCTCAACGTCTGCAGCACCCATAAAGCACCGCGCGACAATGCAGTATATGGGTACCGCTTCATGGTATGGACAGGACCGTCAAGGTCGGAAGATGGCGAACGGGCAGCGCTTTGATTGTCACAAGCTAACCGCAGCCAGTTGGTACTTTCCGTTTGGCACAGAGCTTAGGGTGTTAAACATTAAGAATGGCGAATCCGTCGTTGTGACCATTACTGATCGTGGTCCCAACCTTCGCCTACATCGTATCTTGGACCTTTCCTCCGCTGCGGCGGACCAACTAGACTACCTGGGTGAAGGTCTGACTGCCGTTTTCGTCTACCCGGTTATATTCTTCAATCTTGAATCAACAACTTTCAACATCCAACTAGAGGAGACCCCATGATGCCTGCATGGATCAGCCACTTGCTATCAAAACTATTCCCGCCCAAACTCCCTGGTCGCCTATCGGTCAGGGATGAGCAGGGATTCGACGAACAGGGCTGCGCGGGGAATGTACAGCCTAAGCAATATCGGAACGGCATCGAGCGCCACTTTGCGGAGAATACGCGCGCTATTCACCGCAGCACTTGGGCGCAGTACCACATTCAGTTGATCCACGCTCAAAAAGAGATCGCGGTGTTCGAGCGGGACCTTGTCACGCAGGGGTACGTCAACACTATGCATGATTGCTGGGAACAAAAAGAGTTGACAGCGGATTAGAATTTCTGGTAGATTGGTCAGGTGACCCCACAGCAAGAGTATCGGAGACTTAACCACCTTATCTGGCTGGGACGATTGCCTGCTGCGACAATCGTCTTAGTCGAGGATGCAACCATACCCACTTGCCGTGGTGTCACGCTACACGACGGCACTATGTTCGCCCGCCCCATTATCGTTTTGAATAAAGACATCCGAGGATGGCGGCACACGCTTGTGCATGAAATGCTTCATGTTGCAGAGCCTGAACTTGCCCATGGAGCCGTGTTTGAAATCCTTGTCCGTCGATACGTCCGCATTGCCAATAGGCGTCGAAAAATAAAAGCGCGTGTCGAAATACCACCTTCAGAGGAGAAGCATGTCGAATAAGGTCACAATATCTTGGGGTGCGCGCAGTCGAATGTATGGTGTGATCAGCCATTCAGACTACGCAGCGGCGTGGAAGAAAGCCAAAGCCAAAACATATCGGTCAGTCTCTGAGGCTGGATACTCCTACTGGGACCATGTGACAAATGCCGCCAGCGTCGTATCCTTTGAGCGCAACCAAGATTCGGATTCACTCCTATCCGCTGAAGCGCTGCCGGAAAACAGCAGCCTGATTGGGTTCAAAACATTCGCGCGCGAATACCCTGAGAAACTGTTCCCCTTAATCTCAAAAATGCGCGCTGAGTTTCAAGAACTGTTCATCGAATATTATCTACTCGAAAAATCTCAAAGTTTCATCGCCCAAGCGCATGGGCAGATTCAAACTCGCATCTGGCAGAACTTGCGCATCATCGAACAGACTCTCGGGTCCATGATTCTCCTCGGTACCGCGCCAACAGGTCTCGTCCTCGGTCCCATCATCACAAAAGCAGGCGTGGATGAAACACCGTATGGCAGCCTGACGCAATTAATCCTGATGTATGCCATCAGTCAGAACTATGCCCTGGTCGCTAAAGCGGTTGGAGCGCCGATTCCCGCGATCCGCAAAATATTCCGCCCAGCAATTACCGCGCTGTTGGCTAGCAAAGATGTGAAGGCTGTGGCTGTTGGAGCGTATCTCCGCAGCCTGACGCATCAAGCGTCCTTGACAGGCGCAGGACTCAGTAAGCGCTGCCGCGCACGAACTCGGCGTGTCAAGACGCTACGATTTACCGCACCCCCTGGTGATGACTCCCCGCTGGTATCGTTTGGAGCCGTAAGCAAGCTACAAGACACGCCCTGGTGTATGTTTGAAATATCGTCTGACCACCGCATGAGCCTCATCTTTCCGATGCTCAAGAGCCAGGGACGCCGTCTCTTTGGAAAACAAGCAGCGCAAATTTTTGCTCCTACGAACGATGACGGAGAGTTGGCGTTCAATTATCTGTTTGCGCGATGCACATCACCGACCCTGACTCGCGGTCTAACTCGGGTTCGAGGCATCTCAGAAATGGCGTCTATATATACCGACGAAGGTGTTTTTCTCCATGCAGTCACCATCCCTGATGCTGAGATTCAAACGATGATGCAAAATCATAATAGCCCTGCCGCCCCGAGGATAGTCACGCAAGATTTTGTGGAGATTCTAACAGGACCCGCTGCTCACTACTGCGGCACCATAACGGGTATGAATATTCTGTCGCAAACATTAAGAGTCGAGGTGAGATTTCCAACAGGAAGGCGGTTCGTGGTGACGGCAGACCCGAGTTGCGTCCGCCTGATCTCAGATGCACCTGTTAGCAAAAGAGCGTTCTGGGGAGTCCGATTGGATTAAGCGCGTGGTGTGCGGTCAACCAACACCGCAATGTCTTTACTGATAGTCTGCAAAATTTCAACCGCTTTGTCATTGCTTGCGCTCAATGCAACGATACCTTCCTGCAAATGAGCAAGGTGGTTGTTTTTAATCGCCAGCACCTCGGTCTCAACTGTAGCAATCTTTGCGACCGCGATTCGTGTATTCTCCCCCATCACTTTGAAGTCACGTTGACCGTCATCCCATTTGCGGATCGCCCAGCCCAATCCACCCAGCAGTGTGGGCCAGCCAAGAATGCGGATAATCTGATCTACCAAATCTAAACGTGGATGCATGATTCCCCTTTACTTGCGGAGTCCCATGAATATATCCACGATCACCATAATGACAGCAAAAATATACCCGTACATTTCCTTCATGCCGCCCGTGTTACCGCTCGACTGCGCTTGCGATTCCTTGAGGCGGACCACGTCGTTCTGCAGGATGCCGATATTCTGGTTGCTCTCCTTCTGTGATTGTTCCGTTTTCGTAATAGCCGATTGGCTCGCAGCGAAAGCTACGGTCACCGTGCGTTCTTGGTCCGACTTAGCGACTTGAATAGCGGTCAAAGCGGCATCGACCGATGTCTTGGACAACGCAATCTGCTCGTCTAGTTTTTTCGAGAGGTTAGCGATGCGCTCGGCTAATACCTCGATCCCTACCACAACACCATTCTGTGTTTCAGCCACGGAGTGCCTTCCTTTGCGGTTCCAAACTAACTTTCACACTTGCGAGAAAATCGCGGTCCTGAGCAGTCAGAACTAGCACGTCAGGATTATAATCAGCGCCGCGATGCCATGCATCTTCACAAATGGTGCTGGCGGTCTTACCATGATATATGCACCCTCGGATGTCTAAAAATTTCGAGAGGCATTTTGGGCAAACGGGTGAGCGCTCCATAGCATTCTCCTGCCTACACTATACGAGAGAAAGTCTTAATCCGGGCAGTACCTTCGTACCATTGCACTGTCGCAAGGTCCTTGGTATCCTTAACGCATGGAAGACCGTGAAGGAATTCAACCATATCAAACGCCTTGTTGAAAAAGCACTCGCAAAATATCCCGATAAGAAAACTAGGAGACCAGCATGAAACGTAAAATCGAAATCACCTCTGGTGAACGAACGATGATCGTAGCCGCACTGGCGGCGTATCAGATGCCACTGTTGGCGTCACTCATCAACAGTCTGTTCAATGATGCGGACTCCGCCAACGATGGTCCTGAAGTTCGCATTCTCTCAGTAAAGGAGCCGCAATGAAAATTACACTTGCAACGATTAGTCTTTCTGCAGTTCTAGCACTCGGGCTGCTCATTTATGGGTTGTCCAGCACAGTGTCGGTACTCGCCCAAAATGGCCCGTACGACCCTTGCGGTGGCCTACCTCCGTCAGCCTGCTCTCCGATGCCTAATCCAGGTGGTCCCACACCGCTACCACCAAGCTGGCCGCGATGATTGTGTTCTGGTCTATATGGCTAATATTTATGATGTGCTGGACAGTCTGCCGCTTTAGTAACTGAAGTGGACTCTTGCGGATACTTCGTGATATACTACGAACATGAAGACCAAAACACTTTGCGGCAAAATGATCAAACGAGGGTGCATGACCGAAGCGCGCCCGTGTCTCCGACCCGCAAAGCATATGTGCCGCCACAGTCCCGATCTCACTAACATGGTGTTTGGAAACTTGCGCGTCATCGGCGTCGGAAAACGCACGCGATCCGCCAAACCCACTTGGGATTGTATGGATAAAATCCGACGCGTACGGCGCGACGTAGTAACTGCGAGTCTCACCACAGGATGCAGCAGAGGCATAAAAGCGCCATTCGGTGCAGGATCGCTGGATACTCATGGATACCGCGTCATCACCTATAATGGCAAAAGAGTCCTAGAGCATCGACATGTTATGGCTCAGTTCCTTGGTCGTCCGCTCAAACCCAACGAAGATGTTCACCATGGGATCAACGGGCGCGCTTGCAACGATCTAACCAACCTAAGTATTCAGTTAAAAGGCAATCATTCGCGAGGGCATAGCGAACAAGAACTAGCTGAGTGGCTTCGAAGTCTCGGCTGGGGTATCACGCCGCCAAATCGCCTAGAGAGAAAACAATCATGATGGGAATTTTAAGTCTGCTGCTGCTTGCCTACGGCGTTTATATCCTACTAACGTCATTCAACTCACGGTAGGTATTTCTTAGCGCCCCCGTACCCAGCGGCAGCGACTACTGCCCCACCAATTCTCTGGTTACGGGTCACATCTTTAGCTGCCTTCTGCGCGATTGCGGAGTGTCCAATCAAATCCTCGGCAGAATCCTCCCCCACGGCTTGCTGTAGGCGACCTTTATTCAGAAGTTTATTCAGTCGATTCAGCAGAGACTTTGCATTAACTTCCTCGGGAACATCCTTTGCGCCCTGCATTCCTGGCCGTACTCCCGCAGTGGCCATTCGAATTTGATGGTTCGTGTCGTAGATAGCTTGGGCCTGCTTGAAATCGCTTTTGGCTGCGTCGACATGGGCCTGAGAAACCCCCTTAGTCGCCGCCTCATCCATCATCTGATCCATTTGTAGTTCTAGCCTTGTTTTACGAACAAGAAGAGCCTGCTCTTCGGTGTCGTTCGTTACAGATTGCAACTCTTTATTCACATCTTTGAGGGCTTTCTCGGTTCCTGAAAATCGGCCATCGGTAGCCGTATCGATCATTTTGTAGTTAGCCTTGGATCGCGCCAGAATGTTATCGCCGACTTCCTGGCCTAAATCTTGCACAGAAGAAGAGACGGGTTTTGCTACGCCTGCTCTCTCTGCGACAGAATCCCAAACATCCTGTATGCCTGATTTTAGAGCGGGTTGAATAGCCCCCCCTGTGAAGGGACTAGCTATCGCCTTGGCGGTTCGAAATGGATTCTTGATGGCGTTCGCCACGGGCTCGGCGATGGCAGATAGGGCTTCGCCGCCGATTCCAGTTGCAGCCCCTGTCTCAAGCGCTTGTGGTAGCGTGGCACCCTTTGCTAACGCTTCGGTCGTCCCGACGGTTCCCATTCGAGCCGCGTTAACTCCATGCTGTAGTAGTTTTCCGATATATGGCGAATCTTGTGCGATCTTTGAAATTTTTCCCGCCAGTCCAATTTTATCAGATAGAGTAAGACCTTTCAGAGCGGCGTCACCCAGAACAAACTCCAACAGAGGTTCGGCTAAATGCCCAGTTGTCTGTCCATATTTTTCTGCTGGCGTACCTGGGGCAAAGTATGCACGTTCCGCCGTCATGGCGTCAGGTGAAATTATCTTCTTCCCGATCCAAGGCAGAGATTGAATCGTCTCGCCCATCGATGTGACCGCACCTTCAGCAGTACCTTTCGCAAAATCTCCGATTTTAGAGAGTGCTCCTTCAGCAGGAGAAATGTCGGTTGCGATAGATGCATAAGGATCAGGTGCTGTCGAAGAGGCGGACGGCTGACCCGTCGCGGCTTGGATAGGAGTCGCGATGTCTGCGTATGGATCGGCAGCTTGAGTTGTTGGAACAGCCATTTACTGACCCACTTGATGTCCGTGGGATGTGATATCCGCGCGAACTTGATCTTCAGTTTTCCCTGCGTTTACTGGCAGCTTCATAGCCTCTGCCAAACTCACCGCCTTGCCACTTGAAGCCCCTCCACCCTCGCCTGTGATCTTATTGTATGTTTCCTGTTCCTTCGGACCAAAGATCGTTACGGGCGACACCGCGCCTGGAGGTGATCCACTCTCCCATTGAGTTTGAAATCCGTTGAATTTTTCCCTCATGGATTTTGCTTGCTGCTGGATAGCTACGTCACGGTTAAGGATCGATCCGAGGGTAGACTTATATCCCGCAATACCTTCCACGGTTTCGTTTCCGTAGAAGCGAGCAAGTTCGGGAGCGAGAGTGTCTAACTGGTTCTGAAATGCTTGGTGCGCCTTGGTCCCAGGGATGCGACTTGCATCCGTATTTAATTGCTGGAGCGCCGCCAAATGTTGAAGAACGGTGTGGCCGCCGTTGAGAGACTTAGCCACCTGACCGCCAGAAGTGAAATCCGCGCGCGTCTTCTGGTATATAGGAAAACGCGACGCATCATACTCTGGGTACGCGAGATTGACTGCACCCAACAACCTCAACGCCGCAGGAGTACGGGCACCTGCAGGTGGGGGTGCTCCACGACCTTCCCCGATCTGCCTCACGTTCGCAGCCATAGCAGGATTCTCTTTACTCAAAGAAGCCAAGTATTCAGGCCCCGTTTTGGTGTTATCGCCAGGAATGTCTACCCCTTTCTGTAAATCCAACATTTGTTGGCGAAACTGATTTCCTTGGTCTCGCTGCAGTTTCGTGCCGGTTGCATCCTCCGCACCTTTTAAGGTAGTGTGAATACGATCTAGGTCTTTCGGGGTAGAGCCAGAATTTACCTTGTACTCATCTGGCAGAGGTTTACCTGGGTGCAGGATTTGATACCGATCTTCGTTCATCTTGTTGAATTCATCTGCCTTTGCCCCGAGTGGAGCCGTCTCGGCTGCCGCTTGCCGTTTCGCTTGTTCGTCAATCGCTTTTCCCTGCGATGCATTTTCCAATTGAAGTTGCTGCGTCGCACTATATACATCGCCCGCAGTGGCTTTCGGGTCAGCAAGAACCTTTTGCATATTCTGCACAGCAGGGTTATCATCAGGAATTCCTGCCGTTTGCGCGCCACGAAGTTCTCGTTGCGCCCCCTTCATGAAAAATGATCCCGCTGCATCGCCATTTGCATTAAGCGGCGTTTGGTCTTTCAGCTTCGCCTTAAATTCATCAGGATCGGAACCACCATGTTGCGCTGCGAAATCCGCCCCCGTAATCGCTTGGGCTTGCTCTGCCCCTGTCACCTCTAAATGCGTCTTGGCAAGTTCATTTGGTCCTTGAGCAACGAGCATATGAGTATGAACGTTGATTTGATTCGTGTCTGCCGTCTTCAAACTATTGTCAATCTCCGCGCTCTTCTGCGCTTGGGCGGCGGCGACTTTAGACTGCGCCATCTGCTGACGCCCTGCTTGTAATTCCTGCACAACTTGAGCGCCCGAAACTCTACCTTTTGACGCCATACCCGCCGACAGTCCGCTAAGACCATCGGCTAATCCCTGCACCATCGCAGCCAACCGAGCATGAGGAGCAGGAGTCTGCCCAACATTCGCGGGTGCGTTAGCTGGAGCAGTCGACGGGACGCTCGCGGTCGGAGCATCGTTCGCCGTCGCCAGCGGAGCGTTGGCGTATTGGGCGTTGGGCTGGGCCACAGATTCTGGCGTAGCTTGCGGATTAGGTTCTTGTGCGTTCACTTCAGCCATGATGATTTATCCTTGCGCTTGGGGTGCTGGTGCTGGCCCAGATGGCGCGCCCTGCGCTTCTGGGGCTGCCTGAGCCTCTGGAGCCTCGGGTGTGCCTGTTGGTGCTGTCCCAGCCTCTTGAGCGCCGCCTTGGGCGGTTTCCTGCGTTTCCTGACCGGCTTGGGGTGCTTCCTGAACGGGTCCTCGCAGATGTGCCGAGTGTCCCCCAGGTTTCGTCCCATTATGAGCCCGCGCAACCGCTTGGGTTGGCTTGAACATAATCTGGATAAGCAACACGCCAAAATCAAACAGCGACATCCCTGCTGCATTCGTCGGCTTGACCAAATTCAACTGGTTTTGAGCCGTCTGCACAGTTGAATCGTCGTCGCCCAACAGAAACTTGAAATTGTTAATACATTTTTGCGCTGCCGCAATCGCGGTCTTAGTATGCTCGTCATCTTTCGGAATCATCGTCTGCCGCAATTTTTCTGCAGGATGTCCGACCGTATGTCCTTCACCGCTGCCGTACCCTTTACCGCCAGAGTGATGCGCGGACATGATGAGATTGCCCGACAGTCCGCCGCTCTGTGACGCAGCTTGACCCACCGAGTTGATATGGTCTGCCATCGCTTGACCTTCGATGTAGGGCACGGTAAAACTGCGCTTGACGCCGCTCTCGTCGAATGTTTTAGCCAGAGCCTCATTCAAGGCGCTGTAGCTTTTTTTGATGTTTACAGTTTCAGCCATGTTACTTCTCCTGCGCTTTTCGCAGAGCTAAATTAAATATCGGCGTCAGCATCCGCACCAGTAAAGGTCTCTTTGAGATTCGCTCGCCCGTTTGTTCGTAGAGCCAAGCCAGCGCGCGTCCATACCATGTGGTTGAAAAATCACCGAAAATATAAGACCGCACCAAACTCGTGCGCGGGTCATCCCATCCACCATAAATAGCCGCCGCGATCCAGCATCTCCCAGCGTATGCGGTTGCGCCTGCTTGCGCCAAACCACTCAGACCACTCAACACGCCCGTGACATCTCCCCAGCTTGCTTGCTGTGCTGCTGTGACAGCAGTACCTGCATCTACTGTGGTCCCACCTGTTGTTCCTGCGCCGCTGATAGTGCCACCGACTGCACCTTGAGCCGCGCCGCCTGCGGTATTCAATTCTTGCAGACCAGTCAACATGCTCTGGCGTTTCATCTCTTCATTCCGCGACTGGATGTCCGCTAACGCGCCTGCTTTTCCAGTTGCCGCCGTCGCGCCGATTTGCCCAGCTATCTGCGCTGCGCCGCCGCCCGCGACATCCGCGCCGCCGTGTGCCGCCGCAAAAGCCGCTGCAGACCCGAGAGCTTGCCGCGCTGACCGCGCGAAATTCTCGTTGACGCCTGTAGTCTGAATCGCTAATTCCCGGGGCGTATATCCCATGGGATTCGCCATCATATTGTTGGCGAGCGCCGTTTGCTTCGCTTGGACAGCTTGCTGTTCACCAAACGCAGTCTTCGCGTTATTCAGGAAATTCGTATTCGCTGCAAGATTCGCATCTTGCAAGGCTTGGTCGTTTTGCGCTACTTGTCCGCCTGAACTGCACATGTCTTGTCTTCCTCTGGTGCGTCCAACACGCGATTGATATCAAACTTAAAAAGTTGTCGCGGTTCCAAATCAAATCCGTGTTTCACTGCCCACTTCGCTACCGGATAATTCTCTTTACTTAGTGTCACAATTTCCCGCACGCCGTGCTGTATCGCGACTAGAACCGCGCCGTTCAATAAAAATTGCATCGCCCGGAGTTTGTCTTTTCCTGCGGCGTCTGGATTAAATACCAGATGCGCCAAAATCATCTGCAGGTACACAGGCGCGAATGCGACCACTTGTCCCTCGGCATTTTCAGCCGCAAAATAGATAACTGTAGGATTGTTTTCCTTTTTTGCCGCCTCAATATCCTTCGGGTCGATCTGTGGATTCGACAACGTCCACTGCGTAAAGGCTTCTGCGTCAGCGGGTTCCGCCAACCGAAACTTCCAGCCCAGTATTTCGCTCATTACAATGCTCCTTACATTTATGAATTGATTAGTCTTGAATCCAATGATTCGTCACGCGCACTACCCAATCGCGAAATCTTAAACCAGATGCACATGATGCGCAGGACTGGTTAGAATGTCGGTCTCTCCCCAATTCCCCACCGAGGTTACATGGACTGTATGCGCGGCGGCGTTGACGGGCACAGTAAAACTAATCGGAGATTGCGCGCCGCCCGCAACCAGGGTTGGCTGTTGCCCTGCGCGGCGTAGATAAACATTCGCCCCTGAAAAATAGGGGTCTCCGGGGTGAGTGAACTGCACCGTTACTGTCTTTTGCCCAGCAATAGGTCGACGCGTCACGACGCGCACTTGACTCACATTCTTTGGTGTGGTGCGGGGAGCGACCGCAGAAACAGACGGCTGCGTTGTCGGAAGCACATTAGCGGCTTGCGGTTTCGCTGATCCCTTCGTTTGCTGAACTTGGTTTGATACGTGCCGAGGCGCGGGCCATATGATTGGGGTAGTTGGTATATGCCCCGGATGCGGGGTTAGGATGTTATCTGTCGGGTTCATGATTGGTCTTCCTTGAACGCGATAGCCTTGATCGTATTCGGAGCGTTCTCGGGCTCGAATTGAATTTTAATCTGGCAATGGTGGATAAATTGGCTCATCAAAAAGGAATTGGCCATATTCACAGGCCATCTGAGCGCCAGGATAGTAGCACTCGGCTGGTTCTGCCCCTCGGGCGGTTCTTGTAATATCTCGGGCAAGTAGACGAACCCGATGCCTTTCGTAACGTTCACCTCGTTCGGCAAAATCCAAATATTGGGATATGATGACCCGCCGTTATTTAAGGTTCCGACTGCATCAAAGTATCCACAAACATGCTGCAGTGGGAGCAGCGGAGCCCCAAGCTGCGATAGGGTGATGCTGCCGAGCACTATATTGCACAACGGATAAGGTATGCCGTTGTTTGCGCCAAAGGTGCCAGCGTCTCCCCAAGAATTCACATCGCGAGCGTACAGATAGTTCCCTGGGTTTTGATATGTGACCGTGATCTGCACTTCTGAAATAAACACTTCAGGCGTTCCGCTCAATCCAGTAAACACGCTAGAGATGTCAAAGCTGACCCCTCCCGCGCCAAGGGGTGTACTCCACGGCATACCCCACAAATCCGTCGAGCTACCAAATAATACCGTCGTGTTGGTCAATCCAAATGAAAAATTATGCGTCTCGGCTCCGATTGCCGGATTGGTCGGCGTAATGTTCAGAGTCAAATCCCCAGATGTCTCAGACTGCTTTCCTACAATCGAGACTTGAATTCCCTGCACACTTGCAGTGTTGGGAATTGATACCGCGTATGTCGACGCGCGCAACGCTGCCGATGTGCCCGCCACCGTAAAAGTGACCGTTGAGTAGGTTGTCGGGTTCCCAACAGTAATGTTGTTAGGATTAATCCACGGAGTTCCAACCCCCGCACTCGTACCTGAAGTGGGATTTGCTGGACCCACCACGGTCGTAGCCCCGCCCGCAGGCGCGGCAATCATCAGAGTCGTAATACCTACTGAAGTTTCAATCGACCGCATCGCGCCCGCACCGAAAGATGGAAATGCAGGAACGCTCCATGCAGCGATGTTGCTTCCAAATCGAAGCACTTGATCCACACCGTTACTGATAAACATACCAACATCGAGCCCGTTACGGTGCATAGTCACATAGGATTTTGCGGGATCGAAATTAGCAGTCAGATAGTCGGCAATATGCTCGCCGATTTCATTCTTCTGACTGCCAAGCAATTCAAAATATTGTTTCTGCGTCGTAAACAAACCAATGATCGATCCGTCGCGAAAAATCGCGTTGGGATTTGAGATTCCAAAATTGTCGAGGGCGTCTGATGGATAGAAGCTGATGGTTTCGGGACCGCCAAGAATCACATTAAAGCGATCAGCCAATTGGACAAGCAAGCCTAAGCCATCCGCCGTCTTAACCAAATTAAACGCAGGTCCTGAAAATAGGAACCGATTTGCGGGAGGCCATGACTCTTGGGAAATGCCGTTTTCGCAATCAGGTCCCGCATCGAAGTACACGTAGTTTCCAACGATCATCCAGAGACGACCATTCCAATATGCCGTGAGGTTGCCAGTTGGAGTGATGGAAGACCCTGGCGCGCCTGGAGGCGGATCGTTTTGATGCGCCAGCGGCGCAACCAGAAGAATGTCTAAGTCTGAATCGGGGACAAAATCGTTAAACAGAAACATACTCGTGCCTGGATTCGTCACGGCACCATCAAACAAATAGGAACCGCCGCCGTCGCTCAAGCGATATATTTCGATGGCATTGAACGTTGCTGTTCCTGTCTCCGCTATCGGAACCGCAGTTGTGCCGTAATTCGGAGTCTCAAAATACACTTGGAAAGAGGTGTTCTGGACGCCTATGGATTTATCCACCGAGATAACCTGAAACTGCTGGTTATTAAAGATGAGCGCGGTTGTGAATCCTGTCAACGTTACCCAGAGTCCAGGTTGAAAGTTATTGCTGGCGGTGATCGTCACAATATTGGCAGTCACACTCACGGCAGAGATTGATGCCGTAGAGTTGCAAAGCGGCGATGCAGTTCCGGCTCCAGTGATGGTGGACCGCAGAGGCATAGCTTCCCCCGCATCCAGAATCACACCACTCACGCCGGTCCCCGCCAACTGGGTTGTGGCGATATAGCTGCCATTGGCGATAACAATACCCGTCTCGGTTGTTGGTCCGTAATTAGCATGCGTCGGAATCGTGGCTGTAAATTGTGTGGCGGTCACCCCGGCAAGAACCGTCACAGTGATTCCATTCAAAAACGTATCTGTGCTCACGCCGCTAAAAGTGACCGTTTGTCCTACAACAAGGTTATTTACCGCCGTAACAGTGAGCAGCGTGCTGCCACTCACTTGAGTAGCCGTCAAAGGAAATGTCGATGATGGAGTGGCGGACACCACCGTAAAATCTAAATTATTGAGCGTCAGCCCCACTGGTTGCTGCGTCAACCCACTCACAGTGAATATGTTCCCTGGCACGAAGTTGTTGTTCCCCACAAAAGCCACGCTAGTAACCCGCGCTCCGTAGGTTATGTTATAACTCGTGATCGTCCCATTCAACGGTCCGAGAATTGCGCCAGTATTATTCGAAAATGGACTCGATGTCGTGAGATGCCCATAAATCGTGCGGAAACCATAAACATATGCGTACCCAACAAACGCCAAGCCAGTGCCCTGTCCGATATTTGTCCACGTATACGATCCGTCCGTGGTGGGTCCCCCGATGGTGGTGTTCCATACGGGCGGTGTCAATCCTGTCACCAACGGCGTGGTTGTGAGCACCCAATACGGAACCGTGGTGGTTCCCGTTGTCGCATAGAGCGTCGACGGAACGACTCCCGTGTTGGTTCCACTGAAAACACTCAACCAATACTGACCTCCAAAATATACAATCTGTCCCGTAGTGTACCCAACAGCGACATCCCATGCTGGGACCGGATTAGCGAGATATGTGCTGAGTTGCAAATTACCATTAATATCCAGAACAACAACTGGCGTAGGGTATCCCGTCACAGGAAACCATGTCTGAATAGGTCCGTAATTCGTCCACGTCAAACCGCCGTCGTTAACCACATTGCCGATTGCTGTAGGCCAAATCGGTTCGTTCGCGCCTGTTATTCCAGGTCCAGAAAATCCGCTCGCCTGCTTGAAATAGACCGTGACTGTGGGTTGGTTCGGGCTATCAAACCCAACCTCGGGCACGACAGAACCGCCTGTTGTATCCACGATAGCTGCCGAGATGCCTACTCCGAATCCGCTGGTGCCATTAACGTTCAACTGCGCCGCCGTAGGTGTGAATCCCCATCGTCCTAATACATTGTCAGGACCGCCGTAAATTTCGGTCGCGTATCCCGAAGGAGACCATGCGGCAGCCGATGCAAGCCCCGTACCTGTGGCGGCTCCCCCAATAAAAAGAGTCACGGAGTGGTCTATCACCGCGCCGACGCCAGACTCGTTCCGCTTTGGAATGCTGACTTGTACTCCCAAGATCGTCGCACCAACTGGGATGTTAAGAGGGAGACTACCTAAGAATAGCCATGGGGAGTATCCAGTCACAAGTGTGGTGATGGGAAATACAACGCTAATGCCGAGAGCTTGCCCGTTTGCCGCTGGAATGCCCCATGTCGGAGATTGCGGGGATGTGTGCCCTGCGAACGCATCATAGAGTTGCCACTCGCCAGAAATATTTGAAACGCCATTGGGATAATCTAGCGGTGCGGAACCGGGTCCCGTGCTAAACAGCAACAATGAACTGACCACAAGATGATCTGCACCACCAAACGTCACCGTGCCGGTGTTCAACGAGCCAACGTTAACCGCATAGTTCGTCGCGCTGGTGGAAATCGTGGCGCTGATTCCTGAAAACTCATGCGCGAGAACTTGAAGACCACCGAAACCGGGGATACTAACCTGCACGGTTACGGTGCATGCCCCTCCAACCGTTACAGGAGCGGTCCACACCCATGCAGTAGAATAGAATGTATGCCCGCCGCCGCCAGCAAAAGCTCCAACGCGAGTTGCCTGTTGTGTATAGATATTGCCAAGGCTGTCTGTCACCGAAACCACGGTCGGAATAACATCTGTATTTCCCTGACCGAATGTCAAAACAACCACATCTCCTATCACGATTGGGTTTGGAAACGTGAAGATTGTCGAGGTGCTCAAGCTATTGCTATGCCCCTGCTGCAGGAGGCGATACCCCATCTGGACAAAATATCCTCCGTTAACAGGATCATATGTCCATGTCTGCGTGAGACTGCCGCCCAGCGCTTTCGTAGTTGCAAGTGTTGGAGATTCAAAGGAGCCAGATGGAATTAAAATCGCAGTGACCGACTCCACATCGCCGTTAGGGTCGAGAATTGAGTTGCCGAGTTGGAGTCTGGTAAACGGCTGCCAGAAACCCATACCTGAAGACACAGGGGCGATTGTCGGTGCCGCAAGACCCCATGCACTCAGCTTAGTGCCATCAAATTTATAGAGATCAGCGGACGCGCCATCAGAGAAATATGTCATGTTTCCAATCGTGCTGACATACCCCTGCTGAGGTGTGGTCTTAACCGCGATTGTAGTAATGGATGTAGGAGAGAAGGTCGCCCAGCGTTGATTCGTATCAACCCACGGAACTACAACACCCTTCAGATTGCGACTCGAATCAAACTGGTTTACAACCTCCAAGTCAGCCAAAGGTTGCGCACAAAATATCGAAAACCCGGGGCGGCGTTGCCATTCAAAAAGATCGGTGTCCTCCATGTTGTCTCCCGCGATCACAGGATCGTGGAACGACACCACATTAACTCCGATCCCTTTATAGGGAGCGAACAACTGGCTGCGGTGGGTATAGAAGCCAGATAGGAAAAATTCGATGGCGAGCGCGGGGTCGCTCTGCGATACTTTTCTAGCCATAGTATGGGGAGCCCAGAGGGCTCTACTATGGTGTGAAAAGTCTTAATTATGCCGCGTAGTACGGCAACTTAAACTTTGTGCCTGCGATGTCAAACACTAGGTAGCCAACAACTTGAGCCGGAACATCTCCGTTGCTGCCTGCCGTCGCAGACGTGTCCAGTGTCGTTCCAAACCCGATTTGACCTGTAATCGTTGTGGGGGTCGCAACCTGAGACAGAATCAACCCACCGATCCGAAGGAGGGCAGTATCGAACACATAATTTAAACTCGGAAAACCGGCGGAATTGCTACTACACCCAGCTACAAACTGCCCCCCAGAGACCGTCGTAAGATAGGAAAGAATATTGGTGTCTATCTCCAAAATACCAACCCCGTTGGCTACATTAATCCTGAACTGCCCGTTTGCCATCTGCAAATCAACGTTGCCGGTCGATGGGTTTGAGACGAAATGGACGACATTAAAGTCGCCGGAATCCGCTTTAATAATGGTAAGCGCGTGATCAGTCCCGCCCACCAAAGCAGAGGCGTCTAAGATGACGACGTTTCCTGATCCATTTTTTCCAATGATGTTCAACACTTGCGTGGAGTTCGTCCACGTAAAGTTGGCGCTACCAGCCAGAATGTTTGACGCGCTACCAAAAGCAATTTGATTTGCTGATATCGTACCTGTGATGCTGCCTGTTGGGGTCCCGAGCGTAACAGTCCCGTCTGTATTGATCGCGGTGATAAACTGACCAGCGACACCTGCATTTGCAAATACGCCGCCGAGGGTCGTAAGGGTAGGTGGAGGAAGAAAGCCGAACGCCAGAGTGCCGTCGGTATTGATGCCGATCACAACTTCATGCAACAGACCTGCATTTGCAAATATGCCGCCGAGGGTCGTCAGACTGGGAGTCGGAATCGAACCAATCGCAAAAGATGTTGGATAAAAAATCACATTGCCTCCTACGGTCGCGTACGGAACCATACCGCTAATATCTACGGTTGCGTTTGCGGCTTCTGGAAACTGCCACCACATAGGCGACTTATTCAGACGCGCGCCATCTTGATCGTAAAACGTAACCAAATAATATGTTCCCAAAAGTGTTGATGACAGTTGTGGATTTAACTCTGCGTTACTCCACAACTTTGCGGGCTGAATCAACGCTCCCGTGGCGTCGAACTGAAATACGACAGGGATATCTGCGCAAACAAAACCGTACGGCGCAGCGACCACCGTCGCATCCACGTTAAGAGAAAAAGAAATTGAACCGTTCGGCACAATAAGCGCGTTCGGTCCCTGGGGAAATCCGTTAATTAATTGGATGATATAGCTACCCTCTTTGCCCGCCACTCAGCCCACCACTTCTTCTGCTGGGCACTGCGTGTCGCTTTCCATTCTTCGGTGTGCTTCACACCTTTGGCAAACTGATTTCCCAGTTGCACCGCATAAGCGTGATCATATTTGTCTCTACCTATAGAACCCGAAGTCCTACATCAATGTGAAACTGGGAGTTAAGCCCATGATGTTGTCTTCGCGGTCCTCGCTAGCAAGCGCATTCTGCAGAGCCAGCGCAGCCATCTGCATCTGAGCCTGCGTCTCTGCCGCCGTAATGCCGTACGCGAATCGCATGCCTTGCCACAACATTAGCTCGAACAGCACATACGACAAATCATCTGGAAACTGAAAGATACTTCGCCCACTCGTGAACTTCGGTGCCTTCGCTTGATAGACGACAGTGAACGCAAAAGGATATGTGCTCACAGGCTGCGACAGACGAAACATTACCACGCCATTGCCGTAATCAATCTCGCACGACAGAGAGATGCTATCTCCCGTCGAAGTGTATTCAGGTGCAATGCGGTGTACCGCGTCCACAGGAGTGACGGGCAGGGGAAAACTAGGATTGTTGATGTCGACCAGCGCCGCCGCTTCTACCCATCCCAAATTCCAAATCCCAGGTGCGCCTGAAGGAGCCGCGTATATGGTTCCATTATCCGCGCCATTGGTGATCGTCACGCCCGTAGGTGTCGTAAATGTTACCGTAGTGGATGTTGCGGTCAACAATGTGACACTTAAACCATTCAGCGCCGTGTTTGTGCCGATCCCCGTGAACGTCATGATGCCCCCGGGAGTCATAGAATTCGGGACCAACACGGTTGTCACAGTGCCTGAAGCTGAAATCGTACTGATGGCTCCGAAATGACCAGGAGTGCCCTGCAGCACGATATGGAAATTGTCAGGAATCGCGAGCAGTGTGTAGCTGTTAATCCATTTACTGGTTTGCGAAAGCTGGTTGTACGTGAACGTGCTGTTGTACGCGGGGTTTACAACCCCCGCGATCAAAATTTGCGATGTGCCAATGTTTCCAATTTGAAACGGATGCGGATCAAGAAATTGCACAGTAAAAGTGCCAGCCCCAGGATTAAAAATAATACCAGCCGTTTGCCAGTTCCCCGTAGGTCCATAGGAGTTTCCCCCGTTGAACGTCCCATAGTTCACCTTTGCGTTTCCGTTCTGGTACACGCCCGGATTTAGGTCAACCCCAGCACCACCCGCAGGAAGCTGACCGCCAGGAGTCACGCTATTGATTAGCGCGAAGCAGGACGCACCAGCGAACTTAAAATCTTGGAAACCTTGCTGAGTCATGAAAAAGTGGGGATTGACTGCTGGATTGTTCGAGCCCATGTTTACGCGATTGAATTTCCACGGCATGCGACGTGTCAGCAACATTTGTTGCACGTTGTCGGCAATGCGCAACATGGGTTGACCATCAATACCGCCGACCGAAAAAAAGTTCTGGAGCTTTGTGTGAATTCGGAGTTGATCAGCCATTGCTTGGATGGTTGTGGATTGGTTCACCGAAGGCACGAGGTTGAAGTTCATATTTTTTTCCGCCCAATCGATTCTTGTTTCCTAATTTCGCCAGCCGCTGCTTTTGGCGAGTTTGTTCTGATACGCCTCGCCGCTCAAACGAATCTCTTCGAGCCTGAGACCAAGAACCGCCCATCTTATCTGTGTTCCACGGGATGTGCCCCTTAGCCCACCCCTTGAGATTCTGTTTTTCTTTCTCCGATAATTTTTTCCCTTTGCGGGATGAAACATGCCCCATGTGGGCTTCGCTCAGTTTCTTTCGATGCGCAACGGATAGTGTCGGACCCTCTCCACCCCCGCTTAAATTCCGCAAACACCCGGTACCGATATCTTTTCTGCCGTACCATGCAATCAACGTCATTTCTAAATCAAAAGCTTCCGCTTCACTCATCACAGGGTAGACTATGACCCGAGTGCGATCTGGAGGACAGTGCACCCCATGTCCCGCACTGCGAAACGCTCTTCGACCCGTACCCTTCCCCGCATAATACGGCGTTCCGTCGTCCCGAAGCCAGAGATATGAATAGAACTTCATTCTCTAATTATAACACAAAAAGTCTTAAATACGAACGCCCGCCACCAGTGAGGATGACGGGCGTCCGGTTCGGAGCATCCAGAACGGTTTGTAGTCTGGTGTGAGCAGCACCAGAGCCTCGTAACTGGAAGATCGGTAAGACTACAGTTCCTTTTTAACTAACTCGATGACCTTCTCAACCTCAACTTCAGCCTTCGCAGCTTCGGCTTTCAGCTTCGCTACGAGGTGCTGGGCAGCCTGAATTGCGCCGTCGACCGCATGAACGTTCGCAATCGCTTGTTCACGCTGCTTGAGAAAATTCCCAATCTCTTGTTCGATTAATTGAATTGCGTTCAACCCTGGTGTTGTGCTCATTACTATTTCCTCCAAACGTAGATTTTACTTCTGGTACAAAATCAAGGTGATGGGGATGCGTTGGTCACACCCCCAAGCCAAGAACTTTTTAGGCTGCGTATAGTGGAATGTAGTATGTCACTCCGTCTACGTTCACAGCTATTTTCTTCGTCTGACTGGACAAAACTCCAGTGGTCAGCCATGGGCTGCCTGAGTTGCTGCTCAGATCAAAGAGAAAGGTCGAATTCGAGATAATACGGAAGGCTGAGTTGATAACCGCAGCCGTCGTGTTGTACAGCGTGGTGATGTCGATAAATGTCGGTCCGCCTGTCGCGGGTGTCGGCGGACTAAAAGAAACCGTCACGTTGTTTGCGGCAGCGATAGTAACTGCTCCCGAGCTAGTCACGACGCCCGCAAACGCGCGCCCCTGAAGAGTGCCGCCCTCGAGGGTGATGGATGTGTCCGCAAGAATAGTCCCGACCATGTTCGAAGTCGCCACGGAAGTGAAGGACGACCCCACCAACCAAATAACAGTGGTGTTAGCCAACGTTGCGCCACCCGAAAAAGTTATGGACTGACCAGAAGCCAAATTGATCGTTGAAGAACCCTTGAAGATGTATGTTCCAGGTCCGTTCAGGACGAGACCCAAGGAGCAGGTTGCCGCACCGAAACTGTAGTTCCCGGGAGTGACGATGTTGGACCCGCTGAAGGCGGTGGATAGGTCCAGAGCGCCGCCCAGAGAAGTGAACGCCAATCCAGAGTAGTGAAGGTAAGCCGCGTGCGCAGCCACTTGGGCTGCCGCCGCGTCAATGTTGTCCACCGTCGCGGTGCCGCCGTCAAACGTAATCGTTGTAGTTGGGAAAGAACCAATAACCGCAGGAGCAGCGACTACCGTAGAGCCTGTGTTTGTGATTCCCGCAGCGGCAAGGATACCATATTTTGCTGCCACGCCAAGTTGAGCGTCAAGTCCAGTAGCAGAACCTGGAACCCACGAAGCGATAAGAGCCGCCGATGCCGATGCGCCGATATCAAACCAGCCTGCGGTCAGGGGACTTGAAATGACGGTAGTGTGTGAAATGTCGAGTTGCCCTTGCAGTCCGGTAACGATGATGCCGTTCCCTCCTGTATTGGCGAGACCGCCGTTGAGCACAACCTTACCCTGCACCCCGTAAAGATAGGACGAGCCCACGATAGTTGTGGGGGTCGTGCGTGATGGGTCTACGACCGCAGTACCTGTTCCTGCCGTCGCGCCTGTATAGATACCGCCGATGGTGATCGCGCCGCGTACGGCTACGATACTTGAGGATGCCGTATTCGGCGTTGTGGGAGTGCCGTCAATACCTGTCGGGTTCACCGTAATTGAGGTGCTCCCTGGATAATTAAAGAGAAGTTCAGAGTCAACCGCCCGCAGATTTCCAGGCTGTGCCGCTGCGCCATAAGCGGAGTAGACGCCGATCACAAACGGAACGTCAGGGTGCGCGCCAGGAGTGCTGTTAGGTCCGATAACACCCAACGTGCCTGATTCACTACCCGTGTGCGCAAACCCTGAGATATTGCCGCGAACAAACTGGAAACTGTCGCGAACTTTCAACGGACGCCAGTTCTGGTTTGAGTAAATAGGATTCTGTGTAGACATCGTCGTGATTTCCTTTTTTGTGTCGTGCTCTTCCTGCTAAATTCTTTTTATGCGTACAGCGCGATGTGTTTCGTGACGCCGTTCACCACCACAACCAAGTAGTCGGTGCCGATGGTGCCGAGACCTGCGCCAGTATGCTGATAGAAATGTTGTCCGCCTGCCGCCAAATCGGTCACGTCAAACAGGTTCGCGGCATTTCCGATAAACAACAGCGCCGAATTGATAACCGCTGCCGTTGTGTTGGTGATGGTAATCGCATTGATGTGTATCGGAATCGAGATGATATTAGCCGATGCCGTTGCGCCCATGTCAAGCCACAGCGCCTGCAAAGGAGAGCCAACCAAAACAGCGGCGGACAAATCAAGTTGCCCTTGAAGAGCCGCGCTGTAATTGCCGCCCGCATTGAGCGTACCGCGAACAATCATTTTACCCTGGACGCCGTAGAGGTATCCAGCCGAGATGGTAGTTGCAATCAGAACGGACGGGTCCGTCTTCGAAGTGCCTGAGCCCGCATCCGCGCCTGTGTAGACGCCGCCGATGGTGATCGCTCCGCGAACCGCCGCCACGCTACCAGCCGCTGAGTTCGTCGGAGCGCCGAGAGGAAACGGATTCGTTTGAATCTGGACGCCGAGCCCGCCGCCGCGCTCATCTGGAGTGACGGGATAGTTGAACAGAATTTCGGAATCGATAGGGCGAATATTCGCAGGAACGAACTGCGCGCTAAACGCAGTGAACACGCCCACAACGAACGGGGTGTTAGGATATGCTCCTGGGTTAGCAGTGGTCGCCACAACAGCGGATACTCCAGCTTCACTGCCTTCATGCGCAAACGGAGCGACGTTCCCGCGCAGGAACTGGATCGAGTCACGAACCCGCACAGGGCGGAAATTCGCGTTTGAATAGATTTCGTTTTGTGTTCCTGTCGCCATTGGATTTTACCTTCAGGGAGGCGGGTATTCAGCCTCTACACCTATGGAGTGCCGAGTCCAAAACATTTCAGTCAAAATTCATCTCATTCAGTCAAAACTAACGGATTTGATAAATCGGCGGATGCGCTCACAGTCTCGACAATAGACTTGCCGCCCGCCGCGCCGCGTCCGATTGGATGCAAAGGCAGTCAAATCAGTTTCCCCACACTTTGGACACTTCTGTGATTTTCGTGGTCGACCAGTTTTAGCCATAAGCCACCGTCCGCAAAAATGCAGCGTCCATGAGTTCCACAAAATGCATCTTACAAACATAGAAATCAACGAATCGATGGTTAGGACAATGAGGCACGCAACAAGGCATCGCGCGCTGTAATTTTATGGACGCGCGAAGCGTGGCGTTGAAATTCGATTTTGGAATTGGATTGTCCATAAAAAATAGGGGTCTTATTCAGACCCCTCTCCACTTAGAATGGTGTAGTTTCGATTACCTTCCTGCGCGGGAACTCTAACATCAGCGACACAGAACCACCACCTGTGATTGCTGAACCACGCGGACAAGGTAAGAATCGAGGGTCGGTTATTCCGTTGCCATCGCACGCGGGATTGCCTTGAGTGAGCACGCGACCGATGTCCAACTGCTCTCGCACGCGCAAGCATGCAGACTTCGCGCATCCGAATCGAGTATCGATACTGAACTCTCCACCATGAAAGTGGCTGGTCTCGATGCCGTTCGTAATGCCGTTGTTGGATTGCTGGATATAATCGAATTCAAAGCGTGTCGGCGCGCCCAAAAACAACGTCCGATAGATCGCCCCAGCATTGGTGTACACCGCGCTCTTCGACACTTGCGTTACCGCGTAGCTCGAAGACTCGGCGATTCCCACAACTCCAAAACTTTTAGTCAACCAAATAATGCCGCCGCCCTTGACGATGTTGGCATACCCGGTTCCCAATGCCGTGTGCCGCTCGTACGGAGAAAACGTGTCGCGCAAATCCAATTCGAAATGCCGCAGGAATGGAACTTCAATAGCGACCGCTGGTCCTACGCTCAAGTTATCCACGTTATTTCCACCAGCAAGACCGACCGACAGGCGCGTTTGCGCGTGCGCGAGCGGAGCGAAACTCATCAATACAAACAGCAATGCCAAAAGAAATTTCTTCATAGAGCCTCCTGTGATTTGAACATAAAAAATCCTCTGGACTGATCGTAGCTCCAGAGGACTTAGATGTCAAGTTTTTTCGCAGAAAAGCTAGCTCATGCTGTCAATCTGCATGACGACGCGATAATCTTTATGCGGCTCGACCAGATACGCTTTACCTCTCGGATTCTTTTCGTCAGCCGGTCCGATCCGCCATTCCTTCGGGTGAATCCAGTCACCACACACTACGCAAATTCCGCGCGGCTGGTGGTCTGGTTGGTTATGCACGAGGTTAATGGATGATCGTCCATTCTTGTCGAGATGAGGGCAGGCGGCTTTACGCGCATCATTCATGCGGGTAATTTCTGCTTCATCCTGCTTGGATTTCAATGATTCGCGGAGTTCCCGCTTTAGTTTCGCAGGGTCTTCGTACGGACGGTTGGCTTCGCGCAACTTCTCAGGCGTAACAGCCATATCCTTGAAAGCAGGCATCAATCCCTGCAGCAAAGCAGATACCGCTTCCTGAACCGCTTTGGATGTTGCGGTATTGATGACAGCCAGCGCTTCAGGCGTCAGCGCCGAACTTCGGTTGTTGTCGTGTTCATTTGCCATGTAACTTGCTCCTCGAAAATCTCAGTGCTGGGTGCTCCACACTGATGGGGGAGATAGTCACAAACCTGTAATAAGTTTTCAGCAGTTAAAAGAACATGGCATAAATCACGCGACGGGTTCTCCGTTTAACCCGCCGAAAGATAGACTCCAAAGAAATCGATTGAATCTCGGGGGTCGCGCAATCCGAGTGTTGAATACCATCAATCCCATAGCGGCGTATCATCTCGGTTTTCCACGCCTTCATAATCTCATAGGGATTTTCGTCAGGCGGGATAATTTGCAACGCCTTCTGTCGACTACGCAGTTGTTGGTTTGCCTGATGGATCGAGTATTGGACAATAACCCAGGTCTTGAATCTGCTCATGATTTGTGCTCCGTCTTACTCTATGACATTTGCTATGTTCCTATGGATAATACCCTCACCACCGTGCCGAAAGTCCGCCGTCACTTCACACCAGCGGGCTTCATTCCAAGCATCGTTGGGTTCGCCGAATTCAACCAGCACCTGTTCCCAGGTGATCGCACCTTTCATAAGGCAGTAGACCAACACTGTCCGCCAGCCGCGCCGCTCTTCTAACGGAAGGTCACGTTCGTCCACCAATGCGTAGCTAAACTCTGTCAACCAGCCTTTTGGTAAACCCGTCAGGAACTGAACTCGGCCAAGAGCAGAAGAGTACAACCCCCAATCGTCAGGAAAATTTACCTGAGACTGCACCGAAATATGTGTACTAATTCCTTGTAGTTTGTAGATTAAGTCCGAGGAATGGATACATTCACCCCGGCGACGATTGAAGTCTTTGAACCAGTCGTGGTCGCTTTGTCGATACATCTGCAGCATCGGTTCGACTTTTTCCGCAATGTACCTTTCGCGCGCTTCCGCCCACGGTTCAAAATCGGTGGCCTTCGCATTTGCGACACGCTCCCAAGATTTCTGGTTAAAGTGGTCCTCCGAATATAGATCAAGAGGCATTGCGTTTCTCTTTGCACAGTGGGCATTCAAATGGGCGGGCTCCGTGCTCACAAACAGTTTCACCATCTCTAATTGTCATGGTGAGATGCCCTCCTCATATACCAGCGGTCGACTACTCCAGCAATCGCAGCGATAAGCATCCAACATCCTATGAGTGCTAGGAATCCCATCGGACCAACCCCTTCGCGAGCATAATGCGGTCGCGCGCGGTGATGCTAGGAGGGTTCTTGGCGGTGCCCCACTCCCCTACTGTAAGATACTCGGACACATAAGATGTACCGACATAATGTGTCGAACGAACGATGTCGGCGGCGCACCATCGGGCACAATCTGCTGGATGAATCGCTGAGTTGTGAACATTCAAACACGTAGCCAAAATTTCAGGGGTTGCACCATATATGTATTTCGTGCAGTACGAGCAGTAGTACTTGTGTGCGTGATTAGCGTCGTCCGCCATTGGTTTTATCCTTTGTGGTTTGCGAGCGAACGAAAACCACATAAGCGGGCTTAGAATCATTTGTTTTCAAACACTCGGCACATTTCATTTCATCGTGATCATCAATCCGAGTTCCTGGGGGAAATAGGCAATGCGTGACGTGACCCTGGGCGCATTTAAAAGTAAAGACGTGGCTGGTTCCTGACATGACCCACCACCGTTTCTAAAAAGGTATGTCGGCGAATTTCTTTGATTAGCTCCAATCCTATGATGAGCCTTGACGCCCGCCGACTGGCTCAAATCTGTGCTTCACTTATTGAATTAAAAGTCTTGTTTACGAATTGATTCTCCTCTGCCATCCCACCAAAAACACAATTTCTTTGGGGTTCGATGTTGCCACTCTACCTGCATGCGCAAGCAGTGCCGTTTTATAGGAACCAAGAGTCGCCGATTGGCTCGCCACGTTGAGGTGATATAGAGAGTCTGGGCCAAAATTACCGTCTTGGGAGACACATAAAACTCCCTGCAAACATTTAACTGCCGTCCCGACACCGAACAGGACGCCCATGTCGAAGAGTTTTGAGGCGATGGATTGGTCGACAATTTGGGAGTAGAGTGATTTCCAGTAGTGCGCCAAATAATAGGTCGTGGCTTGTGCGACCGTCAGTGCGCGCATATCCTGCCCTGGCATATCTGCCTGAGTAATCCCCATATTGGTTGCGCCGCCTGGGTCGGCAGGATTATTCACATACCCACCTTCGTGAACAAGGGTTGCCGCAATCGCGATGGTTGAATCAGCCATGAAAAAAGAATACCAAAGGTCCTGTTGCGTTGTCAACTGTTTTCTGATATTCTTTCACCCAAGGAGCAGACAATGAAAAAGAAGATCGTCAAACTCACGGACGGGGAACTCATCACTATAGAGACTATCCGCCGTTGCAAGCGTGCTCTTGAGTGCCAGGAAGCGCTCGAAGCATCTAACAGACAACCATCCCCACTCCACAGAATTGTTGTCAATGACCTGCGCCGAGATTGTCGCGAAACCACCCTGGTTCTCGAAATCCAAGCCTTCGAATACTGGCAACATCAAAAACCTTCTCTCGAAGAATCGTACATCCGCCTGAAGGTAAACACCGCGTTGGCAAACCTCCGATGAAGAAAACTCCACCAGTATATGAAACTCCATGGAGCCAGCCACACATCTGCAAAATTTGTGGAGCAAAATGGCCGTGCTATTTTACGCTTTGTTGGGAATCGTACGAAACCACCTGCGCGGACTGCAAATGCGGACCACTAACCTGCGGACCGATTACCCTCTACCTTACTTGAGTTTGTTTTGCTCGCGATATTCTTTCACACTCTTCACAAAACTCTCAGCAGACTCCCGACTAGCAAAGCGAGCAACGTAGTTCACCACCTGGGCGCGCCAGGGCCATTGCGGAAAAGCCGAGTCCGTCTCTTCCCAAATCTCAAAACGTTCGTGAGACATTTGACGCCTCCAAAACTCTCTGAACATACCGGCGCAATAACCACACTGCAGCGCGCGAACGCCAAGTGTTCGCCACAATTCGAATAGGGTACCCACCTAATCCTAAGGCAGTGATTGGAGCTATGACGGTGATTGGAGCTACATCAAGAGGATCGGCTGCGCTCGGACCTTCGGTGATGAATATGCTCATTTTTCTCCTCCGCGTTAGTCTAACCCTTCATTGGTAATTGTGGCGGGCGCTCCCGCGCAATATCCAGAAAAAGTGAAAACGTACCGAAGCGTGCGACCTTCTGGCTTCAACGCCACGGACTTGAAATCCCACCACGGGTAAAGGGTGTCCAACTGGTCCGCGATCTTCATCAAAATGTCGTCCACCCCGGTCGGACCAAATCCCTGCTGCGGACCCGCGTGCTGCGTGAACGTCTTCGCAGGGAAAATATTGTCCGGGTAAATTACTTTCACCTGAACTTTTCGGAACAGTCGGTTGCCTTCCTTATCCTTCAGCATTCGGACCATCCCCGGACCCTGCAAGCTGCGCCTTGAGGGTGTCGATCTCCTGATTAGCGGACTGCAGCGCAATTGCATGTGACGCGGCGAGTTCATCAATTTTCGTGAGGGAGACACATCGAAAGGTAGAGAAGTCTGATTGTGACTCAAACAACTGATGAGCGAAGGCGTCTCGCTCGTGGCGCGTCTGTTCGAGCGCGGGATTCACCACATCTTTTATGAACACCACCAGCGCATCATGCAACTCCAGCAAAAATCCAACCTCTCCGATAGGAACGTGAAGCTTTGCAGGAACGCTGCTACGAATGGCGGACAATCTCTCCTCGCCAGTTCTTTTCGCAGGCTTGCTGCCCTTCTCACTATTCTTGACCGCTCGGGCTGCTACTGCGCTCACTGATCGTCCCATAATAACCTCCTATTTATTTGAGGTGGCGAACCGTTGCTCATACGACTCGCCACCCCTCGTCGTTGCTATTCGGATTAGCCATCATGATGCCAAAACAATTCCAAAATGTCAAGTGTTTTTGCGAGAAAACTTGACACTCCTATCAGCGTGAGCCCTGCAATGACACGTTGGACAAATGAAGACCGAGTTATCCAACGAGATTTCCCCACCTTTGCCGCGATGAGTCTGTTCGTGAAGATGCCCAGTTTTCTCCGTTATTATCTCCCCACAAAATTCACAATATCCTTTAGACCGTAGAAAAACTTGATGTCGAATCGAGGAAACCGCTTCGGATCGCACCCACTCAGCGTTCCGCTCAACCCCAGAAGCATGTGCGGACTTGCGGTTTCTGAACATACGCACTGGGATGCCTGCGTCGTTTAATTTAACCCAGACTGTATCCCTCAATTCCCATCTCCCGAGTGCGCCCCAAGGAATTCTTGGGCGAACTTCGTCATAACGTCGAGCATCTGCGCCGACTTCGAAATGGTCGACTTCGTCAGCGGGTCCGTGTGCATGGCGACATCGAGCGCTTGTGTGATAAGCGCGCGTTGCTCTGGGGTGACCATGAATTCAAATTCTAGGTCCATCCAGTCCCCTTCTTCCTCGGGCATCTTGAGCGTCACCGAAATGATTTTTTTCAACTCCCGAACAGTTACGGCGGGGTCGAGGGCGGCGGTAACGATGATGGAGGGTAGGACAATAGCGTAGTCCTTGGCAGCGCGTAATTTCATCGCCTTGGTGATTCCCATCAATTCTAGTTGAGAGGGCTCGAATGTGTCGCTCAGGTCGCGCACCGTTAGGAAGTATCGGTGAAGTTGTCCGGGCGTCTTCTTTGAAATCAGCGACACACTGCGGAGGTACTCTCGAAACGTGGTATACCGCACGCGCCAATACTGCATTTGCGCCACTTCCAACAACAGCCACCCCAGGTGAGCATAACCTCGTTCGAATTTATCTTCCACGGCAGCCATCTCCGTAGCTTGTTGGTTAACGAGATGTAGTGCTTCATCTCCATTGATTGGTATCATGCTCCGCACTCCCCACCCTTGCTCAAATCGCAGGCGTTTCCAGCCTCTTCGAATATTTCACCCTCATGCCTCAATGCTTCATATAAAGGCATCGCGTTGAGGGGTTGACCGTCGCGTGCTCCATCAGGGTACACCGTAATCCCGCGCAGGCGGGGGAGGTATTTGATCAACATCTTGCCGAACGATTGCACGGTATCTTCGTTGTTAAGTGGCGATCCCCATTTAGGAAGGTTGATCGTCGACGAAATGGAATGGTCGACATACTGTTGAACCCACGCTTGGAACGAAACTCGCCGCTCCACATCTTCCGCCAAGGAGTACGCGTCTTCAATCAAATTTGACGGCACCCCCGCATCTAACAGACGCTTGGCTGTGGGGTCGACCACATACTGGTACTGCCATGAGGACCCTTTCAGATACCGACGTTTATATGCAGCACAAAAAATCGGTTCAATCCCTGTCGTAGTTTCCCCGATAATGCCGATGGTGCCGACTGGAGCAATGGCGCGGGTTTTAATGGGGTGAGATAAATCCCACTTGTCCGCATACCCGTTAACCATCAATCCCGACTGAGCGTAAATCTTCAAATACTCTTCCAAATCGCTGTCCGCGCCGTAGCGTTTATCATGCATCAACAACCATTCATGAATCCCCATCAAGCCGAGTCCGAGCCTGCGGTTCTTGGACCGAATTTTATCTACCGCAGCAAAAGGCACATCAGAGTAAACAGTGCCAGCCAATAGAAAAGCACTCGCCAATTCTGTGACTTCGCGCATCTCATCCAATGATTCGATACGCGCCAGATTAATAGACCCAAGATTACAGACATCGCTATCATCTGCACTAGTAACTTCTGTGCATGCATTTCGTAGGTTCTCCTTGGAATTTTTGCCGCAGTCAATCGAAAACCCCGGCTCCCCAGTCTTCAGCATCTGGCGGATCGTAGACCAGTAAACCGAGTGCGCTGAAGAGTGATTGGAGTGTTTCTCGTCCCCATACGCCAGAAAAAAATCGTCATCCAAACACACAGAGATGTTTGTTCCGTCCATCGTCGCTGGAAAATTATAATCTGCTGCTTTTAGCGCTCGAACTTCAGGTATCCAGTTTTTCAGTGTAATGAATTTATGGATGTCTGGATGCCACCAACTCAAGCCAGCCCAGATTGCAGATCGACGGCTCCCACCTTGCATAATAAATCGCCCGGATTCGTTCATCATCTGCATCAAAGCAATAGGACCTGTTGCAAAACCACCTGTTTTTCGAATCAGTTTTCCTTCTTCCCGTATTCCGCTATAAAATCCACCCTTACCGCCGCCCGTCATCAGGGACAAAACCCCCTTATGCATAAAGTCAGCCCAACCTTCACGACTATCTTCTGGGCGAAACAGAAAGCAGTTATTCACTTGATGAAAGAGGCGACCAGTCGCAGCAAGGTATCGACCACCAGGGATGAACTTTCTCTGCGCAACCAGTTGCTGCACCCGCGCCACTACAGACTTCGGTGCGCGCACTGCCCGCAGGACGTGTTTCGGGACGCGATAGGAGATATTGTGCCAATGCTCTAACGAACCGTCGTCCATCGTGTGAGCATATTTTTGGTCACAGATGGTCTGAGCAAAGTGACTTAGTGTGACTTTTGGTAGTTCAATCATGACATGATCTCCAAATATTTAATTGCCTGTGATAACCTTTGAACGCTATCTTTAAAGTGACCCAGGCCAAGGTTGCAGTTGTTACACAAAATTCCCCGAAACTTCTTGGTTTTGTGATCGTGGTCAATGTGCCATCCCCGACCGTTATGCGTCCGAGAGCCGCAACAACAACACCTCTTGGCCTTTTTAGATCGTCGTAATGCCAGTGGGCGGTCCTCTTTACGAATCGCTCGAATTGTGGGCGACACTGTCTTGTGATATTCTTTACATTCACTGCAAGTAGTCCACTTTAAAACCTTTCTTTTTCCGCACCGAACACACAAACCTTTTTGCTTCAGTTTCACCCGCCATTTAGGCCCGTATCGTTTCAAATACATGGTGTAGTACCCAGGATGATCTCGACGCCATTTGCGGCTACGTTCCGCGCCCGTCATCGCGGCCTCGAAAATGAGATGCTTTGTTTTTCTTCTGGTATTATATCGCTGTACAGAATCGGAATCAACTCCTTAAATTTTTGTAGGAGTGGAATCGTCGTCCGTCTAAAATCTGGGTGAACCTCCCTACAAACTCGACTCATGAAAAATTTTCTCCATTGCCGTAAATTATACGTCACGGCAATCGTCGAAGCCGTCGCATTCGGCAACACAGAACGTGCTATCTGAGGTGACTGTCCCATCTCAAGCTGTTCTCTATACGCTTGCTCTGCTCTCCACATCTCCGCGTTCCATGCCGCGCTCGCCGCAACAGGATCATCTCCCGCAAAAGACGGCTTGATGAATTCAATATCTTTATTTCCGTGATTCACGAACCTTGTCGACTCTTGGGTGTAGCTTCCGATCCGATCTCGGACCCACTCATGAGTAACTCCTCGGTCGACGCGAGCCACCACGGTGACGATACAATGTTCCACTACAGACCAATCACCATGTTGCAAGACAACCGCCGTAACAAACCTCTGCCATGAGTCCTCTGTTTGCTTGTCTTCGCTGCGATGGGAGATTCTCGCAAGGTATTCAACCCGACGAAGTAGTTTAACACCGTCTTCTCTGCATGTCAAATCCAGAATTTCAAAACTAGGTTCGATGATCTTCATGCTGTCCTCGGTCGATTCGTGCTCGGTGCCATCCCAGGATTCTTTTTCTTTGTTGCCGGTTCAACCACGTCCGCGTCAACGTCGGTGTATATCGTGCCGACCAATTTACGTTTCGATTGAGTCGCTCCTGCGGTCTCAGGCTTAACACACTTCCAACATGCCGCTTGCCATTGCCCGTCTTTGCGTTTAGCGTACCCACCCTCCGCGTCTCCGCAGAAACCACAGACGCCACGTTCTTCAGGAAACGTATACGCAACCGCCGCTTCTAAAGCCATAGAGTTGGCCCCTTCTTCCAGTTAACATATCCCGCGATGATGTCTCCATGACAATCGAGGGGTTTACACCAGCAACCAAGTGTATCATCAGACCAGATTACTTGCAACGCTTTTGCACGTAGCTCTGCCTGTTCTGGTGCGTACCAATATGCGGCGAATTTCTCAATCACTTCGGCGCGCGTGCCATCTTTATTGATCTGAAACGGACTATAAAATGGTGACGCCGACCAACCGCCGAATGACCTGCCGATATAGACCACATTAGGGTGAAGACGCTTCGGTCCTACTCGCACTTTCACAATTTTAACTGGCATGGGTAGCTCTCCTTCGGCGGGCTAAGATAATCGCTTCAGCCCCACCTTCCGACCAAAATGCACGCATATCTGATTTTGCATCTTTTCCGGGCAGGTCGTCAGTGTATTCCCGCAAGGCTTCTTTAACCTCATCAGCGGGGTATTTCACCAGCGCGTTAGCGACGCACGCCTTTGCGGGCAGCAGCCCCGTCAATTCATACGCCAGTGATTGCAAGTCCACGATGGCGGGGTCCTCCAGATTCGCGCGTGTCTCTTCTGGTGCGGACCCGAGTCGAGAGTCAATCACCTTCATATAATCGAAGATTGGATATTTCATGCGAGTCCCTGGTTCAATCCCTCGACACCATTCTCGGAAATCCCTCTCGACGGCGGGGGTCCCATAGGCTTCCGAAATCAGTTCCAATTTGAATTTTAGGTTGCGGAGACCGCAATGGGTGTTGTGAAGCTCCTGGGCGGCGATTCGGGGCAAACTTTTAATCAGAGACATGTTGCGCTCCTCGCGTGCAAAAGTGAAATACTTTTGCCAAAGTAGGATAATAAGCTAGAACCCGCTGATTCTAATGCAGTAATGTTTGGCAGAAGTGTGGCAGAAGTACTTCTGCCAAAGTAGGGACTTTCGCCAAGCTTGGCAGAAGTCTGTAGTTTGGCAGAAGTGTATTTGGACTTTGGGAAAACTACATATATAATAGAATCAATATAATAGAGAGATATTTCTACTTTGGCAAAAGTATTCTCCTGCTCCTGACTAAGATTCATGATCTACTCCCTCATAGCGAAACAAAGGCGAACGAGCCCCAACTTCGTGGGTGCCTTCGGTCCCTACTTCGTGCATTTGCGGCAGGGACCACTCCGACCGCCATAGTTTTTTTCGACCTGACGTGTCCTGGTATTGTGCCTTTTTTACCTTGAGTGTATCTGCAGCTTTTTCCAAAGTCTTTCGGCTGATTCCTTCTAAACCCATCGCTTTTTCGTATAGATCGTTGTTCCTTCGAGGAGTCCCGTCTTGTAACTCCTGTTCAAGAAATCTAATGGCTTTCTGCATAGAGAAGTCAGGACGACCCATCGGTTTTTGTTCTGGCTCTGCCTCTTCGGTGGCCAGCACAGGCACAAGGCGACCACTCTCGAACTGTAGGGTGAATTTTTCAGCAGGGGCATTGCGTGGGAGTATGGTTAATTCGCGCTGGGGGGCTGTACCGTCGTCTTCTTCGGAGAATTCGAGTACACAGACCGTTTCGCAGTTACGACCCCAGGCTTCGCTTCCTGACAGCTTATCTCGCTTGGCGGCATAATCCTCTCCGCGCTTGGTTTTGGGTGCCCCGACACTACATATCAGCGCGATATGAAAATGAGCCGCCAATTCTTGCAGGTGACGCATGAATGGCGAAACGACGGACTTCTTGTTGGCGTCATCGAGCAGCATATCCAATCCTTCGATGAAGATGATGTTAGGAATAGGATTCATCTTCTCGATCTGATTGATGATGCCCTGCACCGCCTCGGTGCCGAAAGCGAGCGGTAGTGGAGTCGTAGGTATGTCGGAAGGATTCAGGTTCAACCGTCTCATCGTACGGGTAAAAGCATTCCTACCCCTATCGTAAGCCAAAACCTGAAACACATATTTCTGGGTGCGGTGGTTGAGTACAGGCCATCCCTGTTTCTGTTTGTGGAGCATCTCAAAAATCCAAGTGGTTTTGCCTGTGCCACTCGCACCGCCGATAAGACTGATATCTCCAAGCGGAAACCAACCATCATCCTGCCCTTCGGCGGGCGCAATCACATACTCTCCATCTGGGTCAGGCAGAGCAGGGGTGTGAAACTCAATCGCCTCCGAAAGAGGCACAGGTTTGCCAGTACGTTCAGTGTCTATCGCGGCTTTGATGGTGCGATTTCGATAGTCTTCACGGTCTCGCCATTTATCCCGTTGTCCGAGAACTGAAGCCCCGAAGAACTTCTCCATCTGCAGAGGATTGTTTTGCGTGAGTGTAGCCAAACGGCGCATCAGCGCAAAATCTGCACTGGATTCATCACCCTCAAACGCGGAGATATCTCCCAGCCATAGAGACTTGAATTTCTTGTCTTTGTTCTGGGTGATTAGAAGGTAAGGTATGGATATATCTGGGATATTCGGAACGTCATGACCAAGAACCTTCTCCCCGGTCATCGTGAAGTATCGACCGCCCTCTCGACCATGATAAATTTCAATTCCTATATGCCCTTGGGAGAGTTTCCTACCTCCTTCCGGCAACACATCGCACTCTACAAACGCATGTAGTCCCGTGCCGCTGGGTGAAATCTCGGTATAAGGGCTGCCGAGAATCTTCAAAATCGCCAGCGCGTATGGGTCAATGATGCCTTTGTTCGTGATGGCATTGTCGAAATCAATTCCTACAAGGTTTGTGCCTCCAAGTTCAAACCCAATTCCATCATAATCGCCGCCCTTGAGAACATCCGCCGAGTCCACCGCTCGTTCAAAAGTAGTCCAGGTCACTAGGTCGTCAGCTTTAGCCATACCTCCTGTATTCGCATTAAAAGGGATTTTGGTAGACTTCCCATCTCGAACAAGGGATTTCCAACATACCCAGTTCGGACGCTGCCTGAGCGCGATAGGTATATCACTAAGCACGATGTCTCCTCGTTAAAAAGAATTGTGTTGGTATACTACTCGGATTCTTTGCCGAAGTCAAACTCGTCTAATTGCTTGCGGACGAGGAGCGCGTCACGCAGGTCGGAGTTATTAGAGCAAATGCCGCGCATGGCGCACATGGGGCATTTTTCATTTGGGAATCGTACGCCGGACTGCATAGGCCAGAATTCTTTTTCATTAGCCGCCGCGATGTTGATCACATCCCGTTTGATAGACCGTCCGATATCATCCGCGCTCTCAGGCGTGATGACCGCCATCTTGAATTGGACCCGCTGCTTGGTGATAATACTCTCGGGCATGAAAATGGAGTTTGCTTCAATATATTGTTGCCGCGCAGCCTCTACGGCTTTGCTCTTGCCAACAAACTTCGCATCCATATCGTCGACGATTTGGTGATTCTGCGTCACCCAGATACCAAAGGCATCCTTAAGCATAACGATAGCGTCCGTGCCCGCCTTCCAGTCCGCCCGCGTTTCCAACAACGTTACGGTATCACCCTTGGAAATTGAGCGCCCCATTTTGCGGAACCACAGAAACGCCACGTTGGGGTAACTTTTTACCCAGGAGTAGCTGCGAAGTTGCGGGTCCAGCACCGTCAACTCAGGAACATCCTTGCCTGATGTTTTTATGTCTATAATCAAGGGAGTAACGCCATCTTTCAATTGCGCAATCAAATCGATGTATGATGTGAATTCAAGTCCTGCCAGCTTTGTGCCTGGGAACACTTCGAAATGAGTCTCGACCTGAAAATCTTGCGGGTTGGTAACGACGTACGGGAATGTCGGGTAACGAATAGCATACAGCTTGATGAGTTCCTGTCCCGTTAGGTTCAGGCGGTCCCAATCCAAGTCGGATTTGGTGTACGTGTACGGCTTGTCTTTGCTTTCTGCCCACAGCCGTACGAATTCCGCGACCGCCCCCGCAACATCGAGACGGCGCTGGTGATAAAACGTAATTCCTTTCTCCAGCGCGATGCCGAAGAACGTGGATGAGCGCTGCACCTTCTCAGCCCACCCCTGCACGCGCTCCAGGTAATATTTGCGAGCGCAGTATGAAAAAGAATCGCCCCCGCTATATGAATGGCGGGTCACCGCGAGCCCCTTGGAGTTGATATAAAGATGGGCTTTCATGTCACTCATTGGAGATACTCCTGCACTTTTGGGATGAAATCTGGTGCGGCTTCATTGTGCTCATATGGTGGCGACGCGCTCCTCTTCTTGAATCTGCATCATCATAGAGAACACCAACGCGCGGTTCTTGTCTTCCGTCATCTTCCACACTTCGATGAACCGTTTGATGCTGCCTTGCTCGTTCGGGTATTGTTCATGCCACTTCAAAACAAACTTGAGAAAAGCGGGGCGGGTATGAAGAAAGTTCACAGCTTTTTCGGACCAATCTTGTTGATCCTCGTCGTCGGCGACCCTGTCAAGAATTTCAAAAAAATCATCGCCCAGTTCTCGCCCAGTTCTCGCCCATGTATCCGAAGGATTTCATCCGCCACGTATGGGTAGATGTTGTTGCTCACTGCTGAGTCGCGGCGATTCTGTTTTTCAAGTGGACTGAGTGATTTTCCTTTGCGTGCCGGGGTTGCGGGCGTAACCAGAGTGCAGATTAAGGGGTCGATGTTGTATTCGTCGCCGTTTGGACGCGATACTTGACAAGTGCCGTCCCCGTACTGTTGATCCACAACCACTTCTCCTAAAACGGGGTGCTGAATGATATCGCCTTTTTTCATAAAATCTCCTGCATCTAATAGATCACACTCGGTGCCGGAAGTCAAGCGAATAGTGTGTGCTGTTCCTGCAGTCGGTCCACTTCATCCGCATGATCTCTCAGTTGATCTAAAATTTCGTCGGTGAGATACCGTCGTAAATATGGAGACGGCGTACCTGCGAACGAAATACGCAACACATCGATTGGTCGCGAGATCGCCACAAAATAAATGCGCTTCTCCTCCTTTGGGTCACCTTTCGGGTGCGGGAATCCTTTGGCGCTTGCGCCGATAAGGTAGACGTTCTTCCACTCACCGCCCTTGGCTTGGTGGACTGTCGAAATTGAAACACCCTTCGGGTCGTTGCGTCGGTGCATCATCTTGTTAGCATATGTCACGAAATCTTTCGCCCTCGTGAAATCTTTTCCGATCAGGCGCAACACTTTCAGATTCTCCAGCGCATCGTTATCTTTTTCGGTCCGGTCCTCGACAGCGTACTTGGACTCGATACCGGGGATTGTGAGATTCAAACCCGCCTCAGTCGATATCAATGGATATGATTTGAGCGCTTCAATTGCTTTGCGGATTTCATTCTGTTTCCAAAACCCCGTCTTACCCATTAAGTGGTACCGAACGCCGTATCGATTGCACAGGCGCTCCAGCAGTCCCACCATACGGTTCGTACGGGCAAGGATGATCGAATTGAGCGGGTCTTTCTGCGCGAGCACCAGGGCGGACTCAGCTTCAGCGTCATCCGACCAATACATCTTCAATCCAATCGGCGCACCCTTAACGTCCCGCGCCGCCTTCATGCGCGCGAGTAGCTCTTTCGGTGTGTCTTCGGGCGCGTTCTCCCGCACAAAATCCACAATCGTCTGGGTGCTGCGATAGTTTAACCCAAGATAAAACTTTTTGCCTGCTGGGAACCACTGTTCAAAATTCGTGATGTTGTCAGGCTTCGCGCCACGGAAACCGTAAATCGCCTGATTAGGGTCGCCCACCACAGTGACATTGCCGTGCTTCTCTGCCATCAATTGCATCATCCGCCACTGGCAGTCGTCAGTATCCTGCGCTTCGTCGACAATCAAATATCGGGGCTGCCATCGTCCGCGCGCCTGCAGGTTGTTTTCCAGCAAATCCACGGAGTCTCGCAGCATGCTATCGAAGTCCATCCACCCTTCTTGTGCGCGGGTGCGCTCGTATTCCCCGTACGCGACGGCCATACTGTATGAATACTCTCGATCACACTCCAGCGCCTGCGTCGGGCTGATGTTTCCTCGGCGCAACTGCGCGATGAACCGATCCAGTTCTTTATAGTCGAGGTGGTACTTACGAACCAGTTTGCACATCAGTCGATATCGTAGCTCTGGCTCGACAGGTTTGCGCTCGGTCTCCGAACAAATCAAATATCCAAGACTGTGAAAGGTCGACACCACTCCCTTAACTTTCAGTTTTTTCTCAAGCGCGGTTGCCATCTCTTTCGAAAATGTCACTGCTCGAACATCTGCGGCAGAGACCCCCGCCGCTAACAGTGTGCGAATAAACTCCACCATTGTGGTGGATTTTCCGCTCCCAGGACCCGCAATTACCGAGCGCGCCCCTGTACAATCGTCAATAACTCTTTGCTGGTCTGTGTTCAGTTCAGGCAAGGAAACCTCCTTCAGACTAGAAAATTGGTCCGAGAGTTTATCATTCTTACTGGGTTACTCGGAGCGCAAGGGGCGACATGGGTCCGACTTTGGTTGTGCGTTAGCCCTATGCCCGCTGTCGCAGGCTAGCCGTATCCCTTGCTACGCCAGATCAGTGGAGTATGACTCCACAACTTCGACTAGAAGAGGATATCTTCCTCGTTGACTATCGCCGCAGCAGGAGCCGCCTGCCGTTGCGCAGGTCGTGCCTGTTGGGTTGATCGTCCTGTATTGCCACGATCTGTGGGTTTGTTGTCTGTCGGTTCGGTCACGAGACCTTTGATGTCTGTGACGTTTATCTCGGTGGTGTATTTCTTGACGCCCGCTTTGTCTTCCCATGAACGAGTCTGCAGCTTGCCTTCGATGTAGACCATGTCGCCCTTGTGGATGTACGGCTGAACAAACGCCTCAACCGAATTCCCCCACACAACGATATTATGCCACTCCGTTCGTTTTTGTTTTTCGCCCTGAGCGTCTTTATAGGTCTCGTCAGTCGCGATGCTGAAATTCGCAACCGCCTTATCGCTCTGGGTGTATTTAACATCTGGGTCTTTGCCCAAGCGACCAATCAAAATTACTTTGTTGACGCTATTGCTCATGTGAATTCTCCTCTAAGTATTTAAGTGCGGCTGCCAAAATTCGTGGGTTGTCTTTTGCCAATCCCAGTAATCGATTGCAAAGATGGCACAACAACCCTCGAACGATTTTAGTACCGTGAATGTGATCAACATGCCATGTACTTCTCTTCCAGCGACTACATCCTGTGTTCCCGGGGTTATCTGTTCCGCAAATCCGACAACGCCCGCGTTGCTGCTGAACCAAATCCTCAAACTGCTCAATTGTGATGCCATATCGCCGAACCAAAAACCCGTTGCGACGGCTGCGGGCGTTTCTATAGTACTGGTTGGATTTGCATGTCCGACAATAATCATCCAACCCATCTTCATTGCGCCGACTGTGAGTGCTATTGGTCGACGTTCGGATGGTTCTGCAACCGCAACAGAGAGCCATTACTTCTTCTCGTCGAGCCCGTTGTATTTGTTGACCAACTTCCCGAGTCCGACAAGTCCGTTCTCCAGTGTCTGCACCTGATCGACGCGGGCAAAGAAGTCATCCCATTGAAGTTTGGAAATTGTCTTCGCATCATCCGCCTTGGTGATGCTGATAAGGAAGACCAATAATTTGCGATTAATCGGCAGACCCTTGCTGGATTTCAACTTGCCCACCGTCGAAAGGTCATCGCCCAGCTTCTTGAACTTCGCGCGGTACCCTGTTAGTTCCGCCTCGGTCGGCAGATCATATTCGGAATCATCCCCAGGTTCACGACTCACAGCCTGTGCAGCCGAGGTCGTCTGTGGGACAGCCACAGGTGCTGCAGTTTTTGTGGCCTTCGCAGGGGCTGCCGTAGGGCGCGCAGTCGTATGGCGAGCATCTTGGAAACTGGGTTGATCATATGCGCCGCCACTCAAAGCACGTCCATCAACGGGTTCGTCAATAGAATTGTCGACCGATTCATCCGCTTCCGGGTCTGCTTCATCGGGCAACAGGGTTCCGTTTCGGAGTGCGTTTTTGGTCGCGCCTGTCTGAGCCTTGAAAATGCCTTTGTCGCCGCTATCTGCTCCGTCTCCTAAACCGCTGATCGTCTTGGTCTCGTCGGAGTCGGCATCGAAAAGCACAATCGTAGCTTTCACGGTTGCTGTGTGCATGTTTCCGCCGCTGTTGGTTTTGATGTCGTACGTCGTCAGCAATTCATAATTCGTTTCGGCATAGATGCCCCATTTCGCAAGCATCGCCCGAACAGGACGCATCACATCTGCCGCCCGCACGAATCTATAGCTCTGCTTCTTGTTCTCGCCCGCTTTATCAACGTGGTCGAGTTCGTTATAAATCTGAACTAGCTTTTGGCGCAGGTTCAATTTTGGAGAGTCGGTCATTTGTTTTCCTTTCGAGGATGTGCAATGGTACTTTGGTACTGGTAATTTGTCAACCCTTATTTCTTGTACACGAAAGATTCGTAGCCTTCCGCACCCAACAGCATCCCCGGAGCCCAGTCTGGAATTTGGCACATGCACCAAATCAAATCATCCAGCCGCAGCCCGAACATAGAATCGTCAACTTCCGCCGCGAGTTCGTCGTGGAACAAACCCCACAAAGAAATACCCATTTCATCAGCCAAAAACATACTGTTTAACAGATCGTCTCTCGCCATAGCTTGAATAGCGTTCTCACAAAGTTTCCCACCATATGTTTTGACGCGTCCCCATTTGTGGCGCTTTTTTATTGTCTTTCCGTCAACGCCCTGTGTTGAGCTATGTTCAACACCATCGTAGTAAATTGTCTGAACGGTGTAGGGACGACCTGTATTCTGGCTCGTCCGTGTTTCATCTTCCAGGGTTGCGTTAAGATAGTGAAGCGCGCGACCAGATGGCAGTTCCATCCGTATCATATATCCGCCACCATCCATCGGGACGCGCCGGAAGGTGATCACACACTGCTTGCCTTTGGTTGGGTGCTCGATCCATTCTTTGGCGCGTTTATCCCACGTCACTTCTCCAACTTTAACCACGCCACCGCGCTTCAAAACCTGCTTGAATGCTTCTTCCAGGTCGAGCCAGAAGACTGGAACTTCGGGGTATACTTCACGGAAAACTTTCACGGCTTTGTGTGCAAACTCTTTCGTAATATCGACGCCACAAACCGATTTCGCGTATCCCCACAAACCGCCCCGAACCTCATCTCCATATTCATTGATGTACATGTCGCCGCCGCCGAGACCATATCCTGCGCCCAGCACAGCAGGCTTCGCATTCTGTCTGTTATCTTCGCTCCCTGCGGCATACTCTGCCCAAGCGTCCGCGTACGAGGTATTGCGCAGCTTGCAATCAAAAGCTAGGTACGGGTCGCCGCCCTCCGCTTTAGTGTGATGAAAGACATCCAGAATTGCATCACAGCCCGCCGCCCAACCCAGAAATCGGTTTTCAATTGCATTCTTGTCGGCAACGAGAAACTTTTTCCCCGGCTTCGCTTGAAACAGCGACCGCAACAGTGTGATGACAAACTCCACTACCGTGACCGAGTCTTTCGGGTCTTTAGTGTTGGTGAATTCCGCCACGATACCGTCGTAGTCTTCATTCTCCAACAGGTCGAGAGCCCGCGTCAGCTTTTTCTTAACCGCTTTTTCTCCGCGCGGGAGGTTCTGCACTTGAACAGAGGTGTCTTCCCCGCCGCCGCTAGCCCATCGTCCAGTACGCGCAGCACCCATGTAGCGAAACTGATTTCGGAGACGGTCGTCAGTAGAGAGAAGGTTTAAAAACTTTTCAATCTTTGTGTATGATGATTTGCGTGCGGAGGATCGGATTTTCAACGCCTCGCGGCACTCCACGGTAATAGGTGATGTTGGATTTTTTAACTCAGCCTGCACGGTTGGAGCCCGTAGAGAATTCCACGGATATCCTCGCGCCGTAACCCACTCTTTCATTTGCACATCAGAATTCGGATTCGCGAGCCCAGTTTTCTCTTTCAACAACTTGCTTTGGATATCTTTAAATTTCAACGCCAGCCGCAACCCTTTCTCAGCCAGATCGCGACGCCCAGGCATGCCGAAGGCATTGATTTTTTGATCTAGCAGCCACCCCTGCCATTCGCGGTCAGGAAAACCTATTTTACGCAGGCGGTGCCATAATGCACGCTCTGCCCGCACGTCCTGCTTGCAGTACTCGATATATTCAGCGAACTCTCTAGGATGGCTGTTGTGGTCACGGAATAGCGGTGGAGAAATTCCGAACAGAGTCACTTCGCCGCCATGACTGACAGGTTCGCAAAACATGAACTTTAGTTCATCGCCGCGCGGGTCCTTCTGTTCTTTCATTTTCAAAATTTGGGCGACATCATCCAACCTGCCCGGAAGAGACAAATTGTGGGCAAGCACAATCGGGTCGCGAAATTCCCATAGCGGCACAAAGAAGCCCTCGCTCATATATCGCGCGCCAAACAACACATATTTTGTGATGTTGTACTCGAACACAGAATTCCACGCCACTTTGAGGATGTTGGAGTTTTGCAAAGCGTCGAGCAATTTCTGAGGCATCGGACCGAGATGAGGCAGCCATATCTCAACCTCCTCATCATCAAGAGCCCAACCAAGCATAGAGATGCCCGTTGACGGGTGTTTGGCGTAGTTGTCGAGTCCGACTTCGCGCAGGTCTACGAGAGAAAACGTCTCATAGTCCATGTGTAGAAATTGATAGGCCACAAGGGTCCTTATGCTCTGGAACTAATTTCATCCCAGGTGTGGATATCACACAATGCTTTTTTTACTTGGTCCCACGAATCCCAGTGCGTCACTTGCGGAAGGTAGTGGAAAATATTCTCGTGGTCCTGCCCAACCACGAGGATTGGCATGTGCCGCGTCAGTCCGATACCAATCGCAATGCCGAATTCCACATGCCGCCCGCCTCGGACTATGGTTTTGGTTGGATCGGTGTGAAATACAAGAATATCCGCAGCCACCACGTCTTGGATATCCTGAAGGGCATATTGCTGATGCTCTTCTTTCGTTATCTCATGCATTTGAACGGTCGGCTTGTGTTTTTCATTGATCCAACTGGAGGTGATTTCAATTCCCACCACCCGCAGTTCGGTAGCGCGCTCTTGAATGACATCTTTCATGACATATGGTGCCGCCAAGTAAACTTTAAGCATTTCCCCTCCTTAGAATTTTTTCCCGCCCGCTCCCGCCCGCGCCTCCCTGGTGTGATCCTTCCGAGTGCGATTGTACTCGTTTTTGGCTACGATAGCCTCTGCCAAACGCAGCTTGCGGTCATGGGCATAATTCATCAGCCGAATAACTCCGTCGGCGAGTTCAGCCTCTTCCGCCGAGAATGCTGGGATGTGGTCGTCCGCTCCCTTGGTCTTCCTGACCGCTTCGAGAGCTTCACTGATCTCCCCGATTGAGAGAGCCAGCTTCAAGCCGACTCGGGCTCCCTTGAACATGTCAATAAGAGGTAGAAATTGTCGGGCTTCATCTAATCCGACAGAGTGCGCGTCACCCAGGAACCTCGCCAGTTTATCAATCAAGACTTCCTGATCTACGAAGCCGCTGTTTTTGTTGATCTCAGCAGCATCATTTTGAAGGTCATAAAAGCTGTTAACGAAGCGGTACTCGCGACTCTGTTTATTCAAATCGTCGAGTGTGCGAATATCCTTGACTGGGTTCTTCATCGCTTTTTCTCCTCGGGCTCGATGGAGCCCCGTGCAATGGGTGCCCCTTCTGCTTCAAGTTCGAGTTGCAGCAACGCCAGCGCACGCCATGCCAGCTTTGCGGAGTGCCGCATGCCGTCCGTGTCGATCTTCCCGCGCTCCAAGAAATGGCGAATAATACAATCGTCTTGGTCGGTGGATTTGCCGCGCGCCCAGTGTAGTGGCTGCCCTGGGTTGTGTTGTTCATTGCCTGCAAAGGATACGCGGGCCACTTCACTCAAAGCCGAAGGGAAATAATCCAAGACTCCGCTTGCGATGGGAATATTTTTGCGTTCCTGAGCATCGGAGGACAGAACCGTTTTTTCTACCGCAGGCACGTCCTCAATATGGTCTGTGTATGAGAGGTCGCAGATACAGCACCGACTCAAGCCGTTGGTCACATACCCATGTTTTTTGGGATCGTCTCGGTATTCTTTTGAAGTGATCACTGGTCACCTTTTCTTGAAGAGGAGGCTACGTAATTCTACCTCAAGTGTGGTGGCAATGTCAACATGATTCACGAGGAAAACACGCGCGTTCTCTGCGCCCTGTCCGATTTTCTCACCTTTGTAGTTGAACCAGTTTCCTGTTTTGGTGATGATGTTGTTGGCTTCGCCGATTTGCAGCAAGTCCCATTCGCGCGATATACCGTGACCATAAAGAAGATGCACCTCAGCCTGGGTATGCGGCGTAGCGACTTTGTTTTTTACGACCTTGATCCGTGTCTCGGCTCCAAGGGTTACGTCGCCGTCTTTGAGCCAGCCGAATTTGCGAATGTCGAGCCGCACCGATGCGTAAAACTTCAACGCTCGTCCACCTGTGGTGGTTTCGGGACTGCCGAACATCACGCCAATCTTCTCTCGGATTTGATTGATAAAAATCAAAATAGTTTTTGTTTGATTCGTCATCCCCGTGAGTTTGCGCAGCGCTTGCGACATCAAGCGCGCCTGCAAGCCCATCTGTGGGTCGCCCATATCGCCTTCCAGTTCCGCGCGTGGAACCAAGGCAGCCACCGAGTCTACGACGATGATGGCAATCCTGCCCGACTTAATTAAGGATTCGGTGATCTCCAGCGCCTGCTCTCCGTTATCGGGCTGGGACACTAGCAAGTGGTCGACATCAACACTCAGCTTACGGGCATAGACGGGGTCGAGAGCATGCTCCGCATCGATAAACGCAGCCTTGCCGCCCAATTTTTGCGCTTCGGCAATGATGTGGAGCGCCAGCGTCGTCTTCCCGCCAGATTCAGGTCCGTAGATTTCAACAACCCTCCCGCGAGGGATGCCCCCGACGCCCAGCGCCACGTCCAACGCAAGAGAAGAGGTGGAGATTACGTCGATGGGAGCAAACGTTTTGCTTCCCAGCATCATGATAGCGCCCTTGCCATGCTGTTTTTCAATGCCTGCCATTACTTCGCTAAGGGATTGTTCTGTGTTGTCCTTATCGTTGCTCACTACGTGCCTCCAGATGAATGTTTTCTTTGTTCCACTTCAGTTGATCTTCGATTTCTTGAACTTGCCACTCAGCTAAAATCCGTCTGGAGCCAGTACGGAGTTGAATTCTATCCATTTGGCGTTTGTGGCTGCGACGGTTTCGTGCTGCGCATGGATCACACAAATAGCCATGAGTGTTAGGTAGCGTTCCACACACCACGCAAAATCTCTCTGCTTTCCGTTTGGAGTATTCAACTGCATTTGGCATGCTCAATGCCTCCGAAACTTGTTTATGCCTTCCAAGCTTTCTCGTACATGGTGATGATGGTGCGCTTGCCGTTTTCGTAGACAATGCAATGACTATGTGTCCACGAACTAGGTCCTGTGTTGTAGCCCATCCGAAACTCTGTGCTGGTTCCGACCGCGTAGAGTCCGTTCCAGATTCCCGCACTGTGATAGTGTCCGACAACCGATGGTCGACCGACCTTGGCGAGAGCCTTCGCAGACCCGCGCGATCCATTGGGACCTAAATCTCCATGTTGGCCGCATTCAAGCTGCTTGTCGCACAGCAAGAATGATTCATCCATCGCAAGGAACTGCGCCGGAAGAGTGAAGTGGGTGTATTTGCGAATCAAATACTCAAGGACGTTCAGAGGCTTCCCAAAAAGCCTCTGCTGCATGAGGCGAGAGGCGTTACCGTCGTGATATATTTCCAAGTTGCGCGCGTCGTCAAAGTGCGGGTCAAATTCATCGAGCCAGCGATCCAGCCAGCGGTCGTGATTCGAGTTGACCACTACAGTCAACGCGTTTGGGCGGCAGTAGTGCTGAAGTACCTCTGCAGTCACTTTCAGTTCATTTTCGACGACCGTCAGTTCACGCAGCGAGGTTTTGAATCTCTCCAACGGTTTACGAGAGGCGTGATGATTGACGGATGCGCCTTCCATCAGGTCGTGAATGAAGATATGTTTCGGACGCAGAGTGTCGATCATGTTGTCCGCCACTGTGGCCGATAGAGCCAGAACTGTTTCATCAATGATTGTAGCGTGAATGTCTCCGAACACGATAGCTTCCACGCGATGCCCATCGGTGACTTTCCCGTGCTCGACCTTCAACGTCAGGTCATATATGGTGCCGCTCCCATCCTCTGCATCAAGTTGGCGGACCTTCCAAACACCCAGGCTATCGACTTCGACAATCAATGCACCGAAGGTGTGGTGAAATTCTGCTACGAGTCCCGCCCGCATGTGGATATAATTCTTTTGTGTTACCGTCCCTGTGGCATATATCAATTTCGCTCCGCTACCTTCCGTTGCCGCCACTGAACGCATGGCTATAGTGGAGTGCGGGAAAATACATGATTGACGACCCGCAAAATCCTCGAAGCCGCGCAATGGATCACCAGCGGTCGGGATGATATTGGATTCCCCGCACCATACCAACCCCTTGCCAAGCTGCACTCGTGCATCCCTCGTAAACTCTTCGAGGCGGGGATCGTACCACGGAGAGTCGTGGTCACTCTCGTCGGCAGTGTTTGGTTTTACGGACGCAGGACCGTACGCACTTTTGTTGTAAGTGAATCTCCCAACAACCAACTCGGCGTTATAGTGCGCTCTCAGCGCCAGGAGGTTTTTCCACAATCCTTCATGCAGGTTAGTGTTGTTTTGTGCTGAGGTGATGATATACCGTTTGATGGTGTTGCCGCTCGGCAACTTCACAGGATCAGCCACTACGCCGTCGATAGTTCCCGCCTTAAGCGGCTTCGTTGGTTTCTTCGCCTTAACGACCGCCTGTTTTCTCTTTACGTGCAGCTTACCCATTGGACACCTCCGTGGTGACGCCATCACAAATCTGAATAAACTTCTCGCAAAGACTGCGCAGGTCTTGCTGAACATCATCGCGCAGCACAGGTTCTTCGGTATTTTCAATATCTGAAATGAAATTCTCCAACGCCATCCGAACCTTGTCGCCTTTTTCATCCAAGCTTAACTCCTGATGAAATTTAATGTTCGGTTTCGCTCTTCGAGGTTTTTTCCCGAAGTTGGGATCGAAATTATGAGACCACGCCTTGATTGTCGAGATAGGGTCTTTTATCGCTACCCCCTTCGGTGCATTCGGGTGCAGCCCTGGAATAAGGCGATTCAGAATGTAATACGTTTGATCGCCCAGAGGTACTCCTCCAACCGCTTCGACCCGCGCCCAAAAATATATTGCGTAGTCAATCTCCCTAATCTTTTCGACTTCGGGGGCAAGCGTGTGTTGGGAAATGGCCATATCCATTTTTCTTAAATCAGGAACAACATCGTTTCGGACTCCCATGAGTCGGGATAGGTCCGCATCCAACTCAGACGACGGATTGGCGTACGCGGGTCCCAGAATGGAGACGGCGTGGACAACAGCATGCATCGCCCACTGGGTGCAATTGCTGTCGACAGCGTTGTTATCGTCGAGGTAAATCTTCCCAAACTCCTTGTCAGTGCAATCGTCATAAAGCTGAATATCAATCAGCCCGTCGTACTGGAGTTCATTCAGCGCCACGAGCCTGTTATTCCCGACCGCCACTTGAATTTTTCCATTCGGTAGAAGACGACCTTTTAAGATCGCAACCCAACCCTCAAAACTTATGCGTAGTTTCGCCAGATCGACCTTTTCACGAGTGACATTACCTTCACGATCAGGGGAGTGAACTAGCTGACTGCGATGGACGGAAACGCGGGCTCCGATTCTCATGCTACCTCCGGGTGAATGTTTTCTTTATTCCATTTTAGTTGAGCTTCGATTTCGAGAACCTTCCATTCAGGTTCAGTATGCCTAACACCTGTGCGTTCTTGGAATCGGTCAGTCTGACGCCTCGACCGCGCGAGATCAGCGGCAGCACAAAGTTCGCATCTAATCCTATCTGCACGTCGTGGCCTTTTTCCGCAACTATGACAAAGACCCGCTGCTTTTAATTCAGCCCCTTTAGATGCATTTGGCATGCTCAGTGCCTCCCTAGAATCCTGTATAGATTTTGATGACTTGGCGAGTAATAAATCCAGTGACAAATCCACCAATAAACCAGTGAAATTTAGACTTACGTGCCTGAGCCTTCAGCAAATTCTTATCATCAGTGCATGCCTTGATCTCAGACTCGTTCACAACGTTCAAGGCGTCGATCTGCTTATTCAAGCCGCCATTCAGGGTCGTTAACGTGCCGATTTGAGTCTGGTCGTTGGCTACAACACTTTGCTCGTCTTTAAGGTCAGCCTGCAACGTCGGTATGCTCTCCAACTGAACTACGGTTTCTCGCGCTCCCGCTGGAGTAATCAAGAGCGCGTCGGGGATGCCCTTGCCCCCAGGCTCTACCAGTACGGACTCAGGAGCAATATGGAGCAAGGTCGTCCAGCGCAACGCCAATTCATTGGGAGGAAGCGTACGGTCGGTATTCTGTTGGTTTTGTGTGGCGGTATTGCGCGTCGCCTGCGCCAACGCCAGCGCCTTGTTGGATTCGGCAAGCTGGGTTGCAAGTTGTTGGTATTGCGCTGCCGCTTTTGCGTTCACATCCGCTTGTTGGTTGGCGGCGGACACATTAGCCTGTAGCGTCGCATGCGCGAGCGTGTCCGCGCGTTGATCATGCGCTTCCCAAGCGCCAATCACGCGACCGTAAAAGTGCAAACCCACCAGCAAGCACACCGCGATAATGATGAGACGTTCGTGTGCTTTGAGAAAGGTGCTAATCGCATTGAGAGGATGTGGGACGGCGATAGGTTCTGGGGTCGTTGACATAATGTCTCCAGTGTCGGAAAGTACTATAGTTTAAAGTCTGTCGGTTTGTCAAGTGTTTTTAATCGAGCCCGTAAATAATCGATCACAGGGAGGAGATTTCCAGGTTGGTGCGCGGCGTTAAAAAACTTCTCGATGGAGCCCAGGCCACGATTACATTTGAAGCAAAGAATGCCCCGCACCGACCACGCTTTCGTTGCGTCTTTCACACTCGCGATAGCAGACTCTTTGGTTTTAGCGTATCGGGAATACACCGAATTCCGTCTCTCGTCATAAGATATCGCAATCCATTTCAACCCCAGCGCCAGCAGCCGTTGGTCTGTCTCGCGAACGGCTTGGACAAAGAAATGGAAGTGATCCACGTTCGGGGGTCCGTACGCGTCGAGCGCGCCGCCGCAAATTGCACACAATCCTTCTTGTTCGTAAATCCTTTTGTCGCGCTCTTCCAGAGTAATGCCATACTTCTTCTGAAGTCTTTTGTCTTGCAGGATGAGTTTAGCTTCGGCGGTGACTGGCTTGCGAGCAGCTTTGGGTTTAACGGCACTCATGGATTTTAGTGTATCGCCGAATACTCAGTTCGTCAAGGCTTCTTTAGCACGCTACGGATTTCGTCGCCTGAGAGATGCCCCCTCGTTGTGATGTGCGTTGCCAAGGTATTGATGTTCTGGCGAACAGCAGGGTCGGCAAGCAGTGCGGTCACGCGCGCCTTTGCTTCAGCCTGTTGTTGATTCGCCTGTAGCATTTGGTCAGTACCAAGAGTATGACCCGTTATCAAACGACCAATATTAGACATCGTCGATACCGCGCCACCCCCTAATATGTCTGCCCGTCGCGCTTGATCTGGTCCGACATGCTTGGCGGTGGTTCCTCCTGGCTCTACCATCCCGCCCGCGTAACTCACCGCGACGAGATTTCGGATTTCCTCTGGAGAAAGCTGACTGGCTTCTGTTTTCCCCGCTGGCGGCGCTATGTTGGTGTATCCTCCCGAGTCATCCAACCCAACACCCTGAACAGCCCCGGGGCGCAACATCTCGCTAATCACTACATGTCCTGCTTCATGCTGCGCGGTATTGAACCGCGTATCTGGATCACTCATGCTTTCGGCGGCATTGAGGTTTTGACGAAACTTTGTTGGAATTTTCCCACTGGGTTTATTAAGACCATGGAGCGCTTTAATTAAACCCTCTCCTGTCATCTTCGGAACGTTGGATTTTACACGCGCGGGCGCGATGCGCTCTGGTTCATTCGCCCCGAAGTCAAATGAGGTGTCGCCCTCGTCTACTTCTGGTTTCGAAACTGGCGCGGGAGTTGCTCCTCGATTTCCTGATCCAGTTCCTTTGGTGGATGTCCCGCGAACGCCAGCATCAAATAGTTTTCCCTGGTCACTGGTACTCCCAGTCTTTCCAGTATTTTCACGGTTCCATCGCTCTGCGAAGTCCCAGATTTTGTTGCGGGCGTCGTCGGCTGTGATTTTTCCATCGGAATGTTCCTTCCATATTGCATCTATCGATGCAAGATTTTCCTTCGTTTTGAAATCGTCCGTAAAGACATTGCGAATTTCTACCCATGTAGGTGATTGTAGTCTACTCGGGATTGAAATGCCAAGCTCTTTTGCAGCCAATCGATACCCAGCATCGTGCAAAGGGTAAACACCGCTTAATCCGTGCGGTCCATTACTGATCGTGCCGAAATTTGATGTGACGCCAGGATTCTTTCCTGACATCGGGCGCAACTGCGCAATGTTAACCGCGTGGGTGTCGATGGTCAAATATCGCGGGTCATCTGGCGCGAGTTGGTTATTATAGAAGTTGCGAACCTTGTGTCCATAGCCCAAACTCGCGCTAATGTTCTCGGGCGATCCGTCCTGTAGAATGGAGATCGCTTTTTGAATGTGGTTCTGGAAACTCCATCCGAGGTTTTTATTGGTCACCCCATCGATGTTTTTCGCGAATCCTCCCGAGGTCCCGTCAGGATTCCAGGTCTGATATGAGCGTGGGTTGTGTCCCTCGTCATATAGCCGCAGCCACCATGCCTTATCTTCGATGTTTGGGAGTTCAGCCAGCGTCTTTCCCTCTAAACCCTTGAAGAGTGTTTTAAATTTCCCCATGGCGGGCACAGTGAGAATATCATCCGCCGCTTGACGCATTTCAGGAGTGAATTTGGTCTTCTGTTGGTTCTTCCAGATGCTGGCAGTGCGTTCCGCCATCGCGGTATTTGCATCCCAGTCGGTCATGGGAGATTCCACTGACGTGACGCCGAATATTTGCGCGGGAGTGTATCCATGCTGCTTCGCGACTTCGAGACCGCGCTGATGCGCGCCAACAGGATACCACTGCTCGTCTTTCTTGACGTTCTCGGGCTTCAATTTGTTGAACACGAATTTCGTATTGTCCGCAACGTGCCGAATATATGCTTCGGCAATCGCTTGCGCGTCGCCTCCCTCGGGAGCCTTGAAACCTGGAGTAGCAATGATCTTATCCACCATCTTCTGCATGTACCCAGGCGCGGCTTTAGCAGCGTCCATGTCAGATGTGAGCGCCTGATTGGTGTGGTCTTCGACATCTACACCCTTGACTTTGCGCGAAGGTACGCGGGTGCTGACTGTCGGAATATCGGCGCTCTCGGGCGGCGCGGCTGGTGCTGCGGGCGCGGCGGCGGTACCGCCGACAGGCACTGCGCCAGTTCCACCTGTGTTGATTTCTTCGTTGTTTTTCAAGCCGAAGATAGCTTTTTGGTCGTTCGCTTTTCCTAGCGCGATAGCTTTCTCGCGGTCGGGCATCGTCGCGACGACATCGAGCGCGTGCGTATCGTTCGAGGTGTCGTGCCAAGTGCCGATACTCTTTTCTGGGTCCTTCAACAGGTCTGCGTTCTTTTTGGCAAACGCTTGAATATCTTTGGTGGTCGGCTGATGATCCAAAACTTCTCCGCGTTCGGGATGTGCCGCTACCGCGTAGTTATCAGTGCCTGCTAAGTCGCCTTGGTGAAGGTTGAAGGTAGAGCCACCGTTGGCAGTGTGCGCATCAACAATCTGCTGCGCAATCTTAGGCGTCATGGCTGCAGGTTTCTTGACTTCAGCCGTAGTCAATGTGCGCTCGGCGTTCATCGCCTTATCAAGACTGCCGTTGTACTTGTCGATGAAGTCGTCTACTGAAAATTCGTAACCATCATCGTCATTTTCGATGACGATATTGGCGGGATGCTTATATTTACCTCCCGTTTTAAGATCGCGGGAATCTAAGAGAATATCGTGCTCAAGGGCTGCTTTGGTTTGTGGATTCAGTTCTCCACGAATATCATAGGACCCTTGTCCGGCTTTACGCACATACCCCGCCTTTAGTACCTCATCGAAGGCGTCAACATCAAGGGATTTTTGAGGATCGCCATAGCCCATCAAACGATGGGCGGCTTCCATGTGGGAGGTCTCGCCCTTCTGGAATGGATCAAATTTCCCTGCCGGGGTGATATACCCTACAGGTGGGTTTTGTTTTAATTTTGCAGGTTTTTGGGGGCTTCTGGATTTTTCTTCCGAGACTATACCTTCTTCTGCGGGAACGCCTTCGCCAGTGCCTTGCGCACTTCCGCTTTCTCCTCGGGTGTCTGCTGTTTCGCGTCCTCCAGCAGCTTGTCCATTAATTGCTCCGTTGTTAGGCTGTTCGGCTCCATTTTGAATTCTCCTTTGAGCTTCCGCATGCATATTTTGCAATCTTTCGGGACTGTAGTGGTACTGCCGAGACAGCCCTGCTTCTCGAACATTCGCGTTCTCTTTGATGATATCAGAAACTTCAGGCTTTGCCAAATACGCTTTCCCGTCTTCTATCGCTTGGTGCATATAATCAAACGCCTGTTCGTGACTGACGCCTTCCGCCCGCAGAAAGCTATACGCCCGTTGACCATCCGAACCGCGAGTCGCGATGTTGAAATTGTGATTGGTGCTGCGCGGCAGATCATTGAAAACTTCATCTGCAGCTATGCCACCCATGAATGTGCGAACAAGCATGGGAATTTTTTCGGGGTATGGGTGTCCATTAAAATTAAACACACCCGTCGCGTCCCAATCAACCGCCGCCCGCATGTTCCTCCCGCCTTTAGGGTGAGTCGAGCTAATCATCGCTTTCACGCCCATGCCTTCATTCTGTCCGACCAAGGCATGTCCAAGTTCGTGGCGGATAGTGTGAACCACAGGGCGGTCTGCGGATGCAGGCATTGTGGCGAGGTTCTTCGTCGGGACGGAATATTCAGTTGACAGTGCCTTCTCTTCAGGCATGGTAGCCAAGCGCCATTGATGTGCATCTGGGAATTTCTTTTGCGCAAGAGCTATCGCTTGCTTGGGGGAGTGCGCGTCAATTTTTTCGGTATGAACCTCCCCGTCCGTATTGGTGTCGCCTACGCGATCTGTGATTTCCATTTCGTATGTTTCTTTATGTGGAGTTTGCAGTTCACTGGTGACAAGACCCGCTTGTTCTGGATGCGCTCCGATTTTTTTCAACGCGTCTTCTACTTGATATGGTTTCACCTGCTCGATAGTGGTGCTGGCGGTGTCTTTGTTTTCGGCGTTGATATCTGCGCGTTCCAAAACCAGATTGCCGTTTTTACCCATAGCCTGCACGGATCGCTGTAGTGCGTCCACTTGTTCAGGCGTCACGCCACCTGCAGGAACTGAAACATGCAATGTTTCTCCCGCCTTCCCTGTCGAGGGACGAATACGCAGCGCACCTGTGTCATTTAGAAATCGAACACGATTATCAGGGTCGTACGCAGCCCCACCGACCGCTTTTGCGACAGCTTCAGGATGCCCTAGCCCTCTAGGCAAGCGCACGAATTTCCCATCGGGTGTCACGAAATGTGCTGCGCCAGTAACCTGCGATGCGTTTTGGTGAACCGTCACACCTGGAAGGTCTATGACTTTTTGCAAATCTGGATGATAAGTGACAGCGGGTGCGGCTGGCTCAGGCGTTTTTCCTACAAACTTGCCGCCCGATGATGCGAAGGCGTCGGGCTGGGGTCCAACGCCATAAAATTTATCGACAGCGCGCCAGAATTCTCCTGGTTTATCTGTCTCACCCGAAATGCGCTCACCGCTCTTATTGGTCAAATCGTAAATCACTCCCTGCTTGGCGATGTCTTTTCCGATTGCCGCACGTTGCGCTTCGGTAGGAACGTCATTTGCATGGAAGAGAACACTCCCGTCACGCTCTAAATTTCCGATTCGGATATTTCCTTTGGCAAGATTTTCAAGCCCATTCTTATGGACTTCATCTTGAGGGTCAAAAGTCCCATCGGTATTGAGCCACGCTTTACCGCCGCGCCCCATATCCCCGCCATTGCTGGTGCTGTCATAGGGGAGTTTGTCCGTGCTTCTCGCCCTGAAGGCAAAACTACTGTCTTCAGGAAGTGTGCGGTTAACGCCTCCCACTCCCGCCCGTCGCCCTTGCTGCGCAGGAATCTCGGTAGGTTTTGGAGTTGCACCGCGAACTTTCTTGCCTTGAATCTTGTCGGACATGAGAAGGTCTTCGATGGGGTCCGCTGCGTTCGCGACTTTCGCCTTGGCGTCCGCCTGCATCTTAGCTTGTGAATCAAGTTGTGTAGCGGCGTACTCTTGGACTTGCGCTTCAGGGATGCGCTGCGGAATAGAAACACGGACGCCGTTCTCGTTCTCAGCCCATTTAGTTCCATTACTGTCGGTGGTAATTTTTGCTTCTGGCGCGGCAGCGGCGGATGCCGCTTTTGTCGGAGTCGGACCCACCAACTTACCGCCAGACGCAGCAAATGCATCAGGGTCGGGACCAGCGGGTTTGGATACGGGATGATCAACCGCAGGAGTATTATTTTTCAGAATGTCGCGGATTTCGGAGATATTGAAATTGGTAATGTGTTGGTTGGAGTATCCTAACTTCTGGAGCGACTTAACCGTATCCCGATTCATTTCGGGGTGTGTCTCTTCAGGTTCGGGAGCCGCAGGTCCTTGCGGAGCCTTAAACGTTGATGCTTGGTCGGGCACGCCGCTGCCCGTAGTCGAGTCCAAAATCTCTTTCGCGCCTTCCGCGCCGTGCTTCGCAGCCAACAAACCCATAACGGTATCCGCGCCCATGTGCGTCAATAGTTGTTGCGCTTCGGCAAACGCGTCGTCATGTTCTTGCGTCGTCTTTGCGTGCTGGGCTTTATCTACCGCCGCTTTTAATGCAGGATACTGGTCGTACACTCCTACAGCAATTTGACCTGCGAAAAGACCCGACAACACTTTGGGAATGAGTCCCGCTTCGCCTACTCCTGCAGTCGCCGCAACGGTCGCGAGCGTGGCGGGAGTTGCCAAACCACTAGCGGCATCGAGCGCCCCTGCAACGACGGGATGTTCGCGCCGCTCCTGGCTCGTCATAACATCTGAATCGGGGAGAAAAGATTCTTTACCGTACTTGGGATCGTAGACAGTTCGGGACGAATAGTTAGGAATATTCTCCGTGATGGCTTCTTTGGCTCGCTGCAGTAAAGGTTTATGTGCTTCCTCAATAGTCGGTCCCGTTGGATGCAGATTCACCTTGAGGAATGGAGCCCTCTTGTCTTTGGCGGGGTCGTAGATCGCAGCGGTGTCTGGGTCAATTGGAATTGATGCAGACACAGTTGGGTCCGTAATCGGAATCGAGTCCGGTATCGGAGGTGCCGCTGGAGTAACTGGGGTATCTTCTGCCACAAGGTCTCCGAATTATGGGTTCAAGATGTGCAAGTTCGGGTCTGCCACGCGCGCGGCATCTATGTTTTCGTGTGGCACGTCGTAAACTCCACCGTTGGTGCTCAAAACCCTGTGATGCCCATCAGGAATCGCTGGGAAATGGGGCTGCCCATCCGCCCGTGGCGCTACAGGAGCCGTTGGAGCCTTGGATGTCTTCTTACCCTTATCTGCGCCTGAAGTCGCTCCTGCAGCCGCTGTAGGCTCTTTCTCAGGGGTCGTAGCGGCAGTGGTGAACGCCTTTAGCAAGTTCGGGTGCGATTCGGCAATCTCTAATGTCTGGGGGTCGATAGCCGCCAGCCGATGCACGGCGTCCGTCACTTTGTCGACAGGCGGCGTGGGGGGCATAGACGCCTGCTTGGCTTGGAACAATTTATGCTTCGTGTCGTCAGGGATCGCCAACGTCTGCAGATGCGCGGTTAACGCAGCGGGGTCCTTCTGGTAGAACGCGTCATGTAAATCGGCGCGTTGGTCATCGGACAGAGTAGGATCGCCAGACAAAACAGGCGCGGCGTGATCCATAAATGGTGATGTTGGTGAAGACATTAGGAAACTCCAATCTCAGGTTCAACGTGACCCAGCAGTACTTCAAAATCAATCTCACCTTTTTCGTCCATATAAACGCCGACGATGCCCCCGGGCATAACCGCTTGTTTCACGTCGTCCAGCCCCATCAGGGATTTTATCACGGAATTGTGAATGAAGCAAGCAGTAGGCAGCGCATTATACGGCGCGCACAAATATTGGAATATTACCTGCACGCGGTCGTGAAGTTGGTTGCGACTCTCGCCGCCCGGGATGACCAAATCAGGGTCGTCCAGATATTTTTTGAACGCGGCAAGGCGCTCGGGAGTCTTCTCCTTGCCCGTAAATTCTTCGGATACATTCCACGGTCGGATGTTCGGGTCGCACGCCATAAATGGGCAGCAGACCCACCCAGTGTCCATGAGGTATTGTGCGGTGTGCAGGGTACGAGGTACGTCTGACGATACGACGCGCCCAATCTTTTCGAAAGATAGCCACTGCGCGGCTTTTTCGGCTTGTTGGCGACCCTCTTCACTGAGGTCGAATAACCCCCAGCCATCCCATACTGACATATTGACCAGTTCCCCATGCCGAATCAACCACCCAAGAAGGGTTTTTTCGGGGGTCGGGTTAATCGGCGTCATGGGTGTGCATCTCCAAATAATCAAGAGCTAGGGGGTAAAGTTCATCTTCAATATAACCTAAAGCAATGTTGCATCGTCGATGCAAAACGTCTCGCATTTTGCCAGTGTTGTGGTCATGATCCCAGTGACATTTTTCCAATTCTGGCAAAGATGTATGACATAGGGTACACAGACCTTTTTGTTTCTCATACTGTTGCGTTTTGGCAGCGATGAATGCACGTTGATAGTTTGCATGCTCTTCGCGCCGAAATTCGACAGTGCGAGGATGTTTTGCACGATGACGCGCGTTCTTTTCTGCACCCGTAAGAACACGGTCAGGGTGAATACGTCCTTTAATCTGCGCCAATCCTTTTTTCGCTAGGCTGATTGCGAGACCTCGTTCTGGATGAGGTCCAAACCTTCTATCAGGGTGGATCATTTCATTCCCTTCAATTTGGAGCCCAATCGACGAATCGAACGCCAGTCTGGGAGGTACAAACTCCCCGTCCTGCCACTGAACGAATCGGGCAAATCTGACGCCAGTGGTTGAGTTTTTAGCTCCTTACCCGCAATGCATACAACGCCTAGAACATTGCATGAAGCCACTGGCACAAACATCATACCACAAAATATGGAGCGGACTGCGTGAATCGGACACGCTTGTTCTGGGTGGAAGCCAGATGCCTATACCATTCGGCCAAGCCCGCTAATTTGATGGTCTGCGCGGCAGCCCAGGTTCATACCCTTGTTCTTGCCGCCGCGCGCCATCCGTGGGTTTATACATCTTTGCGCCCCCGCGCAACTTGGTGGAGAATACAGGGTTCGAACCTGCGACCTCATGCTTGCAAAGCACGCGCTCTCCCAACTGAGCTAATCCCCCAAAACTTTACACAACTGAATTATTCTGATTTCCCGCTTCGGTCGCAGCCGCAAGCAAATCAGCAGCATCTGTCGTATTCATGCCCGGTGAAGTCCCTGGATTGTTAGCTATGGGATTGGACATAGGTACAGATGCCAGCGGCCAGCCCGGAGTAATCAGCGGCGATGGTAGCGATGCATTCCCTGACGGGATTTCTGGTGTAATACTAGCCACGGTGTTCCTCCTGAGTTACTTGGTGGTGCGAAGCAAACCGAACACGTTCTGTCCCTCTCCCGCGTACACTGCAGCGATATCCGCTGCGATAACTGCAGGTGTACCTGTTGTGCCGTTAGGCGCGACAGTCAAACCTGTTGCGGTATCAATAAGTTTGCCGAGTCCTTCTGTTCCGCCTGCGTTGACGGTCGGGAAGCCGTAAGGTACGAGTAATCCTGACATGGTGTTCTCCTTTTTCTTTATGCAACTGCTGGAACTTTTTGTCCTGCCGATTTCAAACCGCTAGTCCCTTTAGACATCAGCTTGACTTTTTTCTTCTTGACGGGGTCCGCCATGCCATGGCTTTGGTCTCCACGATCTCCATCAATCGCATCGCCGCTCTTACCCATTGAGTTGACGGTGATGTTATAAACATGCGGTCGTTTGTCGCCCGTATCAGGTCCGCCGCTGCCTGTTGCTTTTCCTGCACCTTAAGAAAAACCCTCCAACAGCAGTTTGCCATTGGAGGGCTTCGATGTCAAGAACTTTCTACTGGCTATTCCAAGTCCAATCGGAACTCATTGCAGGTGAGGATGACGCCGACTTCTCCGCCGCCCAGTGTCGCCACTAGAACGAAGTTCAAGTCTGCTTCGCCGACCAAACCCGTTACAGCGGTTGTCGGAGCATACACATCAACCAACGAATCGATCTCGTCTGTGAACTGTCCTTGCAGGTTTCCAGCGGCGTCCAATTGCAGGCGCGCGTCGAAAGAGAAGGAGTCAGTCGTCGCGCCAACCGTGCGAACGGATGACGTAGCGAGCAAGTTCCAGTTTGTGAATGTCTGTGCGCCCACCAGCGTGTTGGCGATGGGGAGCAGAGCGGCAGGCACTTCATACAGCTTCAAGGATAGGGTCGCCGAGGTGACACCAGCGATGGTGCCGACTGCCGCGATGTGCAGCACTGCGCCAGTTCCCTGGTACAATCCTGTGACGCCAGCGGACAGAGGAATTACGCCCCCGCCAGTCAGAGTCAGACCGTTGTTGTTCAATTGAAACGCGGTCGGTGTTGTGGTAATCGATGTCCCAAGAAGTTGAGCAATCGTCAATTGCTGCGTTCCTGCGACTTGTCTGCGAACTGTAGAAGCGTTGGACACGGTAGTTCTCCTGTTTACTTCTCAAAAGATTTCAAGTACAAAATTCCTGATTCCAAATCTTCAACTGAATCACGAGCCAAACCCAACATCGAGTTATGATTCTTGCACAAGATGGCTCGGTTCGTGCCAGTCTCGTGGTCGTGATCTTGGCAGGGCGAATCATCGTTTCTGCCCCGCTTTCCGAAAGGATGATTTCCAATCGGACACAGATTATTTTGCGCTTCAATCTGTGCTTCGAACGCTTCCAAAGTGACGCCGTACTGGCCTTTGTACCAATTCTCTCGTCGCAACTCTGGGTGCCGTTCGCGGTATCTCTTAAACCGTTCCTTCGATTTCTCGGTGGCGTTATACTTTGCCTGCCGCCGTTTATTGCTTGCTTTGGCCGCTTCGCTGTTCGGGTCTTTGAATGGCATGATTGCCTCCAAGACCTATTTTAGAACAACTCCTCACCGAAAGTCAAGCGAAAAACAACACCCGAGTTAAACCGCTGAAACCTCACCCCTTACGCGCCTGAAACCTGGGGTGTTGTTAGTGTTGGGCCTTGCCACAACTCCGAGGAACCAGTCGTAGCTCACGATTGCTCGTGTCTGCAACATGGGGTTGCTCAGATCGATGTCGTTATCGCCGAAGGTCTTGACGTTCACCTTGAAACTGGGGCTGCGCGGAACGCGTGTTCCCAGTAACTCGGAGGCCATCATTGCTTCGCGACCGACAACGTACGTCGCGTATCCTGTCTTACCCGTTGACGGGTAATTTGCGTAAGTCGGCACGGTCTGGGTGCGGATGATTCGAACTCCGCTCCACTCCAGCACGGTGTAGCCGCGTGTCATGTCCGACTTCAGGACATTCGCGCCAGCTTCGGAGCGCTTGAGTGTGTCGACTGCTGACCCAGCGCTGTTGTCCGACATGAAGTCGTACACAACGTATGGGTGCATCGCAGATGTATATAGCCCGCCATCGCGACCCGGAACTGCGTTGCCCATCAACTGGGACTCGCACTTGCGGATGGTGTTGGAAAGCATGAATTCGTTGTCAAGCAAATCGATGCGCGCTGAAGCCTGGGCGGTTGCCGCAGCTTCGAAGCCGTTAATCGCGATCAGGTTGCTCGTGAGAGCGCCCCGATACGAAAGGTTGCGGCTTGCGTCGAGCGTAATGTCCGCGAGGAACATTTGCTGCGCAACATTTGAAATTCCGATCCAGTCGCCGTATTCGTCGGCGAAAGCATCGCTGAACACTTGGTTCAGTTGGAGCGACGGACCTGGAATACCTTCGGACAGGTCATAGGTCGCGGCAGCGTACGGAGTTTGTCCGTAGAACTGGAGCGTTCGACCAGAGCGCCGGGGCAGCGGACGGAAGTCGCAAAGCTCTTCGAGGAAGGGGGTGTTGAATTGCCATTCCAAAATTGCTGTGCGGTCGTACGCGATCTGCGGGAACGCAGCTAATGTGGTAGAAATTACGCCAGGAGGAAGAATCAATGTAGTGCTCCTTGTGAGTCGTAATCGACTCGAAAATCAACCAGTCTCTTGCTCAAGGAGTCTGTACACTTATACATTTGATAGTCATAAACTTCAGAGATATGCAAGAAGAGAATGCGATTCTAATGGCGGGAACTAACTATCTGGTGCGATACAAGAAGACCTGAGAGGGGCGGTTCGAGCCGCCCTCGCCTCGGCTAAACGCAGGTGATCGGACTGCGCAAATTGGTGTGCTGTAAACTATACTCGGCGTCCGCCGTTCGCAAACGTTTCAGTGAATGCGGAGTTGGGGTCTTTTCCCGCAGCAACCTGCGCTTTCTTCCACGCGTCCATAATTTCTGCAGGTGATGCATTCGGATCAACATTTGTCTTGACCGCTGCTGGAGCCGGTGCGCCGCTATTGCCACTGCCGCCAGAACTCGTGTTAAACATTGAAGACGAACCCGCTGCCTTTTTCGGTGCCGCTGCTGGCGCAGGAGTAGCCACAGCCGCAGGGGCTGCGACAACTTCCGTCCGAACGATATCGTTTGTAGTGTCGACCACCGAGGTATCTTCTGCATCGTCACCAGGGAATATCATGCCTGTCGTTTTCATTTGCTCGTACGCTTGCGATAGCGCCGAGACTTTATCCGGCGCGTCGAGAAGACCCATCTGCGCAATCAACAAACCAATCATGTTTTTGTTTTGATCCCCACCCGGCCACGACGATCCTGCGGCAGAACTCTTGAACTGTTCGGTCGCTTGTTCCCATGATGTTTTGTACTGCGTATCGTGATTCGTGTCGACCGCCGCCTTCAGTGCATCCAGCGGCACGCCTTGCCTTTGAAGATAATCCTTGATGGCACCCGACTGTTCGAGATAATCCGCCGTGGAAATCTCGCCATTCTTGAATTTCAATTCCAACGCAGCCTTGATATCCGCCTCGACCACCGCTGCTGCCGCAACCGTAGCCGCATCGAGCACAGGAGCCGCTTCTTCTGTTTGGACTGGAGTCTGAACTGCGTACGCAACTTTATAGGCGTTATTGATCAGTTGCTCAAGTTCCAGTTCGCTTCCGGCTTCAAATGTGAATTCGCGCCCGCCGATAGTTTCGATACGCGAGAATCCCGATGACGTAGCATCCGCAGTCTCTGCAGCAAGCTGATCCGCTGCTGCCTTCTCAGCATTCGCTTGGTCAGCCGCCAGTACCGCCGAGGCTGCAGACTGCTTGTCGATTGCGCCCTGCACAACCGTCCGAATATCGGCAGAGTTGATAGAATCTTGGATTGCTTTTGTCAGTTCGTCGCTAACAGAAAATGTATCGTTGCTCATTTGAATGTGCTCCCTCAATGATGATTTGAATAGTCATAAACCGTAACAAGATTTCAGCAACTCTTTAATATGATCCAGCGGGACGCGATTCCATCTCATCGAATTGCTGGAGTACCTGCTGGCGCACGTAATCCCCTTGGTCTACCATATCTGAAGCAGTCTTGGCGGGTAGAGTTGGAGCCTGCGCAATTGCCTCTTGTTTGCCAGTCTCGATGGCTTCTTGGACTTTATTTAAGAGAAGCGCGTGATGTTCTTTCGCGCACTGCATGCGTACTTTTAGAACCGTTATTTGTTGTGCATCCCAGCCAGGATAATCTGCGCAAATATCGGCTGCCGACTGCACAATCTCCAGCGACAGACGAATCAAATCACGGAATCCGGGGTTGCTGCGCAGACTGATGAGTCTATTCGCACGCTCAATATTGGGGGTGGTCTCTGTCGTAAACGGCGATGCCGCCGCACTCACGGGGATTTCACTGCTGCTCATGTCAGGCTCCTTACTTGCAATACTTTGTATCATAACCCCCTTAAATTCGGGGTTCTGGTGAAAGGAATAACCGAATGTATTTATGTCTGAAAAAGTCTACTTCGGAAATTCTGCTTTATCCATGTTGGCAAACGCGCCTTTAGCTGCTCGATCTAATCCTTGGGCTTCTGGCGTCGCAGCTTCGGCTTTTGCTTGCGCTGCGTCCACAGAGGCGTTGTGATCGATGCTTTGAGCCTTCAACGTGTGTTTGCCTGTCTCAATTAGCATTCTATTCTCAGATTGGTTATTGTCAACGTCTTTCTTGACTTCACCCTGAGTTCTAACAATTCCCATCTTACCCTGCATTGCGGCTTGTTGTGTATTCGCCATCATGCGCGCCTTGTCCTCGTCGTTCATGGGGACAATTACCTTCTCCTTGTACGGCACACCAAACGAATCATACATTGAGGAAATTAAAGCGTTGTAATCCAGCTTCAGCGCCTGCACTGCCAAATTTTCAACCGTGCCCGGGGCTTGCAGGATGGTTTGGATGATGCCGATGTATTTGTTCAAGGCTTCGCGCGCCGCGAGTTTCGTTCCAGCCGAAATATCGACCTTATATGTGCCGTTAATGATGTTCAGAGGCGTGGCTTCGAACGCCGCGCCGAGCGCGTCCGACAACAGCGCGCGAATCTGCGACGGCTTCAGCTTCTGGTTCTCGGCAATACAAAATTCTACGAACGGGATGAACACCTGCTCGGAAATTACGTCAATCAGGTCCTGCAGCTTGACGGATTCTCCACCAGAGAGGGCTTCTACGCCTGCAGGCGTGCGCATATCACCCGCAGCGCCGGGATTTGAGCCCAACGTGCCCGGACCCGCGCCGCTAACCGATGCCGCCCATGCTTTCATCTGTGCAATGACAGCCAAAGGCTCTTTTGCGTCGATAGAGTTCCGCGTGATGGGTTCCAGCTTCCCTTGAGGGTCGCTTTTGAAGATTTTGCCTGGGAAAATCCACTGAGCCTGCGCGCTGTTGTTCGCGCCAGCCGGGGACGTGTATGTCCCCATCAAATTCAGGTTCATGTCATCCAAAAATGCGTTAATTACTCCTTGGCAAACACGTTGGAAGTCTGTTAGCCAATATGCAATACCGTAACCGTGCGCGGAGTCGGGCGCATTTCGAAAACAGAAGCCCAGAAACGGAGGGCGTCCGAATTTATGCTCGTCATTCAGCAAAGTGTATTCTTTACCGAGAATGATTGCGTGCCGCGACCCGGTCCAGTAATCGAACAACTCAAATTTGCGCATCAAAGGGTCATGCGATGTGCGGTCGGTGTAGTTTTCAGGCAAAGCCTTTTGTGGAGTCGTCGTTTGTTGAAAAACGGGGTTCCCTGTGTTCGATCCTAATGTCTCCAACGGGTTTGTAGCCGACTGACTCTGCATTTGCGGAGTTGTCAGCTTAACCAACTGGTCGCGGGTAGGAATATTCCAACCCTCAGTATTTCGAAGAGCGTCCAAATCATATCCCGTGACGTAGATAATTCGACCGCACCATTCCGCGCAGCGCGGGTCGCCGCGACGCAGGTCGGGAGAGTATCGAAAACGACGAATGGGCACATGCTCCAGCTTCGGCATGTTCACTTCGAGAACCCCAACCACCTTTTCCACAATATCATCTTCGTCGGCGGCAGGGATTTGAACCAGAGTGTCGTTTAGGGTGATTGTTTGGGCGTGAACTTTCTGAACCTTCTTGATGATGTTTTTCTTGATCGTCTGCCAACCATAATGCGCCACGCCGAATCCATAAAACAGACCGTCGTAGGTGATTTCTCGAAATTCTGATTTGGCGGACACACCCTTGTATCCACAATTTTTCAATTGCGCGTTCAAAATAGCCTGCTGGGCTTCCGCGCACTCCATCGGTGTGCCTGACGTGGCGTCGATTTTAAAAACTTGATATCCGCCGAATAGGGTTTGGTTAACCACGCTGTGGATGCTGTAGAATTGCTCGGCAATGAGTGGAATTCCAAGATGTGACCGAAACTGATCGCTATTTTTCCATTTGATGGGCTCGACCCACGCGCGCAACATGATTTCAGCCATGTTCCATCTGCCGATAAGACCCCTTGTTGCAATGAATTGCTCCGATTCTTCCCTATTAAGGTTCGCCTCTTTCATCATCGAAAGATCGGACCGACGCTGGTCCTCGAAAGCTACCTCGGTGGCTCCGATAGGCAGGGCTGTTTCGCCATACGGAACGGCTCCAGGGAGTTCGGAGATTCGCATTTGACCTTGATCGGTGAAATGGCTAGTGGCTTTGATGTCGCTGTCCGACATAGGTCTACGACTTCCTCTCGAATGATGATGTGGAGGGAACTACCCCTTCTCTAATGACACAAAAAGTCCAGTTGCTACCCGATTAGCCCGTTCCCCATACCTGTGTCTGGATAATTATACTCAACAGGATCGACTTGGTGGAGTTTCTGTAACCAGCTTAAACCAGTCGACAAGATTGGCGGACTCTCTAACTGATATCCAGTCGGAGCCGATACAACCATGCCCGCTGTGTCCGCGAAATCGTCATGACGACCCAGCTTCGGCCATTTGGTTAGCTGTTTGACGAGGATGTCGTATCCCGGCATGCCCGCGAACAACCACAGGCGCTTGTTACTCAACGGACCTTTCACCGAGCCGATGCGAGTCATTTTGGCGTTGGTAGCTTGAGAGCCTTTTTCCCACTGAATATCCGCCTTGGCGATGCCGCGCGACGCCGCGTGCGCGGTGATGATATTGTTGTACGCTTCCCAGCCATTGAATTTTTCGTAGAACACGATATTGGGACGATGTTTGAGCAGCACGTTAACGGTATTTTCCGCAATCTGCGCCGAATCCCAATTCCCGAACACACAGTCGAAGATAAAAATTTGTCCTTGAAACAAGCGGCAGATGAACAGAACAGAATAATCCCGACCTTCCTGTCCTACATATGCCAAATCTCCTACAACAAAGGTGTAGGAGTGTGAGTACAAGGGAATTTGACCCATGTCATGCAGAGTCTGCCCACCAATCAACGTCTCGGTGAATGTTTGCGATCCCGTGGCGATGGGTTTGTTCTCATATTGGTTCGCAAAGAACTCCGCACCCAATCGAATTTTTTCGCCTTCAAGGAAAGCCAGGGTATGTCCAATAGCTCGCCCATCCACCGTACGCTTTTCAGGGAATAGGACTCCTTTGGACCCGTTTGACCGAAACCCTTTGCATGTGCATCCGAGTTCGATACACGGTGGCTGCAGAATATTTACGCTGTAGTCGTGGTACACGTCGGTGTGACGGCAATTCTCGCAACCCATGCTCCAGCAATCTCGAATGGAGAATTTCCAGATAGTCTTTCCGATCTGCTGTTCTTCCTCGCGCGCTTTCTCTTGAATAACTTCGTAGGTGTCTCCGTAGGAATACCGCGTTCCGGTCATGATGATGAACCCGGATGGCTCCAACACAGGGCAGATGTCGAGGTAATCCTGATAGCATTTTTCCAAGGCTTTACCGCTGCGATAGTTTTGATCGTTCACCAAATCATCAATGTAAATCTTCTCAAAGTGCGACCCCGCCTTAACGGATCGGGCAGTCGAAATCGCGAATGTCGGTTCAGCGAAGGTGTCGTTGGTGCGGCATGGGACGGTAAACTCGTGCGCCGTTCCCATCTTGCATAACTCGTCGGACCACGCGCGCGGGTCAGTCTCATCTTTAATTTTCTTGTTGCGGACACTCTTCAAACAATATTCGGGGAACAGAAGTTGGAACCGTTTCGTTGGCTTTTCAAACACACGCTTAACGCGCGCCAGTTGGCGCTTTGCCAATTGGTCGCCGCCCGTAAGGAAGCAAATACGGACGTTGGGATAATTCAAAATGGTCTGAACGATGTCGACGACTACGGAGGAAGTTTTGAAGATGCCGCGAGGCCAGAGGATCATCCGCTTCTTGGTGACGGTGTCCAGATCGGACAGGACAAAGTGCTCGCCAGGACGGTTCTGCACGTACTGCGCGAATAGCTGGGTGTGGGGGTCATCTTGGAAGTCCATCCCCAGAATAGGGACGAACTCTTTCGGTAAGTCGGGGTCGCCCGCTTTATCCGCAACCGTAAAACCACTCAAGAACAAATGGTACTTCAAGCATAAGAATCGCTCAGTAAACCACTTCGTTTTTTCATCAGGGGTGGTGTGCTCAAATCGCTCCAGAAACTTCTTGGGGAAGTTTGTGAAGTCAAAGGAATGGCGATAATTTTCAAGTAGTGTTTTGTCAATGTCAAACATGGTCAGGCTGCCCCCTGCCGTTCAATTTCAGCTTCAATCCTGGGATTACAGTGAGCTAGGAACGATCATATAATCCACAACAAAGGTCACAAGTCCATCTCCTGTGGTATAGGCAGTACCCACATTTTGAACTTGTAAAGCTTGATTATCGGCGTTGGAGTTGACAGTAATTCCGCCCGTGGCGATGGCTGCAAACATTTTAGATCGGCTGGAAGTCTGATCCAGAACACCCGT